GTCGAAAGCTTTTCTCCAAAAACTCGTGATGTCTTTTTCAACGAAGTTCGAGGAGCACAAGAGGTTACCGATCTTGCAGTTCACTTAACGTTTCAAGCCTCTCAGACAAATCCTATTACTCTGCAGGATCGTATTCAAGGTCGATCAAAAAAGGATTTCAAGTTTGGTCACGATAACTATATCTGGCTAATAAGTAACAAAGAAAACATTTATTAATAGAAATACTATGGCAAGTGAAAGATTAACAAGTAGCGATCGTGAACGTATCGTTAAAAGCATTGCAAAGCCTCTTGAAAAAGAGCTTCATCAATTGGTTGAGGAATTTGGTAGAAATGTAATTGATCCGGTTCTTTTAAAATCAATCCCCCAAAAAGTGAGGGATTTTAGGAAAGAATACCCTAAACTTATTTTCCGTAAGGAGTATTGTTATCTTACAGATCTCAATCCTAATATGAAGGATTCTCGTTATTTACATATTCCAATGAAAAATTTCATATTAGGATACTTTGAAGAAAAAGAGGTTTTCAAACATCTTCGCTCTCTTCAATCCACCACTGATTTCATTAATCAAGTGAAGGAAATTGATAAGAAAATCAACTCTATTCAAGGAAGAACAAGGTGCGTGTTGGAAAACATCAATACAACAAAACAGTTAAGAGATCAATTTCCTGAAGCTTATGCTATTTTAATGAATGTTTCAAAGCGGGAAGTACAAGATAATTCTTGCGATAGTATTGAGAATCTAAGGGCTGAACTTTCAAAATATAATAAGTAATGGGAGCAAAACAAGTTAATCCAGCAGAATTGGAAAGACAAATTCGAATGCTAAATGATGCATATCGAGAAGGGTTTCCACAAGTAACAGATGAAGAATTTGATGATCTCGTGGATCTATTGAAAAAGATAAATCCTTATTCAAATTGGTTCAAAAGAGGCGTTCAGGATTACGCGGGTGATCGTAAAGAAAAACTCCCTATGCCGATGTATTCTCTCGAAAAGATCAAATCTTACGAGGAGTTTATGAAATGGGTAGCATCAGTTCGTTTACAAGATTCTCAGATGATAGTCATAACACCTAAATATGATGGAATTTCATTATGTGTGAATGAATGTGTGGGAGGTGCATGGACAAGGGGGGACGGAGAGTTCGGTCAACATTGCAATCTTCACTTTGAGATGATGAGAAATAATTTGTGGAATCCTCATGGTTATGATGAGATTGAGTTTACATTTGGAGAAGCAATTTTTAGAAGTGATACTTTCTTGAAAATTAAGGAAAATTCCCCGTATAAATCAGCAAGAAATGCAGTGGCTGGATTAATTAATTCTCCTCAAATTTCTCCCCTTGTTCAGGATATAACCTATGTTCGATATGGTTGCGATCGAGAAGATTGGGATAAGAAAACCCAACTTGAATTTGTAAATGAGGCAAGTTATTGTGAATATTGCAAATTCACTTGCATTCCTTTAGGTTCATTGATTCAAAATGAAGAATCTTTCTTGGATCAAATGAATTCATTATTTGAGAGATTAACAACGAACTTTAAGTGCGATGGTCTTGTGATTGATATCAATGATGCAAATACAAGAATGAAATTAGGAAGATTACCGAATGGCAATCCTAAATATGCAATCGCATACAAGAATCCTGAATGGTCTGAAAGAGAAGAAACGATTGTTAAGCATATAGATTGGCAAATATCAAAAGACGGTAGACTTGCACCCGTAGTGAATGTTGAGCCTGTTGAATTATGTGGGGCAACAGTTTCAAAATGTTCAGCATATAACGCAAGAAACGTTTTCAATGAAAGTATAAGTGATGGCGCTCGTATTATTATTGCAAGATCAGGTGATGTCATTCCTAAACATTTGAAAACGGTGAAAAGACCTTCAAAGGTGATATTACCAGATAGATGTCCTAATTGCGGTAAAATGGTATATTGGGATAACAATCGCGTGGATCTTGTTTGTACAAATGAGGATTGTGATGGTATTCTTTTAGCAAAGTGCGTATACTTCTTCTCAATACTTGATTTCAAAGAATTTAGAGAGCCAACTATCAAGAAGATTTTTAATGCAGGATATAAGTACCCTTACCAAATCATTGAAATGAATGAAGCTGATTTGAACGAAGTAGAAGGTTTGGGTAAAGTTGCTGCTAATTATCTTGCTAAGCAATTTGACACTCTAAGAAAAAAAGGAACAAACTTTGCAAAATTACTGACAGCCATAAATTACTTTGAAGGTGTCATTGCAGAGAAAACTTGCCAAAAGATTCTTGATGGCATGATGCTCTTTACAAAGCAAGAGATTGTTGATTTCGCAGAGATTCTCGATAAAGGAGGGGTTGGAAGAAATATGGCTTATAGTGATATTGCCAATCTTTCTGGAATCGGAGAAACAACTGCCATCGCCTTTATGAAAGGTATTGATAAATGGAGAAACGAAAGAGGAAGTCATTATGATTTCATCCCTATTACATTCTATGGTCTTGAAGAAAAAACTTTCGAAGGTCAAATGACTGTTGTTTTCACTGGTTTTAGAAGCAAAGAATGGGAAAACAAACTGAAAGAACAGGGACATAAGATCAGTAATTCCGTAAGCAAGAAGACATCATGTTTGGTTGTAAAGGAAAAAGGTAGTGGTTCTACGAAAGAACAAAAAGCCGAAAGCTTGGGTGTTCCTATTTTTACAATGCAAGAATTTAAGGAGAAGTTCTTACTTTAATATATAATTGTTGTTTTAGCTTTGTTATTTTTTAGTTCAGAGGGTGATTTTGTTGTGAAATAAGATCTCCCTCGCTTTTATTAAACAAGATGAAATATTGGTATAAAGAAAAAGATTGGGTTTATATAGGGTTTAACTATAATCCTGTATATGTTGCGACAATGAAAGAATTTGGAGCTTTCTATAACTATGCAACAAAGGAATGGAGCATGCAACTGGGATTAGAATCCTCTATATTGGTAAAGGGTTTTATCGAGGAGAATGGTTTCATTCACGAAAAACCTGTTCTTGAAAGAGAAATTCCACTGAATTTCATAAGTCCTATTGTTGATGAGAAATCGTTAGAAGACCTATTGAAATATTTAAAACTTCCTTTGAATTTGAGGAATTATCAAATAGAAGGATTAGCTTATATGATTAATCATGAAAATTGCATTAATGGATGTTCTTGCGGACTTGGTAAATCGAGACAATCTATTGCATATGCCGAATTATTAAATACATTTCCTTGTTTAATAGTTTGCCCATCCACAGTAAAAACGAGCTGGGAGAAAGAATGGCATAGGTGTAATCCTAAAAGAACAATACACATCATCGATTCGAAAGATGCTGAGAATACCGATTGGAAGGCGGATGTAACCATTATTAATTACGATTTCCTTTATATGAGAGGAAAATCAACCGACGCTATTAAGTTAAGATATAGAAGTCTTGCTAAGAAATGGGGATTAGTGATCTTTGACGAAATACATTTATGCAAGAACGAGAAAGCATTAAGATCCAAAGCAGTTAAGAAAATAGCTAAACAGGCTATTCATAAAATAGCATTAAGTGGAACACTTATAACAAACAGGCCGAAGGAATTAATTAATATCTTGGAAGTTCTTGGTAAATTTAAAGAGATATTTCCAGATAAGAGATATTTTCTATATAGATATTGCAATGCAAGAAAAACCCCGTTTGGTGTGGATGCAAATGGAGCATCTTGTACATTAGAACTTCATGAAATAATAAAGCATTATTGTTATTTTAGAAAGGAAAGAAGGGAAGTATTAACCGAGCTGCCTCCTGTTGTTGAACAAAAGATCAATGTACCCATTGCCAATAAAAAGGAATATGAGAAGGCGGAAAAGGATTTTATAGCCTATTTATCCGAGATTGATATTGATGCAGCAGAAAGGGCAGAAAGAGCTGAGCATTTGGTAAGGCTTTCTAACTTGAAGAGATTATCCTTAAAAGGAAAACAAAAATTTATCGTCCAGTTTTTGAAAGATTGGCAAGAATCGGATGAAGATAATAAGCTTATAATCTTTGGTATCTTTACTGAGCCTTTGGAAGAATTATATGAAACGTTTAAGAAAGATGCAGTATTGGTTACAGGAAAGAGAACAACCACAGATGAAAAGATGGAAAGAATTGAGCAATTTAAAGAAAGCAAGCAATTCCTTTTTGCAAACATAGCCACTCTTTCAACAGGTGTAGATGGATTACAAGATCATTGTTCGAATATGGTTTTTATCGAATGGCCCTCTACTCCAAAGGATTTAGAGCAAGCTCAATCTCGAATTGATAGAATGGGTCAAAAGAAAAGTATGAACATTTATCATTTATTATCGGATGAAACTGTCGATTTAGATATCCAAGAATTGATAAAAGAAAAGACAATTGTAACTAATGCAGTAAATCGCGGTATAGACAGCGTTTCTAATAGTATAAAGAGTCTTGACTGGGAGTTGTTAAGAAGATTAAAGCAAAAGAATGAAGATCCAAATAAACGATTAAAAACATAAGATTTTGTATCTTTATGGAGAGAAAAGAAGTAACAATATTCTGTGATGGTTCATGTTATTACAAAACCGAAAAAGGAGGAGTTGGAGTTTATATTCAATGGGAGGATAAGGAATACTTTATTCAAAAAGGATATAGCGATACAACGATAAGTAGATGTGAACTTCGAGCATTATTATTTTCGTTAAGAGCATTAAGAAAAGACATTCCTATTTCGGCAACAATATATAGTGATAGTCAATATGTGGTAAATGGAATAACGAAAAATATAAGAGAATGGATCGATCGTGATTGGAAAGATGTTTCAAATGTAGAACTTTGGAAAGACATTTTGAAAGAATTAGATGATCATTTGAGGTTAAGAATTCGATTAAGATGGCATCGTGGTCATGGTAAAAATATTGAAGATCCTATTGTATTTGGAAATGCAGTCGCAGATATATTGGCAGATTATAAGAATTTTATTGAGTACGAACAAGATAATAAAGAGTAAAAATGGAAAAGAAAGAATTAGAGAACGCTTTGAGTATATTCAAAGAAAAGTTTGGTGGAAATTTTGTTGTGGGTGGAAGTTTAGCTTTGCTTCAACATGGTTTTAAGTGTGATCCTCATGATATTGATCTTGAATATGAGATCAAGGGAAACAATGAGAGTATATTAGCAGTATTTAGAGCCCTTGATTGGGCTTATAAAAATACAAAGGGTAAATATGCAGCATGTTATCCTGAAAGAGATAGGCATTATCGTTTTGAATTACAAGGAGTTATCTTTGATGTATGGTTGGTAGAAGAAATTGATTATAAGAGTTGGTTGTGGAAAGATTATATTCGTTATGCAGATATAATGAGCGTTCTTCGCAAAAAGAAAGAGCTTAACAGACCTAAAGATTTCCAAGATATTTTAAACTACGTATCACAACTTAGCAACTTGATATAATGATTTGGAGCAAATATCAAAGTAATATTTTTGACGCATACGATAATACAAGAAAGAACTTAGCAGTTGAAGCAACAGCGGGATCTTCTAAAAGTACTGTATTGGTCGAATGTTGTAAGAGGACTCCTCCCGGAAAGAAATTCTTATTTATGGCCTTTAATAAGAGCATTTCTGAGGAATTGAAACTAAAAGTTCCACAATCGGTTGAAGTTGGAACTTTTCATTCTAAAGGGTTAAAAGTTTTATTATATAACTTTAAATTTAGGATGAAGTTAGTGGAAAATAAAGGCTTTAAAATAGCACTTCAAAATCTTGTCTTAGATGATCTACCAGCAAAGATCCATATGAGATATCTATTTGAAATTCAAGCAATTTGGGATTTTTGTAGAACTAATCTATTGGTTGGAAATGATTATGATATTCAATGGGTTTGTCTCGAAAAAGAAATAGAATATCGTGATCGAATGGTGGATGATATTTACATAATTTCAAGAGAATGGGAAAGAAGAGCATCAAGAATAAGCGGAAGCAAAGACTTTGAAATGGATTTCACCGATATGCTCTATTTACCTTATATCTTATTAGAAGAGAAAGATTTTCCGAAGTACGATGTTGTTGCAATCGATGAAGCCCAAGATATCAATACCTTACAACGAGAATTGATCCTAAGATATGTAAAGCCAAGGTTTGGACGTTTGCTATCGGTTGGGGATTTCTCGCAAACAATCTATTCGTTTCAAGGAGCAAGTAGAAGTAACTTTAAATCATTGCAGCAGATGGATAATACATTAGTATTACCTTTAAGTATTTCATACAGGTGTGCAAAGGCTATTGTTGATGAAGCCAATAAGGTCTTTCCTGGATCCATAGAAGCTTCACCTTCTGCTGAACAAGGCTTGATTAAAGTTGGAGATCTCAAAGAAGCAAAAGAGGGTGATTTTGTTTTATGCAGGAACAACCTTCCTCTTGTTGAAGCCTTCATTTTCTTTTTAGAACAACATAAGAAGGCTACGATAAAAGGCAAGGATTTCGGTGATGCATTATGTGCCTTAATTGAGCGAATTGAAGAAATCGAGGATTTGCAACGAATAAAAGATCAAAAATTAGACGATTTGATGCAAAAAGGAATTTCTAAATCTATGGCTATGAATAATGCTGCTTATATTGCCTTAGAGGAGAAATGCGCTATTATAAACAGGCTTTATTGCGTTTGGAGCAATATGAAAGTTTTAAAGGAGCAAATTGAGCGAATCTTTACAGAAGAAACTGAAGGAATCATTTTGAGTACAATACATAAGAGTAAAGGACTTGAAGCTGATAGAGTATTCTTCTTGAATCAAAATTTGATCCCTTCTGCATATGCAAAAACAGAAGATGCTCTTTATTCGGAGAATTGTTTAAAGTTTGTAGCAATAACGAGAGCAAAGAAAGAACTAATTTATTGTACCATCTAAAAATGAGCAAATGAGGAAAACACTTGTGGAAACAGTAGAAGATTTCATTAGTGAATATGAAATTGGAGCAAATATAGCAAGAATTGATCTTGTGAGAAAAATGAAGTGCGAATCAAATCCCTGTTCAATTCGAACAGCAGTAGATATGACTTTAAAACGCAAATGTGAGCAAAAGGAACTAATGAGAATTGGATATGGAATTTATCAAAAATTAAAATGAAGAAAGATATAGCGAAAATGTTTATACCTGTTACAATGGTTAATGGGAAAACAACAGTAATAAGTGCCAACAAAATTGAGCAATTGAGGAAATATCTTCCAAGTATTGAGGCATTGAGTATACATATGGAGATTCAACGTTTGAACGTAATGAAAGATGAGAGTTATAAACCAAACCCTCTATGTATCGAGATTCCAAAAGGAGATTTTGAGCTAATCATAAATAAGATAAGCAATAAAGCTTCTAATATTCATAGGAATTTAATTCCTCTTGTTTTACAATTTCCAGCAATACCTATATGTATCATTAAAGCCAAAGAGGAGGAATAAAAATGTTACAAAATGAGCAAATGAGGAAATTCATTTATCACAAGAATGGCTGGATAGATGATAAAGTGAGCGATGAGATTTTGCAAAGAGCAAAAAGAAATAAGAACATTAATGGAGAGAAAATAATGAGATTATTTCTTGACGGGAAATGCATTTATAAGGGTCCTGTAACATTATGTCAAACAAAAAAGAAAAAGTATTGTGCGACATATGGAATAACAAAGGAAAGAGCGAAAGAACGTTTTCATATAACCTATTAATATTGCTAGAAATGAGATTCGAATGTACATTAAAGTATTGGGCAGATGATTTGGAATCTCCCAATCCACGAAGAAAGAAATTCGAATGTGTCATTGCGTGTGAAGCTGCAACATATGGTGATGCGGAAATGCAAGCAACGCAATGGGGTATGGAGAATATTGAAGAAGAATTTCAAGTAAGTCCAATTAAGGAATTATCTGTCGTAGGCATATACATGCATCATACGCATGAAGGAAAGTGGTTCAATATGGCTTGTGAATTCTATGTAACCGAAATGAATGGGAAAGTGAAAACTAATAAGATAAACTATCTTGTTCAAGCAAGTGATCAGTACGAAGCTTTGGATCGTACAAGACAAATCATGTATGAAGAGGGGTTCGAGGCATTCGAAATTAAGAAAACGACAGAAACAAAAATATCATTGTATCTTTATTAGTGTTTGTATTACGAGATCCTACTAAATCATTGTGAAATGATAGGATCTCTTCTTTATTCCTTAAAATACCATAATGGTCTGAGAAAACACGAGAAAAGGGTTGGTAGTATGAGGAAAAGGCCGTATCTTTAGGTATTGAAAATAACAAAGAAGAGATATGAAAGCAACTCACATTAATATTGAAAAGTTTGATACCAACAGAAAGTTGGCAAATCGTGCATTGAAAGCAATGAGTGACATTCTTGATTATGATTGTGGTACCATTCGCAATCCTTATGAACTTGCTTCATCGATATTAGAAGATGGAAGAACTCTAATTCAAACCATCTATGAAGATGGTGAAGTGGATTATGCAGATGGATATTTTGTTGTAGAGGTTGATCATGACTTCATGTATGTCGATATTACAGGAAAATATTTAAGGGAATGTGTAGTTGATGAATATGAATATCAATACACTGAAGATTTCGAAGATCAAGAATGGATCGAAGAAGGCGATTTTGCTCCTTATACCAAGATAACGAAGATTAAATCCTGAAAAGTTCCTAATAAAGGAACATTTTTCTCAAAACAGTTGGATCGCATTGATAAAAGCCGTACCTTTATGGTATACAAATAAGAACAAGAATAAAGAAATATAAACCCATTAAAACTTAGAATTATGAAGACTTTAGAAGAACTTAGAAAAGAAGCAAGCGAATTGAAGATTAAGAATTATTGCAAGTATAACAAGATTCAATTAATCGCTTTGATTGAGAAGGTTAAAGAAGAAAACAACCCTAAGGTAATTGTTAATTTACCAGCAGTGATTTCCGAATCAATCTTCGATGTAATGAGAAGAAAGATGGAAGATGAAAAGAAGCGTTTGAAATCTTCTCTCGAACTTCCTCGTGAGGGCACGCAAGCTCGTCAAATCTATGATATCTTCAAAGCCCACGTAGGTCATAAGAGATGGACCGTCTATCGTGTAGTTAAGGATTATGGTTATTCCTTGAACAACGTTAGACGTATTTATAAGAAATATTTCGAGGATACAAATAAAGAGATATTTGCGAAAAAAGAAGCCGAGAAAGCTTTGATAAGTGGAAAATAAGTCGTACCTTTATGGTAGAGAAATAAAAACAAATTTTAATTATTAAAAACATTATTTAGTTATGAACGCACAAGAATTAGCAAAGGAATCTTTGATCAAACTTCGTAAAATGGCAAATGAGTTGGGAATCCAAAACTATGCAAAGTACTCCAAAGAAGAGTTGGCAAAGTTGATCGAACAAAAGCAGAATGGTGTAGAGACTTACATTGATCCAGAAATGATTGCATCTGATGAAGATGTGGCAAAGGAAGAGGAGATGGTGAAGGAACATGCTGAAACAGTAAAGGAAAACGCCGAAGAGCCTCGACCTGAAGATGAGAAGGCACGTAAGGCGGTAAAGAAAGAGAAGACACCGAAAGAACCTAAACCAAAGAAAGAGAAGAAGGCTAAGGTTGTGGTAAGTCGTTCTCCGAAAGAAGCAAGCAAGCCTGAAAAATTACATGAGACCACTTCTAAAATCTACGATGAATTGTTGAAGAATGATGGTCGTTCATTCGGTCAAATCGCAAAAGATCTTGGAACTCACTACAACATGGTTCGTCGTACAAGCGAAACTTACTTCGTAACGATTCCTCAGGATCAAGCAGAAACTTCGTCTACTAACGAAAGTGCTGCAGAAGAAGCAAGCGCCGAATAAAAAATATTTATAATCATTCTATTTGTTTAATGCGTAATAAGCCTTGAATGAAGGATCAAACAAGGCTTATTTAGTTTCAAGGCACAAATCTTAAAAGAGCCTAACTACAGGAACATTTCTTTGATTATTGTTGGTAGTATGAGGAAAAGGCCTTATCTTTAGGTAAAGAAAGAAAGATAATAACAAACTAATAACAATAATGATTATGGCAACAAATTACAAGATTTCGTTAAACAAAGCAAAACGTACTTATACGATAAGACGTTATGATAATGGTAGATTAACTTCTAAATATAGAAGCTATCCTCAATCAAAAGAAGATTTTAGTGAGAATTGGACTGAAAACGATATCAAGTCTTTTTTGAAATTTGGTGATTATTACGTAATTAAATAAAGGGGAATGATTATGAGAACAAAGCTAACAACATTAGAAAAATTGAATCAAGCGATTTTAGATCTTGAAAAGTCTACAAACATTGAAAATATTGCTCATAAAGAAATGAGTGAAGCTTATGCTCGTTATGAGGATCTTAACAACGAAGAATATAAAGCTTTAAGCAAGCATTGGTGTGAATTGTATGATGCAAGAAGAGTAATGGAACGTAGGGTTAAACGTTTAGAATTGCAATATAAGAAGGAACAAAAATCGCCACAAGAAATTGCATGCGAGAAGAATCTAAGGATGAAATCAAAGCAAGATAAGGCTTTGACTGATGAAATTTTAGCGTTAATACCTCTTAAAGCAAGATTCGTTGATCGTCAAACGCATTCCTATCGTATCAACTTTGGTCACACTACTACTTGGCAAAAAGACTATAAAGAACTTCGCAAACTTCTTGATAAGTTTGGCCATTCCTATGTTAAGATAAGAAAGATAAATGGTGATGATGGTTTAATCATGATGGATGTTCCTTTTACTTCATTTATTAAAGGATCCTAATTAGAGGAAACTTTTTCACGAAATACGAGGTTATATCAAATATTAGTCGTATCTTTATGGTATGATAAATAAGAGATAAACTAATTAAAAACAATACAATTATGGCAAGCTTAAAAAGACAATTCAAACAATTAGTAGAAGAAAGAGAAGATCTAATGGTCAATTATTCTATCGCATCTTTAAAGGTGATTAAGGATTTTCCAGAGATAACTAAGGAAGAGTTCGAAAGAAGAAAAGAAGAGTCAAACGATAAGATGTGTTCTCTTATAAGAGAATATAATAAGGTATATCCTAATAGTAGAGTTCCAATGAAGGAATTACACGAACTTTTATTAGGTTTTGATAGCTTTGGTAATGTTGGTCATATTTATATAAATTTGAATATTGAGGGAGATACGACGATTCGCATTTCACCTTTTCGTAACGTAAAAGAGTGGGGTCTTTTGAATAAGGCAGGCTATAAATTAGCCAACTATAATAATAGGAATGATCATTTTATAGTAAGTAGAAGCTAAAATGAAAAAGAATAAGTTATGTGTTTATGAGATAAAAGCGCTTGATGGCATTGATTTCGAAGATATCATCAAGACGCTTCACGAAAACATTATCGATCCACAACCCATTAGAATAAGCTATTATCAAAGCGATGCTTTGACTCTTATGGTGCTTTCGGATGGAATCGATGTGGATCAGCTTAAAAATATATATTTTAATATGGCAAAGGTTGAAAAAGTAATGGAGGTATAATCATGGTAGATATAGATAGATTACATAATCTCTTCCTAAACGAAGATAAACTTACAGGAAGGAGTGAAGGACACACAACATTATTCATTTGGCAATTAATAGGTATTGCCGAGCTTAATTGTTATAGTTGGAATAAAATTCATCAACCTGTGTGGATTCCTTTCAATAAACCTGTTTCAAACGTTCTAAATATTCTTCATGATATAGGAAAAATATGTTACGAAAATGGCGTTGATTTTGCTAAAAATTCATCTCATCAATTCGTTATCTATAATACCCTATTCAATTTCTATCAAGTCAGCGATGTTCCTTTTAAGGATCCTATTACACCGCAAGGAAAGTATTGGTTTTCATCGAGGCAAGACAATGATGCGATTTATCGCATATGGGAAATGACTAATGAAAACTATAGTAGGCATATAAGAGAAACGTTTGATCATGTAAATGTATGTGGATTAGATTTAATAGTAGGATAATATGGAATACGAAAAAGTAATAGATAAAGTTAAGAAGCTTCAAGCTTTGGCTGAAAGAGGCGAAAGAGGCGAGGCTTTGGCGGCAAAAAGAGCCTTAGAGGCTTTATGTTCCCAACATGGAATTGATATTGAAGAATTGTTTAGCGAAGAAAAGCTAAGATGCTATTTTAAACTCCCTTATCATGATCCATTCGCTAAATCTATACTCTTTCAAATCTATGCGAATGTTACAGGCAATAAGCAGATTACTTATAGAGAAGGGAAATATAAGAATGAAATATGGTTCGAGCTAACTAACGCTCAAAATTTGGAAATAATTTCCATGTATTCATTTTTCATCAATCAATGGAAAAAGGAAAAGAAAAGGTTACTTGAAAATCTTATTGATGCATTTATCAATAAGCATGATCTCTTTTCTCACGCAAAAGACGAAGAAGAGAAACAAGATGAACCAATGACGCCTGAAAGATGGAAGAAAATAATGGAAATGAGTGCTTTAATGGACACGTTGGAAGACGTATCCTATCATAAACAAATAGAATAATCATGGTAAGGCTGACAAATCCTGAAGGAAAAGTGGTGGAGTTGACAGAAGAGGAATATACTAAACTTCTTTGGAAATTCGTTAACTCTAATTCATTTAAGGAATGGGAAAGAGAAACTAATTTAATTGGATCCTACGTGCATAATGGAAAACATGTATTGAATCGTTTAGTGATCCAAGTTTTCTTTCGAAATAAAGGATATAAATTGGAGAAGAATATTCAAAGAAATGGTGGAACTTCGAAATAAAGTTCGTATCTTTATGGTAGAGAAATAAAAACATAGTAGTCGTTTTAAAACGTTTAAATTCGATAATGCGTTATCAATTTGGATTGGGAAAGCGTTTTAGACGACTACTTTATAAAACAAATAAAAACTATCAAAAACATTATGAGTTTAGGGATTGGTGATAAAGTAAAAATCAAGAAAGCTAAAAATATGATGCTTATAGGTAAAACAAGCAAGATCGCAAGTATTTGCGGAAAAGGAAGTAATAAGCAATATCATCTCGAAATAGATGGTGAACGTGAGATCTTCTTTGCTAAGAGTATTGAACTTATTGAGAAATCAAATGTTGAACAACCTAAAAAGTATCCAAGTCTTAAAAGTTCCTAATAGAGGAACTTTTATTCTTCGATTTGGTAGGAACATATTGATAAAAGCCGTATCTTTAGGTATAAGAAAAAGGAACATATTAACTAATTAAAACAATATTATTATGAATGGTCAAACTTATGCAGCAATTAGAATCGAAAAGTTACAAGAACAAATTCGAAAATTAGAGTACTACGATTATTGGTGCCATCACCATGTATTAGTCTACAAGGAAGATGAAGAAGCTATTATCAAAGCTTTGGAAAAATTAGGTTTCAAGGATATAGAAATTAATTGGAATATATGCGATGCTTACGATGAAGATCGTGCATATAACAAGCCTGATTTCAACTATCACTTTAATCTCGAAGCCAATTTCAAAAGATATAAAGGAAATGGCGATAAGATACAAAGGAAAATCGAAGACATGAGTAGTCAATTAGAGGATATGATAGGATATAGATTACTCATTAATCCCTTCCAACTACTATTAAATGGCTTGACTGATAAAAACAAAATCCATATTCAATTAATAAAGGTGGGCGAATATAAAAAATGTAGTGTATTATAATTGGGCATAATAAATCTTCATAAAGATATTACTTTTAATTGGTTTTGTTGGATAATTCAAATATTAGTAGTATCTTTATGGTATGATAAAAAGAAATAATATGTTAATAGCACAAGAATTAGAAAAGTTAGAATTCATCAAAGCGAATCTTGGAAAAGGTTTTATCTATGATGACGATGAATGGATGGTAGTAGGATTTTCCATAGATGGATTCGAAAGAGTTTTTTGTTTGGCATCATCTACATATGAATTTATGGGTTGGAGCCCAAGTGTATTAGATTGGGGAGATGAAGTTTTAGTTCATTCACCTCTTAATCAATCTTTCTTATATATTGCAGTTTGTGAACTTAAAGAAGGAATAGAAGAATATGGCAAAAGAAATTAAAGATATCAATAAGAGTTTTGGTGAAGTGTGCAAATCATGCAACTTCCAATCAAATTGTCCTTACATAGATAAAAGCGCTTGCTTAGAAGTAAGAAGTTCTCAACAATTTAATGAGAAAGAAGATGACTCAAAAAGTAATAGCATCGATCTATCAAAAGCAAATAACGAAAATCTATAACGAACAAGGAGGATTTATTTGCAATTTCGTTCTCATCTATAAAGATGCGTTAGGAAATGATCATAAGATGTTCGTTTATACCATAAATTTCGAACCAAAGCAAGTTCCTAACAAGAATTGCTATCTTGTGGAAGTGGATATCTATGCAAAGCAAAACGTTTCCTATAATAATGGAAAAGTATATCAAGCTTTGATAAAAGTGATAACAATAGAACCACTAATGAATGATTTGGAAGAAAAGGGAGCAAATGAGGTGATAAGAAGACATTATGAGAGGAAATTTCCTTAAAATAATATACTTCTATTGTGTATCTATATAGAAGTTTGTACCTTTAACAACACCAATATAATCAAATATAGAGATGGATAGAGAATATGATAGAGAAGAAATAATCAAAAATGCGCCTGATTTTGTACAAATCGCAAGCGTTGCTTTGCAAAATAAGTACATTGATTATGAAATAGCGAGGCGCAACTTAGATGAGTGTGAAGATCGCTTTATGCGCTATACAAATGATAAAGGTGAATTCAATACGATTGACCTTAAGAATGTGAATATCAAAGGTATAATGAAGAATAAAGGCGCAAATGATGAGGCAATTAAGGATGCACAAGAGATAAGAAGTAAGCGAATTCTTCCGCTTATCTCAAAATATAATCAAATGCGTCAAAAATATTTTCATGCATTTGACTTACATAACAAGCAAGGAAACGCTTTGATCTCACTAACACCTATGCTTTTGGATATGTTTGGATCCATGTTATCGGTGAAGGATATTGTTAAGATATGCAAGCAAAAAGAAGGATATGATTTGAGTGAAGCGGAATTAGTAAAATTCTATAATGAGAACAAAAATGTCATAGAAGCAAGACAAAGTAAATACGTCTTGAAGAGTGATCAATATAGGGTTGCGACTGAAAGTGGAAGGCTTGAAATTCTTAACGATATTTTGACAGATCTATACTTGAAGTATGAGAAGTACATGAAGCTCGATCAAGATCAAAAAGCACTTGTAATGGAAAGGGAAATACGAAATGTCCTGGAACAGGCAAGAAAAGAATTAAAAGGTAACCAACTTAAACTTACTGTTGATGGTAAGATAGATATTAGCGCTACATTACATGGTGTAGAAAATGTAGGAAGAGTAATGCGAGATGTACCTATTAATAGTATAATAATAGGTTTAGTTTCGAGCAAAGCAAATATACCTGCAGAAGTGATGATTCAACAACTTTCCTCATCATGGTATAAAAACTTTAATGGATTCAATAAGAATATATTAGGTCAAGAAGAAATTCAACTTCCTGGCGATATAATTAAAGGATATGATTGGAAAGAATTAGAGAAAAAGAACAACTTGTTCCTAAGCGAAATGAGTCAAACTGTTCAAGGCGAATATGTCGAATTTGAGGAATTGAAAGATGTGGAGGAAAAAAAGGAAGATATAAAAGCGAGATTGAGGAGAATAAGAGGAAATAGTAAGTCATGATAATATATTGTTAATTAGTTTATATGATGTTGGAGGGAATGGTTAGTGATAATAGTTCCCTCATTTTTATATCCTCCAAATTGAGCAAATGAGCGTTTGAATTATTAACTTTAGGAAATTAAAATGGTAAAATTATGATAAATCAATTTTTGGAAATAAAGGTAATGCAATTAGCATATGAATTAGTGGATCGATATGGATTAACTAAATGTCAAGCATTAGAGGAAATAGCTAATCAAGCTGATAGTATATATAGTCAAAACATAATAAGAGAAATTGGAGCAAATGAAATAATGAAGATGAGCGTTTGCGAATGAAAGTATGAGCGAATGAATTTATCGTTATAAATTAAGCCATTTATGGCTTATCGGTAGGATTTTTCAAAATCCTACCAAAAAGAAACGAAGTAGTCACAATCTCTAATGTAGTTAGTATTAGTATTATTAGTAGTAGTATTAGTAAGTATAAGAAGAAATGAAGGAAAAATAACAAACCTCTTGATAATGAAGATGATAAAGAGGAAAAGGCACTCAAAAAGGGAGCAAATGAGCTAATGAAAACATGAGGGAACAATAAGAAAATAAGAGGGATGAGCGAATGGGAAGAGGAATAAAGAATAAGCCATGAAGGGAATAAGGATTAGGAGGAGAAATAGTAAGTAAGAGTAGAGAAATAAGCCAGAAGAAGCGAATGATAAGCCAAGAAGATGATGGAGTTTGAGAGATAAAGCGCATGCGAGCGAGATAGAAAATCTCTATAACATATGAAATTTCGTTAAAACATTTAATATCAATGAGTTATGTTAGTAATTGAATCGAAAATGATAATGAGTGAGGGTGTTTTTAAGACAATCCATGTTCCTATTGATATGGAAATTTCCAAGAAAAGTCCAACCAAAAAGGAAATGGCGATGATTATCGATAAAGTGGAAGAGAAAGAGGGGTTAAAAGTTCAAGAAATCATCAATGTCATAAAAGTATAGTTAATCTATTCATTATCAATTAGTTAAAGGGTTTATTGTTGGAAACTTCGATAAACCCTATTTTTATCGATATTGGTAAGATATATTACATAATTTCCATATCATCAAATCATCGCTAACTCTATCGTGTTGAAGTCATCTAACTCATTGATAATCAAGTAGGGAACAAAGCTGACAAAAGCTTGCGCCTTTATAAGGATTTCTTAATGTTCCTTAATGATAGGAACATTCCTACGACTTTTGTTGGATCGTATTGATAAAAGTCGTACCTTTATGGTATGATAAATCAATTAAATATATACGATTATGAAACGATTATTGAGAAGTGAATTGGAAAACCTTGATTTAGAAGGAAAAGTCTTAACTTTATGTAGAGACATTTATGGAGAAGTTAATGATACTATCATTAGTATTCGTAGGATCAAAAAGATAGGAACTTCCTATTATGTTATAGGTTTCAACGTGGAGATAGATATAATCAATCTTCCCCTTAATATGATTAGCGAAATCTATCACTTAGTAAATTACGATCGTTTCGATTTTAATAGATCTATTTTGGGGAAAGTTAACTATATTATAGAAAACGAGGAACTTACTTACTAAATCATAATGATAGGAACATTTTAATTGATTTAGTTGGATCGTATTAAAATAAGTACTATCTTTAGACTATAAATAATATAGGTTTTAAACGTTTATATAATGATTATATTAAAACGATATATAAATCTATATTATGATTATCGCAAGCGATTAAATCGCATTAAAACGATCTTATACTTAATTCAATTCTTTAATAAAACGATTAATATTAAGGGTAGTTCCTAATAAATCTTAATAGAGGAACTTTTTTAATCGATTTTGTTGGAACCAAACGAAATAGTTCGTATCTTTAGGGTATAGAAATAAAAGAGAAAGAAAAATAAGTCATTAATTTAAAATGGTAAAAATTATGAAATTTAGAGAATTCAATGATTGGTATAAAAAGCAAGAAAATAAATCCTTGTTTTATTCAGTTTTTTTCAAAGTAGGTGAAGAAGAAGAAGCAATTCAATCCTTCTATATTTCGCTCCAAACTCATTATAATGATGATGATGATGTCGTTAGACTATCAGTTAATATTGGTGAAAGTAAACGTTTACCTCAAAACGTTTATACTTATTTTAAAAGCAAAACGTTCGATAATGTCGAAGATGCGATTTCATTTGGAAAATTAGAATGTTCCAAGATTAATCAATTCTTCGATTCCTATAAATAAAAGATCTTACCAAAATCGCTGAAAATAAAAGTTTTTACCAAAAATAAAATATTTTACCTTCAACGATTTCCCTTAACAAATCTTAACAGAGAAATTTTTCTTTGATTTTTGTTGGAACCTAAGAAAATTAGTCGTACCTTTAGGGTATGATAAATAAGAAATATAAACTAAAAACAATACCATTATGAGAACGATAATGAAACCTTCTATTGAAATAGGAGAACAAATTAACTTCAAAATGTATGAAAATGGAGAAATCAAGACTCTAACTTGCATTGATTATTGGCGAGATGGAGAAGAAAATGAAGATGAAGAAGAAAATGAAGATGGAACATATAGTTGGGATGATTATGTGATGTGTTATAAATTCAAAGATAAAGAAGGAAAAATGTTCTTGATGAAAATGTCGCATGTGGTATTGTAGTGGAAATCTTTAAGAATCTTGGAATCAAGGATGAAGACGATTGCGTTGAGATCTTTTCCTATAATTGGGGAGGTCATTATTATCCATCCTATTTATGCGATGTATATTATGAGGATGAGGAAGAATATTAAAAGTTCCTACTAAGGGAACTTTTTTCTTCGTTTTAGTAGGATCGCATTGATAAATTCACTATCTTTATGGTATAGAAAAAAGATCATATTAACTAATTAAATAACGAAGATTATGGAAACAATGATTAATCAATTAAGAAAAGTGAGTAAGGAAAATGGTATGAAATTTAGTTTTGAAATCTATGAAGGTGAAGGTGTGAAAGAGTATTACTTTGGATTTAAAAGGGGTAAACAATTCGCATTATCATGTAGGAGTGATAATGATTTCAAGACCTCAGTAGTATTCCTTAATAAAGATAGCGAATGGAATCTTCCTAATTGTTTTGGAAGGGGCGAAAAAAAATCATATTCTCCTTTTATCACATTACTTTATAACGATAATAAATATATTCCTTTCGATAAGTTAATCGAATTCATCAAAGCAAACTAAATAAAAGTGAGTAAGGATCGTTTAGACCCTTACTATCACTATACTCCAAAATAATGAAGTATTAAAAGTTCCTAATAAAGGAACTTTTATCACAAAACAGTAGGATCCAAACGAAATAAGTCGTACCTTTATGGTATAAGAAATAAGGAACATATTAATAAACTAAAAAATAACGATTATGAAAAAGAAAATTTTTATTGGAAAGATTTTTGGTAGTGATGAAATTTTCAAAAGAATCATTGATGAGAGATCAAGTGGTAGATATTATCTATACTTTGAGGATGGAGATGAACGATATAATATCGAAGATGAAGTTATTGAGGGAATAGATGAGGAATGGTGGGAAACGATAGATATAGAATCTTACGATATTGAGGAAATTTCCTAATAAATCTTAATGATAGGAACATTCGATCGATAAAAGGTTGGATGTTCCAAATAAAGTTTGTACCTTTATAGTAGGAAATAAAAGAGGTAACAATAAAGTTACCCACTATTGTTTAACTAATTAATAATTATTTTTATGGTGGATATTTCAAGACTTTTAGGACCAATCCTAATGTTATTAGGAATTCTTTATTTCGCATTGTATGTTTGTCTATGCGATGAAGTAGGTGAAACTGCGAATCGATTAGGTAGGAAATGGGGAAGATGGGTAGTTTTTTCCTTCTTTATCACACCTTTCTTCGCAGCGATATTTGTTCATTGTTTAGGAAAGGTAGAAGAAGGAGATGATGAAAAGAGAATCTCCTAATACCTAAGAAAGACTGTAGGGATCATAATGATCCCTACTTTATTATCTAAACACTTGATTCCTTAATAAATCCTAATAGAGGAACTTTCCTATTGATTTATGTGGTTATATCAAATATTAGTCGTATCTTTATGGTATGATAAATAAGTCATTAATTAAAACGATAAAGATTATGAAGACAAAAGAAAATGATTTGATAACATGTTTGAACTATGAGAAAGAAGAAAAGTGGATATTGAGAGTATATGATACAATCAATGAAAAAGAATCATTCTTAATAGATGATACAACAGGATTAACATACTTCTATAGTGATTGTGTAGTCTATAAAGGAGAAGATGAAGTGGGGGAATTATTTGATGAAGAATGTGAGAAGGAGAAAATGTATGATATGATCATTAATGTCATCGATATTAATAAGTTGTCTTACGAAGACTTAAAGACATTGAGAGATACAATAGAGAAGATGAAGAAACAAAAATAAGAACAATTTATCAACAAGTATCATATTGAAAAGGATAGAAGAGACCAATAATTGGCGAATTATTGAATGATTATTGGTCTCTTCTATTATTAAGGAATTTTCCATATTTATTAACCCTATAAACCAAATTTTATTATGAATGAGAAATTAGAATTATTCATTAAGAAATACCATGAATCCTCTATAAAGGTGGATGAAGGTAATGTGTACTTGTTTAAATCGATTTTCGAATTCGATCGATCCTTAAAGTTTATTGAATTGGACATAAAGGAGAGGGTATTTGGAATTTTGGAACAATCTTCCAATAAAACCATGTCTAACTTTCAAGAAAGGAAATTCGATGAAATGGACTTTTATGAAGATTTCATTTCCTCTCATATCCATGAAGATTGGGTTAGTCGATTCCCAAATGAATTCAATAAAGTGAAGATTAAACCAACTTCCCCTTCAACACTTCCCCATTTCTTTATAGGAAGGATAAAAGAATTGGATGAAAGGTTTCATCATTGTGGGAGAATTTATAAAAGTACCCTCTATAATGATGATTTGATTTGTGCTAAAATTGAGAGGGGTGGTGATAAGTTGAACTCAAAAGAAATAGAAAGGTGGGAAGTGGTTCCATTTAATACCTTTTATAATAGCCTTCTCCTCTACTACATCTATCAATCCATTAAGGATCTAAAAGATCGTATGGAAGAGGAAGTTCATGAGGTTCCAAAAGATCCTTCACCTATTTCCTTTAGAACAAAGTATTGTGATGGCGATAAGGAATTGGAGAGGGTGGAATTAAGTGTTTTAAGATTATGCGATAATGTCTTTTTCCATAAGGAAACAAGAACATATTATTTCTGTGATTCATCGTTGAATGTGATGAATGTATTTCAGGATGGATCGTGTTTGGATATTGCAAGGAAAAAAGCGATTATCATGAAGGAAGTCGCCGAAAGGAAAGGATATGAGTATGAATTGATCTTTAAAGACAAAGATTCCTCCTACTATAAAAGGAAAGATGGAATGGAAATTCTTGTGTATGGTAAGAAAATCGAAATTTTTCAGAAGACACATAAAATAGTTCCATGAAAGGGAGGAAGATTGGAAAATAAGTCGTATCTTTATGTATTCAAAAGAATGAGAGATTAGTTGAAAACATAATCAAAAACATTATTAATCATCGTTATACATTTATTATATAGTAGTTTGAAACTAACTCTATTCTTTTGATATATTATTAACTTAAAACAAATAAAAACAATGAATCAGCGAATTAAGAAAGACTTGGAGGAATGGTTGAGTGGTAAGGAAATAGACTTTAAAAAGGTCATTCATACTACGAAGTTTAACAAGGCGTTTAAGGAAACATTTGATCTTTTGGAAAAATTGGATTTGAATGTATCGATCAAAAGTGTTACCTCAAATGATTGTTGTAATAAGATGAGGGATGAACTTTCCATTAAATGTAGTAAGAGAGATTGTTCTTTCCTCACATTTGAAAAGGTGGATTGGGAAGAAGTGAGTAAGAAAGTGGATGAGATTGCTCTCCCTATTGATTCTGATGAACTTATAGAAAGATTAGAAAAGGGAGAGGTGTTTAAAGTTGAATTGAATGATTCAAGAAGTTGGGGAGATGTGAAGGAGAAGTTAATGGATCAATCTCAAAAGTTAGATCTTATTTTTACTTTTGATACTCACACTCTTTCTCACATTTTCATAAAGCAAAAGGAAATTGAACCTCGCTTTCTCTGTGAAATGAAACTCTCATATCTACGATCCCTACTTCCTGAAAAGAAGGACTTTCCTAAATCAGAAGAGGAACATATTATTGTGAATGGAGAGAAGTATTATATGAAAAGCGATGAAGTTTCTATTTCCATACCATTCCAATTCGATGTTTATACCTCAAAAAGTGGATTAAGGATCCTTAAAGCAAAAGGAGATACGAAATGACAAAGGAAGTGTTCGATCAGCTCGTAGAGGCTACGGTGAAACAATGTCCTGGAAGAAGTATGTTTCAGGATGGAACTAAATGGACTGCATATGTGGAGAGTGAGACGTGGAGGAAGAAAGGTGTGGACGATGAGATCATTGCAGATTCAAAGACTCTTAAGTGTTCCTATATGATCATAGATCGTAAATGGACGATGACTCATATTAATGGGGTAGAAGTGGAAGAATGTATTGAGGGGTAATTATGGAATTAAAAGTAGAAAAAGAAAACGCTATCAAAGCGTGGAAAGAAGGAAATGCAGAAACAAAGAAAGTATTGGAGAACTTGTACGGAAAAGAAGTATTTAATATGAAAATCACTGACCGGGTGAAGACATTTGAAGATGCGTATGAAATTGCCGGAAAACCGCAAAAACCGGATTTCAATGTGTTTTCTGTTGCTGACCGTTCGTTCTTTGAACACATGTGGAAAATGACTATCATTACAAAGGCGTTAAACGAAGATTGGGAACCCGATTGGGATAATACAGACGAACCAAAGTACTATCCTTACTTTAGCATGTCCCCGTCTGGTTTCGGTTTCCGTGGTGCGTATCACGACTTTGCGTGTGCGCCTGCGGGTTGCGGATCTCGTCTTCGTTTCCGAACGAGCGAATTAGCGAGATACGCGGGCGAACAGTTCGTAGATATCTGGAAGGCTATTCAATTAGGATAAAAATATATAATTAAAGAATAAGATGGAAAACAAGATTAAGTTTGCATTGTTCTGCACAGAAGTGTATCAATGTGGAATTGCATTGAGCGAGAAGGAATTGGAGTTGATCTTTAATGCTGCTGAAAAGCTCGAAGGCTTTAATGATAAGGACTTCGAGGGTAAGAAGATGGATCAATTTCTGGAACAGGCAAAAAGGAATGTTGGAATGATACAAAAACGAAAGGCTTTAGTCGAAAGCCTCACATTCCAATTGATCACAAAGAAAAGTGTGGATGAGTTGATTCATGATGAGGAGAGTGATGGTGGTCTTCGTGATTATGTGATGAAGGCAAAGCATCTTGCTTCTATTATGGCAGACGAATTCATGGAGAAGGATGAAAGACTTGAGAAAGTGGCGAAAGATGGAAGGCGAGTGATCGAGGTCTTTATTGATCAATGGAAGGCGATGAAACAAGAAAGCACTTCTACTGATGAAATTATTGAGCCAGAGGTAGTGGAGTAGATATGTTAGATATTAAACAACTGGATGAATACAATGAGGATGGCGTACGCTATTTCATGTATAGACTACTTTTCCATAAGGAAACCTACGAGGAGTTAGAAGAGGTTCTTATTCATTATGAGGGTTACCTTGAAACTGATGATCTTGGAGGTTTTATGGAGGTACATTACAAAGCGGTGAGTCTTTCACATTGTTGGATACTTGGAATGAAGTGTGCTGAATATCTATGTCCTAATATAAGTAGTGTCTATCTTAATTAATTGTATCTTTACATCTGAAGACTAAGTTGGGTTTATTGGGTGAGAGGATTTCGCGTGCACTTAGGCGGATCCTCTCATTTCTTATTTTTAATCGGATTATATCATGGAAAGAAAAACGTTAGTGAATGAATTGAAGAAATACTTCAGTATAAAGGAGTTAGTTTGTCCTCATGTGTTTAATAAGTATCGGGAAGATCAGATATGGTCTTTCTTCTCTATGCAGGCTCTTGAAACCTTATTGGTGTTGAGAAGGGATATATTAAAAGTCCCTCTTATTATCAATAGTTGGAAAGATAACTACACCCAGAGAGGATTGAGATGTAATCTCTGTGCCATCCCGAAGGAAAAGACGAGACTTGAGAAGGTTTATATGAGTGCTCATTGTACAGGCGAAGCATTCGATATTACTGTAAAGGGGATGACTGCCGAGCAGGCAAGACGAAAGATCGATGATATGCAGGATTTCCTACCTTATCCAGTAAGAATGGAATCGGGTGTGACGTGGCTTCATATCGATACTTATGATGAGGGCAATGGAAAGAAAGTGAATTACTTTTCTGCTTGATTTTATAATTTGCTATTTTCTTCACTCAAACGGTAGTTTAGACTTGTTTTATACAGTTTTACTACCGTTTGTTATTCTTATATAATTGATAATGAGAGGGATCTCTAATAACGCATTTAAACGATAAAATAAGGGAGAATGGTTGTATATCTCAGGAAAAGGCTGTATCTTTAGGTATAAGAAAAAGGAAATATAAACAATTTAAAAACTAATAAATTATGGCAGCATCACACATCTCACAGAACGCAAGTATGATATTAGCTCGATATGTAGGTCGTATCGAGAAGGAAGTGGAGGCGATGGAAAAGAGAGATAAATCATTTTTTGAAAGAGGTCTCTTCTCTAAAAATGATTATGAGGAAATTTGTAGAAATTATAACTCTATAAAGACAACTTTGAATGATCTATTCGAATGTGCAGAAGAAAACACTTTAAGTATATAAATCATGGAAGAAAAGGAATTAAATGATTGGTGGAATTCATTAGAGGAAGATCAAAGATGTTACATTTATATCGTGGAAAGGGCGCAAATATTGGATTTTCTCATTTATAATAATAAGAACGATTGGTGGGACAATATGGATCTTTTTAGAAAGTCACAAATAATGGAGGAATATAAGTAATGGGATTTATTAATAGAAAGAATCATAAGGTGAAAGGAATGAAAGTTCATTCTTGGATCAACAATCCTAATCAGGCACATAGAAAGTGTACAAAGTGTGGATTAATATGTGATATCGAAACTGTGGATTGTAAATCCACTACTATCTATACTACTAAGGATGGTCAAAAATCAACTAAATTTATAGAGTGTATATAATGGACACATCATTTAAATTTCAATTAAAGGAGGATGCATACATTTTGGAAAATCTCAAATGTATAAAATGCAAAGTTATAAGACGAGAAATGCGCTTTACAGAAGGGTATGATTCTACAGGAATGTATTTCGCAGGTTATGTTGAGAGTTATCGAGTGCAATTTATTGATAATGGTCATAATCTAATAATAATGGATAGTGTAGAACCACGAGATATGTTTAAGAGTAAAGATGAACTAATTCAACATTTAATAGAGAATTTATGAATAAGATTATAGCAATAATTCATGGGCGTTTCGGAAAGAAGGTCTTGAATAAGAAGTATCGTGAGATTTGGGTGAAATTTACTTATAGCACTTGTGCTATCTTGGCAGTGATTGCATTTTTTGCAATGATACAATTTATGAGCTGGTTATCGGATTATATCAATTACGTATTTAGATGAGAAAGCTACTTTATGTTCTAATTGCATTCATCTTTATAGGCTGTCAAAGGGAAACTATTAAGGAATTATGTGGAATAAGATCGCTCTATCCTTATAAAGGTTTTATCATCAAAGATAAAACTAAAATTAAGGTAACAAATCTATGGAATGCTTATTACCTTGTGGGAGATACATGTTATCGCTTTCTTGGTGAAAAGGAGGGCAAAATAATGCGAATTGATATCACTCGATACGATTATGAACAATATAATATAGGAGACACTATAAAATGATTGAAGAATGGAAAAGTTGGCCAATGTTTAATATTTGGCTTATAGATCAGGACACTCAACAAAAGACACTCGCAATAAGCGCTCCCAGTAAGGATCGAAAACATGCTGAGGAATGTGCGAGAAGGATATGTGAGATAGAAGAGATAAAGTGGTTGTCTCGAAAACCCTTTAGATATCTTGTGGAGGAAGTAAAGTGAGAAATAGATCGACAATGGAAAAGTTCATTTACAAGAATACCTCTAATAAACCCTATCGAGTCATTGTGACACATAATGGTAAAAGATATAATGGTGGTGTTCATGTAACTATAAGTGATGCTATCGAATCAAGAGATCGTCTTGTAAGGGAAATCAATAAACCTATTGATGTTCGAGTAAGATTGAAAGTGAAGCAAACGATTCGTGTGGCAATTAATATGATTGAGAATATATTGAATAATGGTGGAAAGGAGAATATTTCATTGAGATGCGTTGATGAAATTACTTCTGGATTATCAAGACTAAAATCAACAGTAGAAAAGATATGAATAGTACAAGGAAATTATTAGCACTCATGGCCACACAATCGATTTATGCTGCAAATGGATTTTATGATGATCTTTATGAAAGAAGACATCATAATAAAGCAATGTCATTTGATCCAGACTATAGAGTGAAAGAGGTGAAGAAAGAGCTTAAAGAGTTCTCTATCAAAGGTCATAAGATTATGGCTTATTCAAAGAAAGATGCTATTAAACGATTAAAACATAGATAGTTATGAAAATAAGACAAGCGAAAAAGATCATAAAGAATTGTGTTAAGTATTCGACAGGATACGCCTGGTACTTTAGTGGTCATATGAATGAAGTTAATAAAACTCGATTCGAGCGTCAATGTATCAAGTATTTCTTGAAGAATGATGCACTTAACAAAATGCACTATTATCGTGCAGGTTGTTCTACAATTAGGAAAGCATTAACAATTTGTCATAAATGGGAACGAAATAAATAAAATTTATGCTAAACATATACATGGATGTTACGATCGAATTTTCAAATATAGTAGATCGTCGAAGAGTGGAAGATTGGTTGGATCCGGCTGATATTGATTGGATTAACGATGGAGATACATGTCTCATAATCTGTGGAATATCAATGAATGATTTCTCAAAACTCAAAGAAGAGCTTCTATCAGATATAATAAAGACAATAGAAGACTAAAATCATTTATAAAAGCGTGTTTTAATACAATGATTAACACGCTTTTATTAATCTTCTATTGATAACGAGGCAATAAGCTTAAAAACTATTAAAAACAGAAGATAATAGTAATACCATTTTGTTATGTGAAATAAAAGCCGTATCTTTAGGTATAGGAAAAAGAGATCAATAATTAAATAAGAAAGGAATAAATATATGGAAATTGTAAGAAGAAATAAACCAATGGAAGAGTGCAGCTCATTTCGCGTAAAAATAAAAGGGCAAGAATTCCTATAATCAATAAAAATATGAAGAAGATAAAGAAAGTAAAGTGTAGGGCCTTTACAGAGAAACAACTTGATATGTTAGAACAGTATCATTACCTATACAAGAAATTATCTCGTATTTGGTTGTCGGAAGAAGAAGAGAAGTATTATAAACTTCTTGCATTAAAGATAAGAGATTTTATAGAATTTGACTAATAACTAAATAGATATGAGTAAAAAAGAAGGTTTTATAAAATGGAAAACGGTTGAAACAATTACTCCCGACTTTCCTGATGGTGCAATCTTTATAAAAGAAGATACATCTATTGAGTTTCCTTTGGCTATTGTAGCTTTTCCATTGGGAGGACATGAGAATGGAACGAAAAAACAACGAGAGAGAGCCAAGCTAATAGCGGCCGCTCCTGAATTATTAAAAGCGTGCCAAGAAGCATTAAAATATGTCAGCGCGGAAGAACCTGCCTATGATGTATTATGTGATGCAATTAAAAAGGCTACTAAATAATTTTCAAAACAAAGTAAATATGAAGACTATTAAAGATTTAACAATCAAGATGACTTATAGGGTTGGGCTTGGTAATATAGAAGTTCCTGATGAGGTATATAATGCTTTAGCAGAATGTTACGATAGAGGTGGAGATGTCCCCATGCCTAATGAGTGCAGTATCACAGGACAGCCCGAACTTGCAGAAGCCGCTGAATGGTTGACTGACAACATTCGACAAAATGACGCTATGGATTGGGAATTTGAAATTGAGGATTTTGAAGAAGAATAACCTTCATAACTAAATAATAAAGATTATGAAAATTGAAATTATTAAACCATTAGTCAATGAAGAAATAGACGCTAAAAGAGGTATCTTTTTCTTCGATTCAAAAGGCAATCAATATAGATTGTTTGAGAATAAGTGTGGAGAAATCATAATTCAAACAATTGATGGTTCTTTGATTCTTCGTCCAGTGATGTCAAACGAAATAAATATTCAAACTGAACAATAATGAAACTATTGACATTTAAAAACAATCTCACTGCTTCTATTGATATTGGCAATGGAGATGATTATAGTAGTATTACTATAATAAGAAAGAATTTTGATGGAACAAGAACCATCATAAATAGTGAAAATGACTAATGAGAAAGATGAGGAGTCTCTCGTTAATAAAGTAAACGAATTAGTAGCTCAATATGAAAGTCGAGAATAGATACATCTACTACACAAGTGGTGTGAAGAAACCTTATCGAGTTATAATCACTCATAAGAGAAAGAAGTATGAAGGAGGATCTCATGAGACTCTTGATGAAGCAATCCAAGTAAGAAATGAACTTTTGAAAAAGATAGGAAAATGCATTGATCCTGATCTTAAAAGAAAGATGATTCGAGCATTGGAAAATCTCGAAGATCAAGTGGAGCAATTTACAGTAGATTTTAACGATTGCCTTTCTACTGAAAAAGTGAACGCTTGTAAATATATTCAAAGGCAATTAAGACAATTGATTAAAAATTGAATAATTATGGAAGAACAAGTGGTATCTTTAGAGACAGCAAAGTTGTTGAAAGAAAAAGGATTTGTAAATGGTAGTCAATCGTTTTACGATGTGAATAAAGGAACCTTTTATGTTCAAATTTCCCTTTATATAAATGGATTGGACGAAAATTTTATCGAAGCACCTACTCAATCATTGGCTCAAAAATGGGTGAGAGATAAAAAGAAGATGCATATGGGAATAGGTCATAGAAGGCATTATCTAACAGGAGAAGATATATGGAGTGTAGTTGTAGAAGACATAGAATGTAAAAATCCATATCGTGTCTTTGCATCTCTTTCACATTTATCTTCTTATGAAGAAGCACTCGAAGAAGGATTAAAAGCAGCATTGAATTATGAAAAGGAAGTGCAGGTATAATCAATGAAAATTAGATCTGTAAATCAAAAAGCCGAGGTTTTCACAAATCCCGGCTTTTCTTTTCACTTATTGTTTAACTAAACTATATTATTAACATGGTTTGAGGATAATCTTTTAAAAAAGGAGATACCAATAATTATCAATAATTATCAATATCTCCCCGAAAACCTTTATTAAGGAAGGAGGTTTTCCACACTCTCGTTGACTCTAAAGGTAAGACTTATTTTTCATATAAAACAAATTTTAGGACTTAATAATACATAAAGAAAGATAGGAATTCATATTTTGTAACTCCTGATTCAATAGCCCTTGCCTCTTGTTCAAATACTATATTACGATACGCCTCATGATTTAATTCTCCAAATCCCTTCAGCCACTTTTTAAAGCCGAATTTAGTAACAGGAGGAGTTTTAATAATACCTCTTATAAATCTTACAAGCCATTCAATCCCATAATAAATATAGAAAGTAAATGGAGTAAGTAACAAGAACCAAAGGTTATGTACTGTACTTCCAACAAGCAGCCACATGAAGAATCCGAGAAGGCAGAGACTCTTCCATTGGAAAGCATGACATTCTTCATGCTTGATTTCTTCTTCCTTATAATACTCAGGACCTTTCTTACATAGAAGAAGACACATAAGCAAGATCATTTTAAAACCTGGAATGATAATTCGTGCAAGTTTTGAGTTGTAGATGATTTTCATATTAGCCTGTTTTAATGTTATTGACTTCCTAAAGATACTTCTTTTGTTGGAGATTTCAAGAGAAAAAGTGATCTTTTTTCTGAATTTTATAGGAACTGGTCAAACCGTGACAATAATAAACCAGTTATATTTCTTTTTATATTTATATTTAATAGGAATAAGATTAAGATAGATTAAAAGAAAAAGAAGGAAAAGGCATAGAGTATTTATTATTGACACACTTTGACCACCTCCTATTAAAACAGGTGAATGATAAGGTGATTGGGAATGATATTAGCATAATAATCCTATAAATATTTGGTGGTTTGAGATAAAAGCCTTACCTTTAGAGTATCATAATTCAGATCGTGAGATTAGAGCTATGACGAGAATATAATTAGATCGTGAGATTAGACTATATTTGGTTTGTTTATTTTTAAATTAAAATTAGAGTTACTAAATACTCTTAATTTTTTTCTATGTGTTAAATTAATGACGTATAACCCTTATTTAAGCGTAGATAAGGTAGAAAAATGAAAGGTCTTCTGTGATACCTTTCATTTTTTATTTTTATAAATCCCGTATTGACTTGATAATACAAATAAAAGTTGTAATTTTACGATGTCATTAATAACACAGAAACAATTGATATAATTAGATAACGGCTCCAAAAGGGGTCAAATTTTAATTTAAAAATAAATATAGAATATGAAAAAAAATTTTTTAATAAATATTGCCAAATATAATTTTAACAGCGAGAATCACCTCGTTGAAATTCTTGCTTTAAAGCTGGGAGTAAGTAAACAAACAGCAAAAAAGCAATACTTCTTCCTAAAACAAAACAATCAAGTAACATTCGAAGGTACTAAGGTTATTATCTTAGACGAAAAGCTTCAGGAAGATCCTTTTAACAATCTTCCTAAATATTGGGTTTCTACAAGTTTACACCCTGACGTTAGTTTAAGATTAAGAGAAAGGGACTTAGAAATTCTTCGTTTTATAGATAATGGTTTGAGAATGCTTGTAGATAAGGAATTCTATATGATGGCAGAAACTATTAGCATGAATATGAATCGTAAGTATTCCGAATATGAAGTTAGGAAATCTTTACACAGAATGTCTTATTGGTTTGGAGAAGATTTTTACAGAAAACCGAAATTTAGTGAGAGGCGTTTAAGAACTTATAAGAAATCAAGATCCTATACAATTAGACCTCCTAAAAAAGAAGATCGTAAAAAATTAATTGAAAACAAGTTAAAAGAAGTATTAGGTGATTATGTTTATGAAATACCTTACTTAGTTGATGATAATGCGTTAAAACGTTTAGAAACAGTAAATAACAATAGAAGATTACATGGTGAGAGACGTTATGATATTAAAGAATTTGGAAAGTTATTGGTTGATAAGAAACGAAGAGAAGATCTAATGCATAGAGCAAGAGAAGTTGTAATGGAATTAAGAAAAGGTTTCATGAAATATTACAATAAGATAATGGATAAATTCGAGGGTGATTTAATACAAGATTCTCTGGCACATAAATTAGTTATGCTATTTGAAAGAAATAAAGGCGATTTGCAAGAACTATATGAATTACTTAAAGATCGAGGGTGGAATTTAAGTCGAACTGAATGGTGGCAACTCTATAATGAATACGATAGACGATTTGCTCTATGCTAAGAAAAATTATAAAGTTTTTGGTTATTCATTATTTCTTCGTATATTTAGGTGTTTAATTCGGATTAATAATAAACATCGATGTTAATATGGAATATCCAAAAGAATTTACCTCACAAGAATATAAAGCTTTTATCGAAAAGAATGAGTTCGAAAGCTTTACGAAGGCAATGGTAGATGCCTTTTCCAGAGATGTGCTGGAAAAATCTCAGAAGCAAGAAGTAGACGAATTCGAAGTCTCTTGTGCACTTGCAGACTATGCTTCGTTACATCAAGTAACTGTAGTTAATGAGGATCTTACTAAAAGTATCATGTATTGGAGAGAAGCTCAAACAGAGGCGGTTGAAATTCCTGAAGGAATTTTTAAATCTATTGATGATCGTGCGTGTCGTCGATATAAAGATACCCCTCTGAATATTCTCAAAGGTATTGCAGGCATAAATTGCGCGGATACCGAAGCGATCTCCAAATCGCGCATGTCCGAGCCTGTTGGTTCTCTTAAAATCTGGAAAGGAAGAGAATACATAAAAACCTTAAAAGGTTGGAGATCCAAACATGTGAAAGACGATTCAGAAGAAGCTGAAAAAGAAGGAGATAAAAAGAAAACTTCTAATTCGAAAGAATCTCATAAGAAAGAATAATTATGAAGTCAATGAGTAAATTTAGGAACTATCTTTACAGTTTTTACCTACCTGTATTATTAAGTGTTCCACTCTCTTGTGCTTCTATAACAGCTTTCATTGAAAAATACGTTTACAATGATTGGGAATTTCTGAAGTATCTATCAATCCTGATCATTATTGATACAGTCATTAGCTGGGTGTATCATTTAAAGAAAAAGGATTTTTCGAGTAAGGGGTTTGGAATGATCTTCACTAAGATACTTATATACAGTGGAATGTTGATAGTTTCACATGTAATAGGTAATTTTACAGTTGAAGGAGGAAATGTAGAAATCTACACATGGTTCAGATCAGTTGTGTGTAATGCTCTTATTATAAGGGAGAGTATTTCTATAATTGAAAATTCAGCTAAAATTAGTCCGACTCTTGTTCCTGCAAGAATAAGAAAGTATTTAGCAGATTTCGATGAAAACGGTTCGCCGAAAAAGACGGAGGATTTTGGTTATGGCAAGTGACTTTTTACCGGGAGTTTATTCTCGGATTGGAACCGAACAAGATCCGGGTAGTTTTAAATCTGGTGGTAGTATTGGTGGTTCAATGAAGATGCCTCCTAATATTATAAAAAGATGGGTGCTTGAATACGATAAATGGAATAATCGTAATTATTGGCTTTCAGGTGGTGTCTTTTCTGTTCCTCCAGTATGGTTAATGAAAACTGGGATTTGGAGCAGTGTTGGTGTTTGGTTAAAAGATGGAATATGGAGAATGAATAGAGCTCTGTTTTCTACAAATAATATATGGAATAATGATTTCGTTTGGACAAAAGACTTAATTTGGAAATTATGAGCAAGATTGATTTTTATCAAATAACAGATGGACAAACAGGAGCACAAGTAGCATCTGGTTTACAACAGAATTTTTTAGCTTTGGAAAACGCAATAGCTGAATCTGTTGCTTTACCGATCGCGTTAGATCCTAATTCAGGGATTATTAATAGCGAAGCTCAATATAATGCTATTGCTCCTGAAAGTTATACAACGCAGTATCCTTGGGATTCTTCAATTCAAGCTATATTGCCTCGGTTGTGGATCAATGTAAAGAAACCCGTTGCAGCCGGTACACAGGTTTGCATTCGTAAAGACAATGCTTACTGTACTTTCAAAAATATCCCTGAGAGCATGGGAACAGTTTCAGAAGATGGAACAATTCTTACGTTGAAAGCAACGAATAACTATTTTAGTTTCGAGATCAAAAATGACTTGAATGTTCCTGAAGGAAATGTAGATGGAGTATATCAAGTTTATGTTCTTGATACTGATGGTTCAGTTCTTCAAGCACTTCATTTTGCACTTTAAAAAATAAAGAATATGAGACTATATAGATTTTTAGGCGAAGATATCGATGTTGTTTTAGTCACAGACGGCAGCAAAGATCAAAAACGAATTTTCATTACAGAATCACCTCGTGGTATTACTGTTCCCGGCAATGTAACTAATGTGGATGCAGGTGTAAAGTTACTTGAAATGGGTTTTAACTGGAAAGCAGGTCAATTGACAACTCATGAAGAACTTGTTGCATTCGCAACAGAGAAAGGACTTGAACTTCAAATCCTACCAGAAGGATTGAATAATCTTGAAGACGCGAAAGCAGCATGGAATGGAGACGTTTTTACGATCACATTATCTACCACCATTCCTCAGAAAAAAGAAATGACGATCCAATTTGTTACTGCATCAGTGAAACTTGCGGATTCAGTAGGTCGTTATGGAGAAGTTTCTGCTGATAAGAAGAGTGTGACTGGAAAGATGTGGCAAACTCTTAATTTTACTTTAGCTGATCTTGGATTAACTCAAAAGGCATCTATTGAAGCTAATGTAATTGATGGTGTTAAGATTATTAATGTAAAAGCAACAGTTGCAAGCTAATGTTAAGGCTTTTATTTACAAATCAAGATAACTCCAAACAGCTGACTGTGATTACTGATGGTATTGACAGTCAGCTGAATGTATTTGTCACAGAAAATACAGTGGGAGATATAGACTATTTCAAATCAGTTGGAATAGTAATTGAACCGGGAATGATGTATAATATCGGCTTGTTAAAAGAATGGGCTTATCTTGGACCTTTCCGGTTGATCTCATATCCTGAAGGCTTAAATGATCAATCACAAATGTTGGTAGACTTTGAAGAAGAATATGAATATACTTTTACAATAGTCCCAACAGAATTGAGTTTTGCTAATACAGGAGAAACAAAACAAGTCACAATCACCTCTACCCGTCAAAAAATGATAAATGGCGAAGCAGAGGGGGATCCAGAAGAAGTGAACTATACGGCGATTAATCTTGTCAATGTAACAGTTAATCAAAATTCGATCACAATGGCTGAAAATCCTGCGGAAGAACAACATATAGGTTCAGTAACTTATGTACAGGATATTTCAAAAAAAGAAGTGATCGTAAATTGTACGCAAGCAGCTTCGGTGATAACTTACGAATATGTACTTACTACTTCACCTACTTCATTATCTTTCGTTGCCGCCGGTGAAACGAAATCATTCGGAGTAACTTCTACAAAACAGAAGAAATTGAATGGTAATAATATTGGAGAACCTATTACAGTTGGCTATGGTACTACTGTTACTGGTACAGGATTTAGTAAAGGCGCAAACGATACGACTGTTATTGCGGCTGCAAATCCTGATGCAACAGAAAGAAGTGGATCTGTAACGGTTAGTCCACAGGAAGGTGGTAAAACTGCAACAATTACATTGACCCAGGCTGGTACAACTGCATAAAGAAGAAGAGTGATGGGAAATAAACGAAGAAATAGGAATAATATTCAAGGAAACGGAAAGCCAGACTTCATCACGAGTCTGGCGGACCTTTCTTTAGAAGAAATTGATAGACTGCAAAAAGCAGCTCCAATGGCATTTCAAAGTAAATTACAAGCTTCATTAAATTCGAATGATCCAGCGGAAATAATGAAGGCTAATTTATATCTCGGTGAGATAGATAGAGGTACCAACAAGATACAATCAATCTTTTTTGATCCGAATGATTTTACAGGAAATGGAAAAGGTTTCAAGAGTCAAAAAGGCGTTTTGTCTTTTGAAACTCTCCGTAAAATGGGTGACATCTATGTTATCCGAGCCATTGTTAATACTCGAATAGAGCAGGTTCAAAATTTTCTTCGATTTTCAGAAGACGAACAGAAAGAAGGTTATATCATTAGAAAAAAGAAAGGTCTCTTTAAAGATGATAATGACAAGAAATATACTGATGAGGATAAACAAAAAATCGAAAAGATTGTCACATTCCTTGAACGGGGTGGCTGGAATGAAAAATGGGATAATACCGACAGCTTTCAAGAATTTGTTCGCAAAATCACTTTTGATAGTTTAACACTGGATCAATTAGCTTTTGAAATTACTCGCACTCGTAATTGGGAATTAGATAAATTTAGAGCGATAGATGCCTCTCTAATTAGATTTTTGGACACAATCGATCCGAGACAAAGAGAAGCATTTGAAGAATATCGTTATAAAGGTTATCTTCCGAGATTCTGTATGGTTTGGGAAGATATGATCGTTAGAAATCCTGTTACAAGAGAATCTATATTATATTATCCATGGGAATTGGGATTCGGAATAAGAAACAAAACGTCTAATATCAGAAAGAATGGTTATGGAACAAGTGAGCTCGAAACTCTTGTTGAAATCATTACCTGGATATTATGGGGTATGCAATACAATGGTAACTTCTTTAGTCAGGGTTCTCAGCCGAAAGGTTTTATCAATGTAAAGAATGCCAATATGGCACAGTCTACATTGAATGAATTTAGGCAAGCCTGGACACAAACGATGAGAGGTGTTCAAAATTCACATCGTGTTCCTGTTATTAATGGTATTGATCTTGAATGGATCGATCTTCAAAAGAATAACCGAGATATGGAATTCAATGATTGGTTGAAATTCCTAATTATCATGGGCTGTGCTGTTTATCGAATGGATCCTACAGAACTTGGTTTTCAGTTTAAAGATCAGGCACAAATATTTGGTCAAGACGGTCAAAAAGCCCGCTTACAGCATAGTAGAGAGAAAGGCTTAAAACCCATTTTGGTTTTCTTGGAAAACATCATTACCGAGTATATTGTAAGTGAATTAGATCCTGAATGGGAATTTGCATTTACAGGTATAGAGGTTGAAGATGAAGAAGCACAAGTAAAATTAGATATGGATAAGCTTGATAAAGGTATGGTTGCAATGCAAGATATATTCCAGAAATATTCAGGGCGTCCATTTGATCCTGATAAGGATATCATTATCAACCAGGTTTATCAACAGGCTCATCAGGCTGAATTGCAACAACAAATGATGGGATCATCTATTCCAGGGGAAAGTACTGAAGAAGGTGTTCCTGTTGAAGAAGGGGGCGAGGAGGAAAATCCATTTGACAAATATAAATCAATGGATAATCCTATTATGAAAACTGCAATGGATTATTATATGAAAAACTTGTATAAATGAAAACCGAAGATATAAAAGGAATTGATATTGGTCAACTATCAAAGAAGACCAATATCATTCGTCATGTAAAGGATCCTATTAGATATCCAAAGGTTCAGTGCGGTTATGAAGGTTTAGCGCAAGTGATTTTTGCTACGCAAACTAATAATATGATGAAGGAATTAACAAAAGAAATGCTTAGTATAGGTAAATGATATTTAGTCCAGAAGAAATGCAGCGTTTATTTTCCATCGTTGATCTTCGTTTAGCAAGGATCGTGGCGGATGTATTAGGAGAAAGGGCTCTTACTCCTGATGATAAAGAACTACTCACCCGAAACGGCTTTAAATGGAAGCATGAGCTTGAAAAGATTCCACCTTATTACCAATCTTATATTTTTGGTAAGTTATCAGCTGTTTTATCACCTGCTCAGTTAAGGACTTTAGATTATCATGATTTTACACTCTACATAGATAGAAAACAATTCAAAACATTAACTACACTCGAACAAGCGATGTATAATGCAGCCGCGACTCGTACATATACTTATATTAAAAGTATGGGTCAAAGGATGAAGGATATTATTACAAACGCAGTTTCACAAGAAGAAATTAAATCACTTACAGAAGCTCAAAGGTTGTTAGAACAAACAACCATCAAGCGAGAGATAATTGAGGGTGCTCTTAAAAAGAAATCGGTTCAACAGATTGTTAGTAACATAGGCCATTCTCTGGAAGATTGGAATCGAGATTGGGGTAGAATCGTTGAAACCGAAATGCAAGGCATTTATCAAATTGGCATAGCACAGCAGATTATGGAAGAACATGGAGCTGAGGCTTATGTTTATAAAGAAGTCTTTCCTGGCGCATGTAAGCATTGCATCAAGTTATATACAACAGGAGGAATCGGCACACGTCCAAGAATTTTTAAATTGGCAGATTTAATAGCTAATGGAGATAATATTGGAGTTAAGTCGGTTAATTGGAAAGCAACTTTGGAAAGCGTTCATCCATTTTGTAGATGTCAACTTCGATACATCCCAAAAGGTTATGTCTGGGATGAAGAAAAACAAATGTTCGCACCACCCAAGAATTATCAAAGGAAAATTGAGAGGAGAAGTAAAGTTAAAATATATGTTGGAGATAAAACTTTTGAGGTATGATAGGATATAAAGGAGATACAATAGTATATGTTCTCGTAAAAGGAGATGATGAACTTGAACCTGTTAGATGGGAACAAATTGAAATAAAAGATGTCAAAGAAGGAGATTATATTCAAATGTATCATCTTCCTTCAATGAGTTTTTGTTTTTATCCTGCAAAGGTTGCATCAGGACAATATAATGGAATGTTGTCAAAAACAAATGCAGTCATTACTTATTGTAAAGATCAAAAGTTATTCGCATGTAAATATCTTCCAGGAGCAAAGTATCCTGTCATTAACGAAAAGTCTATAGATGAATTCGAAGATGATGAAATCTTAACAACGATAGAAGGATGGAGCTACGAATTAAATCAAGATGTGATAGATGGCAGTATTGAAGATATGGCTGAATATATGTCATATAGAGAAAAAAGTCATTATTGTTATAAGAAAGTTGAGAAGCTCGAAATTGAAGAAGAAATGTACGAGGGAAAACTTTATAACATCATAGCTCCTGTAGAATACGGTCTAAGGATTGATGAATATGGAATAGGAACAATAATACATGAATAAACATGAAAGGTGGATTTAATTCGAGTTTTGTTGAGGTGAGAACGATCGAGGGTGATAAATTCCTAAAAGATTTAAAACCAAACGATTTGCTTTTAACCGATAAGAAATCGTTTGCTAAAGTTAAATTTATAAATCAAAGGCAGGCGAATGTAAAAGATATTGTTTACAACGTGTATTATCACACGTTTAATGAAGAGGGTGTAATAGATCGTGTTTCGGGAGAGCAAGAATTGATTGATGGAACCTTAATTAAAGAACTTGCCGCAGGAGATGCAATGTTGCATCGCAATGGAGATATTGCAATTGTTGACAGGCTTGAAAAAATGGAAACTGTTAACCGATTCTTTTACAGTATTCAATTGAATAAAAATACGACCTTCTACGCGAATAATATTTGCATGAAGAGCGATCAATTATAAAAAGAATTTGTATATTTAGGCAGAATATTAAGTGATCTAATTATGAATATAAAAAAGTTATTGAATCTTCAATCCTCTCAGGAGAAGATTGCGGAATATAAAGGACTTCTGCAAAAATCCTATCAACTTGAAGGAAAGGTAGAAGAATTGTATCAAGAATTTGCTCAGCAAAGTGATATTATGAAAAGTATCTCAACATTGGGCGAAGAAGAAAGAAAAGAGGCAATGACTCGCCATGATTCTTTCCTGAGTGAGCACACTCAAAAAGTGGCTGCTTTACAAAAAGAAAAAGCCAAACTGGAGAAGTCAATGTCTCGGCTGGAAAATGATGACGATATCTATGAAGCAATCATTGATGTAAGGTTTCTCGCAGATGTAAAACAAAATTGCAGAAGAGGCAAAATCTCGAAGTCCGTCTATAATGAAATAATTAAGGCTAAGGCTGGAAGAGTAAGATATGCAGATGTACTTCTCTTCCGTGGAGAGAAACTTTTAATCTTACAACGTGCAGGCGAAAAGGGTTCTCATACAGATGAATGGTGTATTCCAGGAGGTCATGTAGATATGGGTGAAGATTATCGTGATGCTGCAGCACGTGAGCTTTTTGAAGAAACAGGCTTCGAAGTTCCGGCTGATATGCTACAGGAAGTTGCTGTTGCAACAGGTAAAGATTTCGATATTCATTACTTTATTGGTCATATTGATCAAGACGCACCTGCAATGGTTCTTGTAGATGGAGAAGAAGAAATTGGAAGTGAATGGATCTATATCAATGAAATCGAGGATTACGACTTTATCTTTGATATGAAGGATAATCTTAAAAAGATCCTCGGCCTGGAAATAAAACCGAATATGGTTCCAAATATCACAAAGGCATATACAGAAGGAAAAATTTCAGAAGAAATTTTTAAAGCTTTCTGTGATAACCACAAAGAAGATATTAAGAAAGCAAATAACAAGACTTATTTTTCTCATAAAGAAAGAAAAGATCTTGCTGAGAAAGGAGAGGCTATGCCGAATGGAAAATACCCAATTCGTAATAGTCAAGACTTGAAAGATGCTATTCGACTTGTAGGGGCTTCTTCAATGCCTGAGAGCGAGGTAAAAGCATGGATTAAGAAACGTGCAAAAGCGCTTGGACTTACAGATGAGCTTCCAGAAAGTTGGGGCGAACATGATGTTGAAAAATCCTATATTCCTGAAGAGGAAAGAAAAGAAGATGCAAAGAAAGGTATTGCAATGCCCGGTGGTGAATTTCCGATTGGAGACGAGCATCAACTGCGCTCTGCAATAAAGTTGAGAAATAATTCTAATCTTTCAGAAGCTTCTGTTAAACGTCATATTATTAAAAGAGCCAAAGCTTTACATCTTGAAAATCTTTTACCTGAAGAATGGAAAGAAGATAAGAAAGTTGAAAAGACAATGGATTGTGACGATGCAAATGCGATCTGTAAAGAAGATCTGGAAGGTGGCGAGAAGAAGATTGCAAAATCAGCTGAAAACGATTTAGAAGGATTTTCCGTTTTGGTTAATTTCAATGATTTGGATCATGCAGATATGTTTAAATCGATTGTCAGTGAAATGAAAGAAAGTGGTAAGCTTGATGTCGACTCGGTTGAAGCGATCTCCAAATCGCGCATGTCCGAGCCTGTTGGTTCTCTTAAAATCTGGAAAGGAAGAGAATACATAAAAACCTTAAAAGGTTGGAGATCCAAACATGTGAAAGACGATTCAGAAGAAGCTGAAAAAGAAGGAGATAAAAAGAAAACTTCTAATTCGAAAGAATCAAAAAAAGCTGACGCTTCTTTATCTAAATCAGCAGGAGAAGAAGCGGTTGAAGACATGGATGCTGATGAATTTGAAAAAGCCCACGATATTTTGAGAGGTACTTTTGTTGATTTTGCTAATTTTTTAGAGGGTGCAAAAACAAGAACGAAAAATATTCATTGGAAGGAATTAGATAATTCTAAACATGAATATCTGGATGATCTTACTGACGTACTTTCTGAATATGAAGATAAGATCATGGAAGCTGGACAAAGTGGATTTGGGCGATTCAAAGATGGAGAAATTAATGGAGAAGAAATCAAAGTTAATGATCCTGTAGAATTCATTGATCTAATAATCGACAGAGGAAAAGAATTCCATGAAGCAATTAAAGACAATCTCGATTATGTTGGTGAAATGTCTTGGATGGAAGATTTTCTTGCGGAACTTAAACAAACGAAATATCGTTTACAAATGCATTAAATAAAGTAGGGAGAAGAACTGAATCTTCTCCCTTTTCAAATGAAGAGCTATGACATTATTTGATAGTACAAAGGAGTTTCTGATGAATTCAATTGAGAAAGCCCGAAAGGGAGATCCAATTGGAACAGAAAAAGTATGGAGTGGAAAAACCTATGTAAAAACAGCAACAGGTTGGATTCCGAAAGGTAAGGGAAAGCAACCGAAAGAAGAAGAACAAGCGAGTCAAAGAACCAAAAAAGTTGATTATTCAAATCAAGCTTCAAAGGCGAAAGACACTCAACTTCAAGCTGCTATTAAAGATAAAGACGCGTCTCCTGAAGTAAAGGCAGCGGCTCAAAAAGAATTAAATGCTCGACAGGGTAAAACCGAGGAACCTTCTGTTAAATCTCCAAAAGTAGAAGAAGATTCTTCAAAACAAGCTAAAACCACAGAATCCTCTAAAAAAGTAGGGGGTAAGCCTCTTGCACCAGGAAACAAGGGTATTAAAGAAGCTCTTCAAAGAATACTCGATGCAGCAGATGAATTTGACGATGATTTTCTTGCGAGAGTACAGGAACAAATTGATAAGATAAATCAAAAAGAAAAAGAAACCGAAAAGCCACCCATTGATGAAAAGATGCTGGATGCAAAACTTGATTCTTTAAAAGAAAGCATGACTCAAATCATTGATAAGAAATTGGATGAACTAAAAGGTAAGGAAGAACAAAAGCAAATAAAGAAAACAGGTTTAATGATTGAGGGTAAGAAGGTTCATATTACCCTTGAAGGAGATACCTATGTAGCAAAAGGAATCGGAGAAACATTTAAGAGCAAACCGGGGCAAGGTTTATCTTCATTCAAAGAAGAAGTAAAAGAGCATTTTAAACCCATCGCTCAAAAATGGAATGAAAAGAAAGACGAAAAAGTAGAATCAAAACCGAAAGAAGAGATTAAAGAGGAAAAGGTACAAGAAGTAAAGAAAGAAACGCCAAAAGTGGAAGAATCTAAAAAAGAAGAAAAAGTAAGTGATGAACCAATTATTCTTAATGGTGTGAAAGGCTCTTTTGTAACGATTACTCCCAAACAAAATTCGTTTGGAAAGACCCAATATGAAATTGAGGCATTTGATGGTAATGGAAAGAAAGCTCTTATGACAAATTATCAAGATAATCTTGAAGCAGCAAGAGAGAAAGGGAATGAAATGATAAAAGAGATTCCTTCTACTCCTGTAGTAAAACCACTTCCTAAAAAAGAAGAAGTAAAGAAAGAACTTGAAAAGAAAATAGAGGAAAAGAAAAAAGAAGATGTGCTTGACTTGAATACAGATGAAAAGATTTGGGATAAGAAACATAAGCTCGATAAGTATTTAAATGAACATGGTAGTGCAACAATTGATTATAAGGGTAAGCGTTTCCAAATAAAGGATGATGGTAGAACGACTACGATAAAAGATCTCGATAAGGGAGAATCAATTCAATTCCCTTCAAATCATCTAGGCCCTCTTGTACGAGTAGATATGCTTATTGGAGAATCGAAAACAAATCTGGATTTTAGCAATATGTGGGAGGCTGCGGGCTATCAGATAGGTGTTGCCAATAAAGAGGAATCTTTATTGGGTGAAAAGTTGAAGAATGATGTTGAGAAAATTTTCAGTAAGTATAATGGAGACGGATTGGTAGATGAAGGCCTTGCTAAAAGAACAAGTAATCTAATAGATAATTATGAGTTCGATGAAATCATGGAAAGCTATTCCGAATCTGATGACCTTGAAAAAGCTCAAATTTGTAAAGCGTTGGTAGATAAGGGATATTTACCTGTTGCAAACGGTCTACTTTTCCATTCTTATGAAGGAAATGATTATACTTATTTTAATCTAAGCGATACTGATACTGAGAGCTATGATGATGAAGACGATGACTCTTCTCAAGACGAAGTTACCGAATGGTATGGAAAGCGAAGTGATAAAGTTTCAGCTACAAAAGCAGAAAGAGAATCAATAGAAATGTATGTGGGGATGCAATATGAGGAATTTAGAGATTATAATGAGAATGCAAAAAATCTTGAAGCTCAGGATGCCAAGGCGTTTGAAATGCATTCTAAGAATATAGATTCTTTTATCGATAACAATACTCTACAGGATTACGTGGTTCTTAATAGAAGAATGAACTTTTTACCAGATGGAAAGAATTTAAACGCATATATGACAGCTAAACCCGGTGATACAATTACTGATGTAAGTTTTACGTCATTTTCATTAGTTCAATTAGAGGATTTTGGAAATGATATGCAAGTAACTTTATTAGCTAAACCAGGTGATCCTATTGCGAATGTAGGTAATATGGGGGAATTTGAATATCTTGCTAAAAGAAATTCTGCTTATGAGGTAATTGCAAGAGGTACAAATTCGATTGTTTTAAAATTTGCAAATTAGTGCCTTAATAGTTGGCAAATTCAAATATTATTTGTATCTTTAGATAATAAATAGAATTCGTTATGAAGAAAGAAAAGAAGAAAGTGCATCCAAGATGGTCTGATACAAGTGGATTAATACTTAAGCCAGCATCGAAAGAAGTTCAAAAGAAAGCAACGGAAAAGATGGTATCTACCATCAAGTCAAATTTTGATAAATTCATAGAGAAATATGAATCTAAAGGAAAAGATAAAAAATAGTATACGCGCTTATATAATAGGTGATGCATTGGGAGTCCCTTATGAATTTAAAAGACGAGGAACTTTCAATTGTAACACTTTTTCTTCAGGTGGTTATCATGGACAGGAAAGTGGTGTATGGTCGGATGACACATCTGTTTTACTGTGTTTAATCGATGCCATGTCGAATCATGATTATATAGATGATCAGTATGATAGCTTTAAGTTAAACATGAAGAAATGGTTTAATCGACAGTCATTCTCAGCAACCAAAGAAGGTTGGTTTGATATAGGAAATCAAACAAGAACTGCAATACTTCTTAATGATATGGGAAGGGATTGCGATGAAACAAATTCAATGGGAAATGGTGCCTTGTTTTATGCTCTTCCAGTTGCTATACTAATGGTCGTAGATGAGTTTTCAGATGCAAGCGGAAAAAAATATTTTGAATTTTTTTGCAAGTATTCGCATCATAATAAAAATTGTTTTGAATTTGGAAGCAGATTTTGTTTGTTAATTCGAAAATTATTATTAGATTTACCGATAGAAAGTATTGACGTGGGAGTTTATCAAAACAGGGGTGATGTAGAAAACACATATAACTTGGTGATTGATAACTTCTTAGCTAAAAAAGATCAATCTTCTACATTATTCTCAGATCTATGCGACATTGTTAATCTCGGTGAAGATACCGATACTAATGCAGCGTTACTTGGAGCATTAATGGGAACGATAAAAGAAGTGGATTTAAGTGATTGGATTCAGATTAAAAATCATGAAGCAATAGACTCACAAATTGATGCTTTCATAAGTTCGATAGAATTATGGATGAAATAAAAAGATATGTTCCATATAGGAGATAAATTTAATTTTTTCGCGGAAGCTGATTTTGAGAAGTCGCATTCTTTTAATCCTTTGAATTTTCCGATTGGTGACGATAGGAGATATGAAAGAATGATCTTTGAAGGATTAGCTTCTGATAATATGGAAGACGATGAAGGAGAATCAATGGAACCGAGTGGTTTTGTTATCGATCGTTTTTTGAAACATGGTCTTATTAACTTAGATCATTTGCCATCTCGATCTCCCATCAATAAATCTCGCTTCTGGATTGGAGCACCCCTTTCTGCGAAAGTAGATGGCAATAAATTCTATGTAAAATGCCAATTATGGAAGAAATCTCCTGAAGCAAGAGCCTTCTATGATAAAGCCCTTGAAATGAAAGAATCGGGAACAGATAGAAAACCCGGTTTTAGCATTGAAGGTAAGGCACTCGAAAGAGATAAAAGAAATCCTAAAAGAATAACAAAAGCTCTAATAACGAATGTCGCAATGACAATGACACCCGTTAATGCGAATACTTATGCAGATATTGTAAAAGGAAAGCAAGTTAGAGATTACGTTGATTACGGTTTTGAAAGTGACAAAGACTTTAGGACAACGCAGATTCTTTTAGAGATGGAGAAAGATGGTCATATTATAACTATTGATAAAAACCTCTCTATCAAAGTTAAGCCGGCGGGGAAACATTCAGACGATATTTTTAAAAATCTTTATCAGAAATATATTGAGGGATATATATCTATGGATATCCTAAATGATTTTGTTCAGAATTCGAAGAAATAATTTTGATAAGTAAAAATTAAGAGATATTTTTACCAAAAATAAAATTTAGCAAATATGAAAGTTGAATACAAAAACGATTCAATCGTAAAATCTCTGCTGGATGCAGGATTTAGCGAAGATTATATCGAGAAGGCGATTGCGTCTGGAGATATTAAAATTGAAAAGTCTGAGGACAAAGCCGCAGAGGGCGATCATGAGTCTGAAACCAAACAGGAGAAGGATATCAATAAGCTCGAAAAAGAGGCTGTAAAGAAAGAAGAGAAAGTGAAAAAGGACGAAAAAGACACTGCAGAAGATAAAGATGCAGAAGGCTTTAAGAAGTCTGAAGATAAGGACAAAGAAGACATGATGAAATCTATTATGAGTGATGCCATGAAATCTTTCGGTTCTGCAATCGCTCCTCTTATGGAAGGTATGCAAAGATCTTTGGATAGTGTGAGTGCTAAACTGGATCGTATTGGAAATACCGCACCGTCATTCCGTTCTGAAGGTTTAGACAACCTACAGGCATTGGAAAAATCAATGTCTTTCTCAAAAGGAGAAGATAATAAGTATGAAGTAAATATTGTTACTCAGCGTAAAGCTGCAACTGCAGCCATCGAAAAGGCTTTCGGTAGCGATGACAATATTTCTAAATCTTTGCAGGATGAAGCAATCGCTTTTATGGCGAACCCCTATGCTGAATCAGTAGGTGAAGATTTGGCTCGTTATATGTACACCAAGGGCGTGAAATTTGTGAAGTAATTCGTTGGAATAAATATAGAAAATAAAAACTATGGATTTGTATAATTATAGCAATAGTGGCACAGGTGTTGATTTGATGGACGGAATCGCCGCAAATGACATCCTGAAAGCGATGGAAGCAGGCCTGCAAACAGGTATGCAATATAATAACCAGATCAATAACGGTGGTGGTTTGAAAGTTGAGTCTTTGGATTCAGTTTTGAAGATCCTGGGTAACCGTTTGAATCAGTTGGTTTATTTGATGGAAATGCCGAAACATAAAATTGATAATACTGTTCATCAGTACAATCAGTTGTATAAGTACGGTGAAAACATCGGCATCTTTAACACTGAAGGTGAAACTCCGGAGGAGACCGATTCTCAATACAGACGTAAATCAATCATCACCAAGTTTATGGGTGTAACTGGTCAAGTTACTCATCCTGCCATGTTGGCAAAACTTGCTGGTGGTATGAACATGTATACGAAGGAAGTTGAAAACAAGACTATCTTGTTACAGACTTTGATCGATACAGCCTTGGTAAGCGCTGACTCTACTTGCGTTCCCGAACAGTTTGATGGTATTTTCCGTCAGCACATGTTGGGTGTAAATGAGATGGATGCCGGTACTGCAGAAGGTAAGACTTCAGAACAGTTGCTGGATACATATTTCGGTTCTCCCGCCGTAATCGATGCACAAAACCATGTTTTGGATGATAACTTGATCCAAGATGCTGCAAACGTTATCGTAAACGTTTACAATGGATACATCGATCGTATCATCTCTAATCCTATTGTATTTAACGATTATGTTAAACTGTTCCACGAAAGTAAGCGAGTTATTGTTGGCTTGGCTGCTTCTGTTACAGGCGCTACAATGGGTCAGTCTGTAAACAATGTTACGACTCAGTTCGGTAAGATCGATATTAAAAATGACCGTTTCTTTGACGAACGCAAGCCCATCAGATTGAGTACAACTGCAACATCTCCGAAAGCTCCGGTGGCTCCGGTTGTTGGTACCGCCATTAAGGTAAATGCAAATGACACGAAAACAAATTTCGGTCAGCATGCAGGTACTTACGGTTATCTGGTAACTGCGAAGAACCGTTATGGAGAATCAGCTCCTTTGAATATCACAACCGCTGCACAGGCTGTTGCTGCAACCGAATCGGTTGAATTCGGCATTACTGCAGGAACGGGTGGTGCATACACAGCAACATGTTTCGTTGTTTATCGTACGAAGAAAGACGCAGTATTGAACAATACTACTGAATACTTCCCGATTTTCGAAGTTCCAGTTGCTCAGTTGGCAAATGGTTATGATGGTGCTGCTGCAAATTGCGTACGTGACCGCAACCGTATTATCGCAGGTACCAAGTCAGCATTGATTTATTACAATGATGACCAGATCAATGAATACCTGCAATTTGCAGACACTATGAAGATGGATTTCGCTATCACAGCACCTTCTCGCAGATTTGCAATTTTGAATTACGGTACTCCTGTATTGTATCAACCGGCTAAGATTGTTCGTATTGTAAATATCGGACAAGAGGGCTTGTAATTCATATTTAATATAAATCAGAAAAGGGAGGGAGAATTCAAACTCCTTCCCTTTTTGTTTAAATCCGTTTATTATGAAAATTAGAAGTAGAGTGTATGCGAATGCCGCATTAAATTTCACGAAAGGCGTAGTAAAATTTAAAAATGGTGAGGCAGAAGTTTCTGAAGAATTATATCAAGAGATTCTTGATAGAAATTTCCCCAACATTTACAAAGATGGTGAAATGCCCGAGTACAAAACGAAGATGGAAGAAAAGCTTCGCGCAGACGTTAAAGAAGGCAACAAAGAATTCATGGAAGAAATTAATCGCCTGAAAAATATTATTGATTCACTGAAGAGTGAAGTTCAAAGAAAAGATGGCGAAATTATTTCATGGAAAGAAGCTTTGGAAAAATTAAAGGAGGAGTATAACACTTTCAAGATGAAAATGTCTATAACGCCAGAACCTAAAAAAGAAGCCGAAGTTACGGATGAAAAAGAAATGCTTCGTAAAGATCTCCAAGGTATGAAAAAAGAGGCCCTTGTGGAGTTGGCAATGTCAGAAGATGGTGGTAACTTTACGAAAGAAGAGATTGACGGTAAGAAGAAAGAAGAAATTGTTGAGATGATCCTCTCAAAAAATTAAAATAATTAAGTTATGGCTCAGCTAACGCTTACGATAAAATATAAAAAGAATTCGGGCCTTTTATTCTCGGTTGCAGAGATTTGGGCGTTCTATTTGTATGGGATTAAAATTCAAGGCGGTGAAGGTTCGGCTTTTTCGAACGAGGCTGTTAGAAGATATATCGAAGCAGCTCAGCGTCAAGTGGAAAACTGGTTTAATCTTAGGTTTTGTAAGCAGTTAGCTGATCAAACTATAACTTATTATCGCCCTGATTATTGGCAGCAATTTCCTATTTTACAAACAAATTATCCCGTTCGAGATCCTTTATCAATGATTGGTATGTTAAATAAAATGGAACAGATTATTTATCCGCAAGGCTGGCTGTTCTGTGAATATGACATATTGATGGGTCAAGGTAAAAGAAGAATAAGTGTTGTTCCAACAGGGGCTTCTACTACGCAAGGAAATGCACAAGTTATTCTTACAGGTATAACATCACAGGTAGGAATGCAGCGTTTCGATTATATTCCTGATTATTGGAGAGTTCAATACATTACAGGATGGGATTTAGATCAAATGCCAATGGATCTTATAAACGTTGTAGGTATGTTAGCAACGTTTGGACCCTTGAATATCGCAGGTGACCTTATTTTAGGAACTGCTGGTATTGCTGCACAGTCTCTGAGTATAGATGGGTTAAATCAGAGTATTTCTACAACATCATCAGCTACTAATGCTGGTTATGGAGCTCGATTAATCAATTATCAAAAAGAGATCAAAGAAACGGTGGAAAGATTGAAACTTGTTTATGATGAAGTAAAATTCAGTGTATTCTAATGGAAAGTAAAAATATCCTACAGCAAGCATCTCCTGGTTATAGTAATTTTAGACCAGAATTTTTCAAGACAGATTTTGACCAAGCTGTTTGGGCGAAAGGCTATGACATGCTTTTAGAGAAAGCAATGAGATGCCCTTGCAATGGAACAGAAGCCCCTTTGATTGATTGTCAAAATTGTTCAGGTACTGGATATTTTTATGTGAGTCCAATAAAAACAAAAGGTCTTACAACGAATATAAATCAAAACAACCAGTATCATCCCTGGTCGGAACAATTACTTGGAACAATCGCAATTACAGTAATGGATGCCGATAAGCCAAATCTTTCTTACTTTGATAGGATTAGTTTTCTCACTGAATATTCTTATTATAGTGAGAATGTTAAAATCCGCGAGAATGATGGTGTTTATTTTGTTTTTACAACATATAGAGTTGTTGAGTTATTAGCAATCTATATTTTTCAAGCATCTGATAAAAAACTAATTAAAACACTTAATGCACATACAAGCGATGATAATCCATATTGTTTAATTCTTGATTTAGCAGAGATTCCTGAAAATGGTTTTATAAGTGTTTATTACAAACATTGCCCCGAATACCATGTGCTGGATCTTCCTCATGAAATTCGTGCTTCATGGAATACTGAAAGAAAATCAGGAAAACAATATAAGATAGAGTTACCTATTCAAGCAATAGCGAGGAGAAGTCATTTAATTGCGATAGAGAAACCGAATTTTGATGGCACGGGCGTTATTATAAACGATTAATATGAGCTTACCTATTAGAATAGATTTGGGCGATGTAGTAGAAGAGTTTCAACTAAATTTATTTGAAGCTGATCTACTTGGAACTGCTATTATAGATAGGGTTGTACAAGAGTATGTTATAAAGTGGAATAAATTGATTGACACTGAATTAAAGCAATCAAGAGAAGAATATCGTAAAGCAATATATATAGAAAGACCTTCAGGATTAGAAGTTATTTTCGGCTTATCAGCAAGAGCCAGTAAATTAGCTCTAATGGTTGAAGAAGGAGCACCTCCATTCGATGAGAAAATTGGCTTTCAAAGATCCTCTAAAACAAAAACAAAGAAAGATGGATTAGGGTGGTATTTAACGATTCCATTTAGGCATGCAACTCCTCAGGCCATTGCAGATTCGGGTATTTTTAGCTCTATAATGCCGCAAGATGTTTATGACATAGCTAAGAATGCCACAAAACCATTGAGGAAAGTCGATTTACCTGCAAATCAACAAATTCCAGGATCAAGAAAAGAAATTAATATTCCAGGATTACAAGTGCCTGAATACATACATAAGTCAGCTAAGTATGAAGGATTGGTTAGAGTAGATGTTTCCAGTTCGGAAGCAGAGAAAAGAGGTCAATATATGACATTTAGAAGAGTAAGTGATAAATCCGATCCTAATAGCTGGTTTAACGGAGGTATAGAGGCAAAACGTTTAATGGATCGTGCATTAGAACAAGCCGAAATCGGAACTGTGACAGATATGGCAATTGACGATATATTAGAACAAATAATGAAAGATAGATCATGATACAAATAATTCGAGTAAAGGAAATAATTAAGACTGTATTAGCATACATCCCTTATGAATATAAAAGTGGAAAAGCAGAAGAGGATACATTCTTATACAGACTGTTAAATGGTGTTAAGGATGATAATTTCGATTTCTATAAACAGGCTAAAACTCTGTTTACGAGAAGTGATTCAAGTCCGAGAAAAATCGCCGTTACTTTGGAATTTCCAAAAGACAAAACCTCTCTACCATGTTATGTGATCAGGGAACCTGGTAAAATAAAAGGTCCTGTTAATTCAATAGGAAAATTAACAGGAGATATTTATCCTGACGGAGCTTGGGAAGTGAGAGATAGTAGAGAGCAGGGCTTTGAGATAATGTGCTTATCCGATAACGTATTGGAAAGTATATTAATGTCAGAAGTCCTCTATGGTTTATTATTGGGTTCATATAATCTCCTTGCTATGAATTTTAGCACCATTGAGATTAATATGACAGAACTTATGGCCAATACTGAGCTTATTCCTCTTCCCATTTTTATAAAGTCAATTCGATTAGATGTATCATCGGAACAAATTGTTTCTTCTTTGATAAATTCGGATTTCTTAAGCAAAATTGAATTTGAAGACGCGGGAGAGGCTGCGATTACGGGTGAAAATTACGGAAGAATGGGTCTCCCGGGAGTGGAGTCTGAGATTGTTTAGTAAGTTTTGAAGAAATAAATTTTGTAAAAAGAAAAATAAGATATATATTTAGGTGTTGATTAGATTTTTCAATTATAAATTCGTACAAAATTTAATTTTTATAGTATGAGCTCAGTTTTTTATTTTAATAACAAACAAATATCCCTTCCCGGTGTTTACAGCACTATTGTAAGCGGAGAATCAAGCCCTGCCCGTAACTTAGATTATGGAAAAGTACTCATTATTGATAATGGTACGTTTGCTGCAGGTTTTGGTGGGGGTGCTGGTATTAATGGAGAGAATACACAAGGTCAAAACTCTATTTATACTTTTGACAATCTTTCCGATTTCCGCAGCTTCATGAAAGGTGGTTTGTGGTGGAAAGTTGCCGAAGCATTGTTTGATCCGGATCCAACTAATCCAGACGCAGTGGGAATTTCAGAATTGGAATTCGTTAGAGCAGCAACCACAACAGGCGCAACGATAACTCTTGCAACTGCCGCAGGCGGAACTTTTGCAATTAAGACTTTGGATGAAGGTATAAATGCAAATGGTGTTTTATTTGGTGAAGGCGATCCTATTCTTACAACAGGATATGGCATGATGTTTATCCCCGGTGTAGAAGATCCTACAAAATGGATTCTTCAGATCTGGAGGGGTACTTATACAGGTACTTATTCTGATGGATTACCTTATGGTGACCTTACTCAGGAAAATGCAGATCCTGAATTGGTTTTGGAATCGCCTGAATTTAATAATGTTCAAGAACTGATTAATTGGGCAACCAATGATTCTAATTTTGGATTAGGTTTTATCCTTGACCCAGCATCTAAAGTTGAAGGTGAAGGTACTATTACACAATCTGATATTACAACAGCATTGGATGGCAAACCTTATATTCTTGCAACAGGTGCAACAGAATCTTTCAGTTCTACTGATTTTCAGGCAGTATTGGATCAAATCGTTGGTTTGGATTATAGCAATATCATTTTGGATCAGGTGGGTGTAAATGCAAATTCTGCACTAACGCGCGCTTACTTGACTCACATGAAGAGTGCTAAATTCGATCACTTCCTGTATTTAGCAGGTTATGACGATACCGCGAACTATCAAAAATCACTCGATTTGGCAGTTGCATTCAACAACCCTTATGTACAAGTTGTTCATGGTGGAGTCGGAGTTGTTTCTGCTTTTGATGCACAGAAAGTTCGTTGGTGGCCGGCTCTCTACAATTGTTGTGCAATAGTTGGTAGAGTATCAGGTAAACCGCCTTATGTACCCGTTACATTCAAAACAATCGGTGTAGATCGTGTAAAACACATCTTGTCGGAATCTGAAAAGAAGAAAGCTTTAAAGTACGGTGTTCTTGTTACAGTTTTGAATGACTATACAGGTCGTTTCAATGTTCTTCAGGGTGTTAATACTTTACAGGACAATGCAAATCTGTTTAACGCAAAAGGCCAATCTTATTCGATCCAGTTTATGCGCGTTGTAGCTCAGATCAACAAAGAATTGATTGTTAACGCCTCTATTGATCTTTTGGGTCAAGAAAATGGCGTGAATGCTAACACGCTTACAGCAGGTGCAGTTAAAGATTGGACCGTAGCATATTTGCAGGGAAGAACTGCTACAGACGAGCAAGATAATTTATTGTTATCTTTCCAAGATGTAACAACAGTTCGTAAAGATGACGCTTACTTTACAACTTATAAGATCGTTGTAAATAACGAAATTACGAAGTTGTTCTTCACTGGTTATTTAATTCGTGGATAATTTTAAAAAGTAAAACATATGCCAGCTTTTACAGCGCCGAGAGCGTATATTAAAATAGATAATAAGGTTGCAGGTTACGTAAGAAACCTGCAATTCTCAGAGAATGTTGCACGTGCAAATGTGCAGGGTTTGGGTAGCTTATTGCTGCAAGAAGTTCCGCCAGTAGGATATCAGTGTAATTTTACAGTAGATCAATTCTTTCTTGATTTCAAACAGCCTGTGCTGGAAGGAATGATGCATAGATTGGGATCTGTAAAGGCAATCGTTGATACATTGGTATTGGGTGAACTTGGATTTGCTTTGGCAATTTATGCGAAAACAATTCAAACGCAGGATGCTAACACCAAAATGGTTACAGCAGTAGACCCTACAGGTCAAACAATGGCTTTACTGAATCCTTGTTTTGTAAACAATCAAGCATTCAGTTTGGCAGAAGGAGGAGTTGCGGGTTATAACATCAGTGGTATTTACCTGAACCCGATTTCAACATTGGAATTATAAATTCGTTAAAATAATATGGAAGAAAAAATCGTAGAAGTAAAGGGAAAGCAATATAAATTAGCTTTCCCTACCGTAGGCCAATATTATAATATGGAGGCTACAAAGCAAGCACTGGGAAAAGGTTTTTATAACGCCCTTTTAGGGAATCAAACAAGAACAGCGCAAGAAGCTTTGGATATGATCGATATCGAAGCTACAATAACAGTATTGATGCCAGATTTGGTCGACGATCTGAAAGTTAAAAGATTTAAAGATTTAGGATTGAAGGATTACGTAGAAGTTAAAAAACTTTATGAAACTGAAATTGTTCCATTCTTAAGAGAAGCTATGGACATACTAAGATCTATTTAATTTGAAGAACGATGACCATTGAAGAATTACGTACTTTTATGATTCAATGGAACAATAAATTCCCTATAGACAGGTGGTGGAGAAAAAAACATAATATTTCTTTTTTATCGCTTGAACATAGGGAATGTTCTTTTATAGCACAACTATTGGAATATCAAGAAGATGTGTTGTTCGCGGAAGCTTCCAAGGAAGAGAAACAAGATGACCCTTATATTCCTAATATAGGTGAATGGCTTAAAAGAAATGCTTCCGATGAAATCGATGAATATGATGTTGAGCAATTCCGAGCCGAAGCTGCGGAAATGGCTAAATTCGAAGAAATGACAGAAGAAGAGAATAATGGCTGAAGATAAAAGAATAAGAGTTAGTGCCGATACCACTCCTTTAAGACAATTAAGAGAAGAGGCTATTTCTCTATATAGAGAAATAGAAAGAGCTTCATCTTCGAGCGAAGAAGAAAATGAGAGAAGCATCCAACAATTGCGTGAACAATTATCATTGATGAACGATCGCAATGAATTGGAGAAACTCTTAATTGAATTAAAAAAACAGTCAAACTCTTTAGATAATCAGGTTCAAAGAAGACCGCCTTCTGAAGTTAAAGAGCCGGTAGAAAAACCCGAAGAAAAGCCAGCTCCAAAACCGAGAGAAGAGATAGTAGCCCCATCTGAAGTTAGAGAACCGAAGGGAAAAACTATTGTAGATGAAGATACAAATTCTATAACATGGGATTTTACAGAGGATCAAGAACAAGAAGAAAAAAAGCCAAAAAGAAAAAGAGGTAGGCCAAAGAAAGAAGTGGAGGAAACCGAATCTTCCGAAGGGGAAGAGACTCCGGTTGAAAAACCTCGTAGAAAACCAGTAAGGGAAGAAGAAAAGGAAACTTTACGTGAAATTAATCGTCATGTAGAGAATATTGATAATTCCGTTACTAATGTTGACAATTCTAAGAAAAGTGTTGACAATTCTACTACTACGGTTGACAATTCGCAAACAGCCGAGAACAATAGTAATAGTATAATTAACAGAGAAACTCGTAATGAGAATCTCAGGGAAACCGTTGTAAATATTGATCGCAATACCCAAACGATTAAAGAAAATACAACAGTCTTGGCCAAACAAGATCCCGTAGAGGTAAAACCCACAGAATCTCGAATTGAAAGAAGGGAAATTGTAGAGCCGCAATCGGATACTACTGGCAACAGAGCAAAGCGTAATGATGATCGTTTACCGCAGGAACAGTCAATAGATATAGAACGTTTATTAGATACTTCCGCAGAAATTGTAAATGGTTTATTTGGAATCAAGCAGGCCGTCTACGTTGCAGATGAAGAGATTGTAGAGGCAATTAAAGAATTGGCTTCAAAAGATGACGACGATAGAACAGCAAGCTCTGATAACCACCTACAACAGATCCTTCAAACACTCATCAGAATCGATGAAAGTACTGATAAGATAGAAGAGAAAGTTTTAAAAGGAGGAGGTTCTGGTGGAGGCGGCCAAAAGCCTCCAATTAATCCACAAAATCTTCCAAATCAAAGCTCCTCGGAATTTTTGAGAGGTATTCCAGGTCTTGCAAAATTTGCAGGACAAGCTGGTCTTATTGCTGCTGCAGTCGCAACTATAAGTAAACTGAGTAATACAATTCAAAATCGTGCCCTTAGACTTCAAGAGGGTAGATTGAGACAAGAGTATATGGGCTCTGTTGATACATATGCTCAAACTCAGAGGATTAATGCTGCCAATGAAGCAGATCTTTGGAGACTTGTTCCACTCGTTGGAGGTTATTTTGCAAGACAAACCGAAATGAAAGGTAATGTTGCAGCGGATCGAATGGTGGCAACTCTTGAAAAATATTTTGCAGCAGAAGGTAGAAACACTCTATTTACACAAACGTTTGGAGGCAGCGCAGGTCAATCTATGAGAACCGCATTTCAACAAGGCGGTTATGCTGCAAATGCTCTCGGTGTTGACGTAAGTACTTTCTTGAATAGAAATGCCGAGTTAACAAGGGCTGCGGGTGGAAAAGCTTTGGGTTCAAATGAATACGATCAATATGGATGGGAGGAAAGAAGGTCTACCCTTTCAGCCGAGAAGTTATTTGGAATTTCACCCTCTGCTATAAATGCATTACAAGGATCTTTACGCTTTGGAGAGAGAAATAATAACTACGGATCTTCAGGAATAATTAGATCTTTTGAAAAGGCAATGCAAGAGTTACATATGCCTTTTAGAGAAATCGCTTCAACGATGGAGGAATCGTTGGCAACATTCAATAAAAGGGCTGAAAATATTCTTGAAAAAGCGGGCGATTTTGATGCGGGTCGCGTAGCAGCTGTTATGAATGCTGTAAGGGTAGAAACAAGTTTTCAAGGAAGAAGATTGGAAAGATTCCAAGATGCCTATTCAGGAAGCGGGATTTCAGAAGATGAAACAACGCAAGCTTTATTACTTAGAACTTTAACAAGAACAGATCCGGGTGTTAAAACATATTCGGAGGCAATGGAAAAACTTGAACAGGTGAGAAGTGGAGATGCAGATCCTGAATTCATGAGAAACTTCTTATTAGAGCTTCAAGGTCTTTCTCAGAATAACGAACAATTTAAAAATATATTAAAAGGAGTATTTCCTAATTTAAGTTTTCAAGATATTAGAAGACAATTTGATTTTGGCGAAGAGCCCGGCGATGTTATAAATCGAATTTTTAATCGAATTACAGAGGATTTAAAAAATATAAGAGAAAACCCAAATAGAGCATATGAAGCAACTGCAGCCGAACAAGTAGTTGGCACAGGGGCAAAGATTCAGGCAGCCGATACAAATAGGCAGATTGGAATGGGAGCAGACGAGCTCAGAAAATTCTTAACTGCTATTAGAGATAATACTGCGAGAATACCTGAGAAAGATGTTTTGGTTGATTTCACCAAGAACGTAATCTCACACTCCACTGTTACAGCTGGTTCAGGTCCTGCAGGTAATACACCCATGCTTGCAACTCCGGGCGTAGCATTTGGAGAGGAGATTCTGAAAGTTCTCGAACCATTATTTGAAAAATTGTTTAGAAGATTAGGATTACCGAAAGGTGGACCTAAAACAGTTCCGGAGGAAAGAGAATGAAAATAAGTAATTATGAACTGACAACTGAAAAGCAGTTAACTCCTGAATCTTTTATTTCATTTTGGCAATTTAAAATTGATCCAAAAAATAAAGAAAGCGTGAAGTTAACCCCTGAACAATTTATGGATATTGTTTCAGAAAGAACCAGTCGCTCCAATATTGATGAAATCTGGGCCACTTACGATGATCTTGAAAAGGAGAAATATAAAAATGAATATTCAAGCAAAAAATTACCTTATATAAAATCGGGGACAACATTAGTATTTCCAATGAAGGATTCGCCCTTATTATTAGAAGAAGTTGCTAAAAGTACTTTATTTTTAAAGCAGCAAGATTTCCTTTCTTATTGGAGTGAGAATCTTTCTAAACTTATTAGTGATCCAAAGTTTGTTCCCGATAACGTGGTAGCTTCAGATGAGGAAGATGCTGTAAAGACAAAAGTTCAGCCCTTAAATATACGTGTTTGGATTTATTGTAAAGCGATAGATTCTGTAATCGATGTTAGTCAGTATATCTTAGATTGTAATGTTGATAAAACGTTTCAAAACGGTAGTTTCAGCATGAATATTGTACCGTTTAGAGATAATAAAAACAAAGATAATTTTGGAAGTAGTTATTGGAGTAATTTCAATGTCACAACTAAAGAAGGCTACGATACAAAGTCTTATTTAGAAAAGGTTGTTCAAATAAATGATATAGTTTTTATTCGATTTGAGCGCTTAAAACTTGAAAATGAATTCGATTCAATTACACCAGATGATATTACAATTTCTCCCAATAAATTGGCAAATACAGGAGTAAATTATAATGTTTGGGATATGATAGGTTTCGTTGATGGATCAAGTGAAACCTATTCAGCAGAGGGAAATTCAAAAGTAACCTCTATATATGGAAGAGATATTTCAAAGTTATTCGAAGAAGACGGAAGTTACTTTATTCCACTTGTAGATGTGAATGGATCAAAGCAACATTGGGTTTATCTTGGAAGACCACAAGATCCCTGGTATAAGAGAAATGTTATAACAGGAAATTATGATTATATATGGAGCTATAAGTATAAATCTATAAATGAGATTATATGGTTCATTATTAATGTAATGTCGAATATAGGTGTATGTAAGAATGAGTTATTTCAATCTTGGAAAGAAAAAAGAATACAAAGTTATGAAGTTGAAGGACAAAATCCTTTAGATGTAAATGGAATATGGCAGATTGTAAAAACTTATATTTCGCCAGAGGCTTCTCAGCGTGTTGTAGTTGATTCAAGTATCGGAAATCCGAATGGATCTCTTATGGATTATGTTAATAGAGCCTGTCAATATCCATTTGTGGAATTCTTTTTCGACACCTATATAAATACGATTGATCTTATTGTAAGACAACCTCCTTTTACTGAAGCGGCTATAATGGGGGCTTTTAAAAGTAAGCAATATATAACTATTACAGCTGATAATGTACTTTCTTACAATTTGAGTTATGATCCAAGAGTGTATTCATGGTTTCAAGTCCATGTGCAAAATAATAATTTAATAGGTGATAATCAATCAACAAACTTAGCATTCGTTCCTATTATATATTTGAATGAATATGCAGAGTTGTGGGGAAATCGAAAGCTTGAAGTAAATGATATGTACTGTCAAATGAAAGTGGTGAATAGTACCGAAAGTCAAGCTCAATTTTCAACCATGCAAGCAGCATTATTAAATGACCTTTTATATCTTGTGGAAAGTAATGCATACTTGCCATTTACAAGAACGGGAACAATAGAGATAAATGGTGATAGACGAATTAAGGTTGGAACATTTGTTTTAAATGAATCTACAAATGAATTCTTCTATGTGTTGAGTGTATCAAACTATGTGGCTTTCGAAGAGGGAGGGATAGAGAGAAGAACAATCCTTCAAGTTGAAAGAGGAATGTATGTTCCTATACTTGAAAGAACGGCTGCAAATAGTATAAAGCGATTGGATAATTCAGGTACAACTCCTTGGCAAGGTAGTCCTTCTTATTTTAAACTTGTAAAATTAGATGAATTGAAACAAGGAATAAAAACAGCAGAGAGGGGAGATCTCACAACAGCCATTAGCCCAACAGTAGATCAAGATCAATTTAAGTTCTTTTTGAACAGGAAAATGTACGGAGGTTTAACATGAAAAAGAGTGGGGCAATACCAAAAAAACAAAGCAATGATTTAGGTGCGATAACAGTTGGATATGTAATGATTCCTGTGAATGTAGATAGAGACGGTTATATTCAAACTTGTTATCGAACTAATAGAATATGCGTGTTAGTTGAGGGAGGTTTGTTTAAAACAGATGTATACATTACTAATGAAGCGATTCAAAACATCTCATTTCCTGAAAAAGCAGGAGAGAAAGGCACGCAAGTAGTAATAGCATCTGGTACTTTTAGAAACCAACCTATTATAATTGGAACTGTACAGGGTAATGATGAAACTCCGAATTGGATCGAAGAAAGCGTTCGATTTAGGAAATCATTTGGATCGACAATGATGTTATTCAGTATGAATCCTAAAAATAAGAAATTGGATATCAATATCACTGATACATTGGAGCCAACAGAACTTTCGATCATTGTAGGAGGAAACGAGGAACATAAAATTAATCTACAGTCATCAGGATCTGTTAATGTTACAGCTTCAAAAAAGATAAAGGTAACAGGCTATGATACGATTGAAGCTGATATTATAATTCCTCAGGATGAGGTGAAAGATCCCGGAAAAGATGAAAGAAAAGTCACTCTTAATAGGGATAAATTCGAGGTAATAAGAAGGGTCCAAGACAAACAAGCTCAATTCGTAATCGACGATCAAAAGATTGCGATGAATTTTAATAATGAGAAAGAAAGTATTCTTATAAATGAAAACAATATTGTTCTTTCGTATAGCGAAGCACAAGAACAAATCCAACTAGCTCAAAATTTAATAAAGTTGTTGACGGGTGCAAAAGTAGAAATTAATGGAGCTGCCGAACCATTAACATTGGCCAATACGTTAATACAATTATTGAATAATGTTCAAACTCAAGTCACAACATTAAAACAAGCTTGGACTTCAGCTTTGGCGGGAGCAGGTTCAATGGATGGTGGTAGACTTGGATTCACAGCAGGTCAAACAACAGTATCCACAATTTCACCCTTAAATTTTGATGCAATAAAAAGTAAAGTAATATTTTCTGATTAGAAAAATAATTCGTATCTTTATGTGTTAAAGAGATAATTTATGGCAAATATAGCAGGTGCAGCGATAACTGCGGCAACAAAGATAATAAATACTGCGGGAAGAGCAGTTTTAGCATCTCGATATCCAAATGATTTTGAGGTGTACCTTTGTACTTTGGAATTAGCTGATTCACAAGGCAATACAATTGATTTCTTTACTTTCCCAGTTACGCCCAATAGTATTTCAAAGACAGATCCTAAAAGGGAAACAATTAGAAATACCGCGGGAGGTGTAACTGTTTTAAGTACTCCTACTTTCACGCCACAAGAAATTACCATAAGAGGTGATTTTGGAAGAACATTTAAAATCCTTCTATCTACTGGAGGTGGCATGAGTAGTTTAACTGGTGCGGGATATAGTTTATCGGCGGGTAAATATTCATTGACATCTATTTCAGGGAAAAATACTTTTGGACTTCAAACTCCCGCATTTGACGCTGGAATTAAAACAGGCTTTGGGTGCACGAAGATGTTACAGGGTATTATTTCAAAAAGTAATGGAGTAGATAAAACAGGATTACCATTAAGATTGTATTTTTATAATCTTGCTTTGGGAGAAAGTTATTTAGTCGTTGTCCCGCCGTTAGGATTATCTCTATCTCAAAATCTGAATAGGAATATGATTTGGGAGTACAATCTTACGATGATTGCAATTGCGCCACTTGAATCAGTTGCAGGTGCAGCAAAAGCAAAAACAGCTTTAACAAAGATTTGTACATCTGCAGCCATACAAAAAGGAGTAAATGATTTAGCAGCTTCGATTGCCAATATATTATAAAGATGGATAAATTTGAAAAATTCAAATCGGTTACAGGATATGACATAAAGGAATTTTTCCAGTCATATGTGGATTTTTGCAATAATGATTATCCCTATATAGTGGATTATTATCAGGGCGGAGAAATTAATGCCGAATCTTTTTATCGATTAGATAAATTGGTGTCTAAGGTAAGAATCATTGAACCTTTATTCCAGTTGCATGAAAATAAGTTAGATGATCTGGATATGTGGGAGCTTTTAGAGAATTTTTCTGAAATAGAAACAAAGCTTCTAACAATTAAGAATTCTGATAGATGGCTGAGAAGTGCGACTGTTGGAAGAACGAATACATTGCAAATGGAAAAACAGTTAAGAACGGGAGAAACGTTTGAAACTGTATCTGAACAGATGGAATCTCAAAATCCTGAAGATGATTGGATGGATATTACGATTCCACAATATATAACCGAGGAAGATTATATAGCAGGTGAGGGTAGTAATACATTCTATGTCAATTTAAAGAATATGGGTGTTAACTATGTAGATAATGTAGTTGACACTTTGGTAGATCAAAATATCTTAGGTAAAGACATTTCTATTGAATTTACATTTAAAGATAATGATTTAACTGCAGTTAAATTCCATGATTCAATGGATCAAGCCTTAACTATTATTCTTGAAGCTCTTAAAGGATGTATTCCTGAATTTAGAGATTACGGTTTGCCAAATGAATTCATCGGTATTACCACTAATGCAATTCAATATCCTGTTATCTTTAAAGCATTAATGAATATGTTCCAAAGAGACAATCGATGGGCGAGTGCAGAATTACTTGACTTGGTTAAGAAAGAGGATAGTGTTTTCATGAAAGTGAAAGCAACTACGGTGACAAGAGAAGATTTTTTAATTAACGTTCCAATATAATAGTATGATTACAAAAACAAGTGCCACGATCACAAATTTAAAGAATCTGTGGATCGAAATGTTTTTAAACAAAACTGATAAGGTATCCAATGTTGCTGACGGATCAATATTGAATGGAGTTGCTTTTGGTACAGCAAAAGTTGCACAGAAAGCTCTAAAAGATATTAGTATTGTAGAAGCACAGATATTCCCGAAATCTGCGACAGGAGAATATCTGGACAAATCTGCTGCTTTATTCGGAGTAAGTGCACGTAAACAAGCACTTGGTTCTTCTACTTATGTAAGAGTATTTGCGCAACCGGGAACAGTTTATGCAATTGGAACGAATTTTATTTCAAAAAATGGTATAAGATTCACGGTAGATCAGGCATATACTGTTGACAATTCAGGATATGGATATGTAAGTGTAAGAAGCGTGATCACAGGTTCTGCAACCAATGTAGAAGCAAATAGCATTACACAGGTTTCACCTCGTCCTTTAACTCATATCGAATGTACTAATGAGTATGCAGCAATTGGAGGTCGTGATTACGAAGACGATGAAACTTTCAGGAATAGGATTATAAATTATAATAATAAGCTTTCCGATGAAACGATGGAATCTTGGACTCAAATTTTCCAGGATCTTGATAGTCGTGTTTTGAAAGTGATGAATGTCGGCCTCGGAGAGGATGGTAAAACTCATATTTATCTTGTAACTCAAAATGGATCTTTCTTTACCGATGAAGAGCTTCAAACATTATTAGAACAAGCAACGCCCTATTTCGGTTTAACTGAATTGAATCTTTCGGGCGAAGCAGTGGGAATAGTTCTTGAAAATGCTAAATGGATGTATGTAGGAGGTGAAGAAGGTGTAGACTTTCGGGTTGAACTTTATCCCGATACCGATATCGCAGATGCAAGAAAGAACATTCAAATTGCGATGACTAAATATCTGGATTTCAGATTCTGGGATCCGGGCAAGACTGTTCAGTGGGATGATTTACTTCAAGTGGTGAAATCATCGGATGGTGTTAAATATGTTCCAGATGAGTATTTCTTCCCTTATTATGATGAAGAAGTACCTTTGAATATGTTACCAAGAATCAAAGGATTTAGAATGAGAGATCTGGAAGGGAATATTTTATACGATTCTGGTTCTGATCTCTCGAACATCTTCTATCCCGCTGCGGACAACGATATTTATAAAGGAACTCAAACAAATATAATTTCGCAGAAATATCTTGTTTCTTTTACAGTAACTAATACTAAAAACATTCCAGTTCCAGGTGCTTATGTTACTATCGGAAACAAGGTAATTGTTACCGATGCAGAAGGTCATGCAAACTTATTGCTGGAAAACGGTGAATATAGTTACAGCCTATCTAAGTCAAACTGGACTCAACAAACAGGAGAATTTGTTGTATTAAATGGACCCGTTTATATCAATATAAACGATTTCACAGCAACACCCTATGAAGTAGTATTTACAGTTTATGAAGGAAATGCTCCAATGGAAGGGGCTTCTATAAATGTAGGTATCTATACAGTTACAACAGATCCTGATGGTATTGCGAAAGTTGAACTTGAACCTGGAACTTATGTTTATACAATAACTAAGGCTGGCTTTAAGACTATTGAAAGTGTTTTAACTGTTGAAAACCAGCCATTAGAAATATTCGAAAGAATGTTCTTAGAAGCACTTACTGTTAGCTTTGCAGTTATTGATCGCGGAAGAGGTGTTTATGTTCCTGAAGCAAATATTTCTGTAGTCAATCAAAATGAGATAACTAATGAAGAAGGTCAGGCCGAAATGGGTCTTGAAGTTGGAACTTATGAAGCGGTAGTAATAAAAGAAGGATATCAAAGGAAAACTCAAAGCATTACAGTAGTCGGTGAAGAACCAAACTGTGTTGTGATTGAAATGGCGGCAACTCCTTATGAGATTAAATTCACCGTATTAGATGAAGAAACTGAAACAGTTATTCCAAATGCGACAGTTTCTATTAATGGAGGAACTTATATTTCAGATGAGAACGGTGTAGCAATAATCAGTTTACCAGATGGTGTTTACGATTATTCCATCTTTAAAACAGGATATATGACTTTTTCCGATCGTATAACTATCGATGGAGCTTCTATTTCAAAGATTATAAAATTAGGCAAAGCATATTATACTTTTAGATTAACAGTTAGAGATATTGATACTGGAAACTTTATTCAAGGAGCTCAGTTATCAATCAATGGAGAAACCGCTATTACGAATGTGAATGGAGTTGCTTCCGTAATGTTAGGAAATGGAACATATACATATAACGTGACAAATCCTAATTATAAAAGATATACTGGAACTGTTACTATTAAAGATCAAGATGTAGTTGAAACAATTTATATTCAGGTTCGAGATACAGAAATTGATTATACTGTTACAGATGAGTTAACAGGCGAGCCGATCGAAGGCGTAAGCATTGAGTTAATGGATAAAGGAACTATGCAAGTTGTTTCATCAGGGACAACTAACGCATTAGGTCAATTAACTTTGGCGGGAGAAGCTGGTGAATATACTTGGACAGCTTCTCATAAATGGTACATTTCAGTAACACAAGATATAACGTTAGAGAAGCTTCAAGATGTTCAACTTCCTTTTACAATGAAAAGGAAGAATATTAACACAGAAATTGATGTAACAGAATATATTCCCGGAGTCAGCGGAGATGAAGATACAGTCAAAGCATCGGGAGTAAAATCAGTAGAAGCCCTGGGAAACGATGGTTTCTACTATGTATTGAGAATACCCGAAAATATTCTTGTTCCGAATAGTGCCATTTCTTTTGACATGAGAGATCTGGTTCAAACATTTAGAAGACCTGAAGATGGCGGCTTAAATGTGGAATACGATTGGTTACTGTTAGGAGGAGCTCGATTAGATATTAATATTATTCCAATACCGAATCCCTTTGCCACATTAGAAGGAACTCAAATTAATGTGGCTGAAAATTCTGAAACAAAAAGAGATGCGGCTGCAAGAGAGTGCTATATTGATTTGACAGTTACAACAGAAGTTGGTCAATCGACTGGAAATGTAAAGTTAACTCAGCAAAAATCATCCAGCTTTAAGCCCGTTAAAGCTGGCTTGAAAATTACAGCGAAAAATACCATTGATGGTACAACGAAACAATATACAACAGATGAAAATGGAGCTTTCTTCCCTGAAGTAACCCCCGGAGTCTCCTATGAATTTACAATTACAGAATTAGGCTTTTATTCTAATAACGGATTGTTTATAATGTCATGGGATTTTGAAGGAAATTTTCCTGTTGATATGCAAATCACAGCTTCTAAACAATTAGAACTTCGAGTAAAACAGGCAAATACATTAAGACCACTGGAAGGTGCAGAAATAGTTGTAACAGGAATGAGTTTAGATCAAACTGTTACATCAGGATCAGATGGCTCAGCGAAAGTGTATATTACTCCATTAACAATGGGCTATACTTGTACATTCCCCGATCATAATGTATTGACAGGAACATTTACTCCTCCATTGGCAAACGATTATATTGATCTTATTTTAACATATGAACAGATTACATTTAATCTAACAGTAAGTAATACTGTTCCATATAATCATGTTGCAGAATCTTGTCCAGTAATAGTATCAAGTACTTGGGGTGGGACACCAAGTCAACAATATACATTTACAGGAACAACGAATGCCAATGGTGTGTTAAATACTCTTGGAAATGGAACATTCAATATTCCACCTGGAAATTATCAAATTACTGTTGGAGATGCAAATGGAAATTATGAAATTGCAACAAAAGACATTTACCTTCCTACAGAGAGAGTAACAAGTATTGTTGCTACAAGAAGATCATTCTCTATTACAGCAACAGTAAAAGAAATTCTGCCATTAATATCATCTACAGCAAATCCTGTTAAAGCAGGTCTTGTATTAGCATGTTATTATAATGAAAATGGAACTTCATCAGGACCCAATGTTACGACCAACGCGAGTGGTCAATTCACAAAAACAATTTACGCTGGTTTGCCTGAGAGATTTGAGGTACAACCAGTTGTTTTTTATGAAGGCGATGGAGCAGTGGTAAAACTTAATAACACAGATGCTAAAACTCCTACTTTAACATATACTTGTTCAAAAAGAATACCTGTTTATGTTACAAGTGATCAATATGGAGAATTAACAGGAGCAACTGTTGTCTTCAAAGGAATGAGTGTTGACCAAACTCAAATTACAGATAGTGATGGAATAGTTTATATGTATCTTTCACCAATATCGATGAATTATACAGTAAGCGCTCAATATTATGATACAACGACATTGACATTTACTCCTACTGGAAGTGAAACAAGAATGGACATTACCTTGAAAGCTCAAGTCTTTCCAGTTACATTTAATGTTTCTACAGGGGGTATCATAGCACCAGAAGGAATTATAGTAAGAATTACTAATGAAGACAAATCAACACTTGTTTATGAAGGAACAACTGATGTAAATGGCACAACGATTATTCCAGATGTATTTACTGGGAATTACAGTTATGCAGTATTAGCTGGCGAAATCACAACTGGAACATTCTTTCATCCTCAAACTTCTACTGGAACAGTTATTGATGTTGAGGTTAAGTATGAATTGATTAATGCTGGTATTCAGGTGTCAGAGATTTTTGGTTCAAATGGAAGTGCTTATTTAGCAGACCAAACTCTTACAATGACATCCAAGGCAGGTGAAATTACAATTACCTTAGATGAGAATGGATATGCAAATATGACATTGATCAAAACGCTACCATATACATTTACAACAGATGCATATCCAAATTTCTATTCCAATCCAACACAAACTTATACTTGGACAGAGGATGGATATATTTGGCCAATGAATTTGAATGTATCAGCTCAAATTACATTTAATGTCAAAGATCAATATGCTGGTACTAATTTACAAGGAGCAACAGTAACTTGGAATTCACAGCAAGTAACAACAAACGCATCAGGAAACGCTGTTTTATATCGTTCTGCTTTAACAAAAGATTATAGTGTAGATGATAGTGGATACGATACTAAACAAGGAACTATAACTCCTACAACCACCTCTCCAGTAAATGTATTGCTATATAGAATTAAGCAAACAGTAACGATTAGTGTTGCAGAGGTTATTCCAGGAGTGACTGGATCGTTTGCTTATAATGGAATGACGATCAATTATACATCTGCAGCAGGAAATGGGACATTAACATTAAGCGCGACAGGTACAGCATCTTTTGATGCATACTTAGGCATTCCAATAAGTTTCGCAGTTGTATTGCACCCTGAGTTTTATTCCAATCCAACTCAATCTCATACATATACTGCAGCAGGTCAATCGTTTGCAATGAATTTAACTTGTTCAGCAAAAATAACGATTAAAGCCATAACAGACATATATGTAACCGATCCTAATTTAGGTGGAGCAACAGTTACATATTTCAATCAAACAGGAACAGCAGCGAGCGATGGTACAGTTTCATTATATCGAAGTGGATTAACACAAGGATTAAGTGTAAGCAATGGTTCTTACTTCAATCCTTATTCTGGAACAATTACAGCAGCTCAAACATCACCACTTACAGTGACATTGACAAGAATTGCTGTTACTGCGCTTTTAACAGTAAATGAAACGATTTCAGGAACAAACTATCCATTGGCGAATAGCAAAATTACAATTTCAAGACCAGGGATAACAGGATCTTCTCATGATCTAAACGCTAATGGACAATTAGTCAGTGGTACTTATTATCTTGGAATTTCTTATACATTTGTTCCAACGAATTATTCGAACTATTACAGTAATGCCAGTCAAGCTCATACATTCACAGCATCAGGACAGTCATGGGTGATGAATTTAACTTGTTCTGCAAATGTAGTGGTAAATGTTAAATCAAATATTCCTGCGAGTACAAATATTCAAGGAGCATCTGTATCGTATTTCCATCAGACAAAGACAACAGATGCATCTGGAAATGCGACTTTCTTAAGAAGTGGTTTGAATCAAAGCCTTTCTTCTTCTGCGACATATTTTGATACATTATCAACGACCCTGACTGCAGCACAATCTTCCCCTTTCAATATTACAATGATAAGAGCAACAACTCCTATTGTATTGAAAGTAGTAGAAACAATTCCAGGAGTCACAGGAACATTTGCTTACGCTGGTAAAACGATTAAATGGACAGCAGGTTCATCTACTGGAAATATTACAACAGATTCTTCAGGAAATGTTTCATTCAGTGGTATTCTTGGAACAGCGATAACATTTAGTGTAACAGAAAATACTGATTTTTATAGTAATCCATCTCAATCATTCACATATACAAGTGAAGGTCAATCACAGACGATGTCATTGACTTGTGCAAAACAGATTGTGGTAAATACTAAAGTAAATGTTCCAACTGGAAATGTCGCTGCAAATATGAGCGTGACATATTTCAATCAAACGAAAACCACAGATGCTTCAGGAAACGCATCTTTCTATAGAAGTGGATTGGATAAGTCAATAACTGTAGGCGACAGTTCTTATATAAATGGTTATAGCGGAACAATATTATCAACTTCTGCATCTCCATTCAATATTGTATTGACAAGAAAGACTGCTACTGTAACTTTACAGGTGGTTGAAAGATATCCAGGGGCAACAACAGATTATAGTTACCCAAATCGACCTATAACTGTTTCACCACCTACAAGTGGAAGCAGTGTTACATTGAATGCAAACAGTACTGTATCATTTACAGCATATCTTGGAACGCCAACAACATTTACAGTACAAGAAGCGCCTTCGTGGTATAGCAATCCAACACAAACTTATACTTTCACTGCTGCGAATCAAACTTTCAAAATGACATTGAATATTACAGCTCGAATTACATTCAATATTAAATCAAATATTCCATCAGGGACTAATTTGAGTGGTGCGAATGTAACTTTCTTTGGACAGGCTGGTGTGACTGATTCGAGTGGTAATGTAAGTTTCTATAGAGGCGTTCCAGGAAGAGAATATCAAGTTTCAGCTACATATCATACAGGAACATCTGGGCAGATTGGTTCAGGAACTACTGGAACAGTGAATGTTGTTCTTTCTCGTTTATCTGCGAATGTCACTTTAAGTGTACAAGAAGCTACATTAGTTCATAGTGGTTATTGTTTGGAAATTGCGACTGCAGCAAGTGGAAGTACAAGTCCTGGTTTAGGAGGATTTACATATTCATTCCCAACTGCTGCAAATAAAGAATATGTAGCATATTTTTATGCAAAAGTTCCCACTGGATATATTATTTCTTTTCATTCGAATGCAATCGGAGACAGTGCAGTATCACGATGGTTAACTGGAACTGCAGGTACAGGAGATTGGAGTTTATACATGTATTATATAAGAACATACTCTACTGGAACATTTTCATCAACATTCTTCTTTGCTTTACAAGGAACAACAAGACCTGTGGCGTGGCAATTAGGATTGGCAACTGTTTATGATATAACAGGAAATAATTTTACAAGTTCAACAGCAGCAGCCATTATCCAGAGAGCATGTACATATGATAAGATGGCATCTCGTCATTCTGACTATTCTTTTCAAAATGGGAATAATAATATTACTATCTATAATAATAGTGGTGGTTCAGCAGTGACATTAACAAGAAAGGCAACGCCAAGTAATGGTTCGTACAACCCAGTATCTGTTTATCCATCAAAGAAGATGACTTTCACACCTGCAGCTTCTACAAGTCCATTGACATTAGATACAGCAGGAAATGTAACTTTCGCTTGTTATCTTGGAACTCCAATTACTTTTGGTGTAGTTGATTATCGAAATTATTATAGTAATCCAGATAATGCGATTACCTTTACTTCGTCAGGTCAGGTGGCATTGATAAGTTTGAAATGTAATAATTCAATAAGAGTAAATGTTGTTTCAAATGTACCAGCGAGTACAGTGTTGCCTGGGGCGAATTTAGTTTATTTTGGTCAAAAAGAAACAACGACATCAGAAGGATATGTTTTCTTTTATCGAAGTGGATTAGATAAACCATTAACAGGAACAGCTACATATTTCAATCCTTATTCAGGAACTGTGACAGCAGCTCAGACAAGTCCATATACGATTACAATGCTGAGAACAACAGTAACTGTAACATTAACAGTGAATGAAGTTATCGGATCGAATAGTTATAGATTGGCTTCTACTGTAATAGCGAGAACAAGTACAGGAGGAAATTCAGATTTAACATTAGATGGAAATGGACAAAAATCCAATACTGTTTATGCAGGTCTTGTTTATACTTATGTTCCAAAGAATTATGCAAGTTATTATAGTAATGCTACACAGACCCATACATGGACTACTGAAGGTGAAGGTTGGACAATGAATCTCACAGCTTCCACAAGAATAACCTTTAATGTAAAGAGTAAAAACTATGGTGGAAATTTAAGTGGTGTGACTTTAACGATGTTAGGCCAAACTGGAACAACAGATTCTTCAGGAAATATATCTTTGTTGAGAAGTGGATGTGCTGTAACAAGAACTTATTCCTATTCAAAAACAAATTATGTTTCAGGATCTGCACAATTAGCTGCAGGTACTGCTTCTCCAGTAAATATTATATTGAGTGAAGCAACTTCTTCGATTACAATTACAATTAAAGATGTATATCAAGGAGTCATAAAAGGAAATACGAATGGATGTCCAGTTACATTAACAAATACAGCTCTTTCTTCTATTACATTTAGTGGAAGTACTAATTCATCAGGTCAGGTAAGTTTTGGACCAATGATTACTGGTACATACATAGTAAGATGGGGAGGTGGAACAAGTTATTGGGTCGCTGGTAGTGCAAACATTAATATGCCAACTGCTGCATCAACACAGAATGCTTCGAGATTGACAAAATCTATTGGATCGTTTTTTAGAATTAAATATGGTTCTGCGTTAGGTTGGTGGGTAGTAGATTCATACATGAAACCTGTTTATACAACAGCAGGTACTGCAACCACAGTAACTCTTACTAAAAGTGCTTCAGTGGTATATCTTGGAACTTATACTTGGATTGCAGGTATTGCAACAACAGTTGTAGCAAAAGTTGCAAATTATTTTGTAACAGGAGCAACCACAACTGAAACTCCATATGTTATCACTCCTACATATAATTTCAGTAATGTTCCAGTTGTAGAATCAAATGCATTTACATCTGTTGCGATAAAGACGATTGTAGTGACTGTTCAAAACAGTTTAACAAATGCTGCAGTAAGTGGAGCAACAATAAAGATGTATGGGCTTAATGGTAGCAATGTAACTTCAGGAAATTTTTCAGGAGCTTACGCACCACAAACTGTTACAACGAATGCATCAGGACAGGCAACTTTTTATGTATCAGGATTTACAAACAGATATCAAGTAAGTGCTTCTAAATACGATTCATTGGAAACAACTAATGCTAATACTACGAACTTTACAATTAAGCTCGTACCAAGTGAAGCTACAATTACATTTAATGTGGTGAGAGAGGATAATACATCTTTGGTTGCAGCTAATTGTGCAGTAAAATTATCTACGAATAAAAGTACAATAAATTATTCAGGAACAACAAATGCTGCAGGTACAGTATCGATCGTTATTAGACCAGGAGCTTATTATATCCAGTTAGGAGGATTAGTAACTGGATGGGGTTCTTATGCAAGTTCAGGTGATTATCCAGTTACTACAACATATCCTGCTGTATGGAACTTTAATCTTACTCAAAGTGTACAAGTAAGAGCTATGTATATTGGTAGTAATGGTTGGTTTGGAATCGGAGCAATTCATACTGTTGGTACAACTGCGAATTACTCCAAGTATACAGGTATCGCAGAAGATTATAACCCTTATTGGTCTCAGCCAAGTAATAGTGCAGCATATGTTATTCATACAGATCCAAACTATAAGCTATCAGGAATGTCAGCCTCTATAGGTTTTGCTAATTACGCCAGTCGTAGACAAATTAGTCAATATCAATTTCCTGTAGAGTCATCAGGCTTATCAGGTTATATTGGAAATATAGATAACTATATAAGTGTCAGTGCGAGTTATTTGAATTTGACAAAGTCTAAAGTGATATATAATGGAACTGTAAAAGATTATAATACAGATGGTAATGAAGAAACATATGCTGTAATTAATACTTTACATTTTGCATCTGATCCTGTTGGATTTAGAATAATTACGAGCTTATTTGTATATGCTTATAAAAAACCAAATACTAGTGGTGGTTATAATGTTTCTCAGGCATATACTGGGACAAATGCTTTTCTAAATAATGAGGCATTATATGAATCGTTTTCTTGTTTAAATAGTTATTCAGCAACTTCCAGTTTAATATACATGGGAGCAAATACATCAACTATAAGTGGTGTTGGAGGTTATATGTTAGGTAATCTATTCTGGGGAGCTTCTTTTGTGGCGAATACTTTTTCAGTGATTAAAGTTGGAACTCCAGCCAATTTAGAAAGAGGTTATCGTATAGATTTACGAGATGCTCCTAATACAGATATTGTTCTTTTTAAATTTATAAAAGTAATCGAAAGAAGTGATCTTCTTGTTGCAGTCGCTTTGGGTATTCGTCAAAACGCTACAATATCAGATTTTAAACTTTGTTCTATAAAATATCCAAGAAGTGCTAATTATATGTTAAATGACTCATATACATTTTTCTGGGGAGATATGACAGTAGTAGAAACAAATCTTGGAGCAAACTTTTGGATAAGTCCTAATAAAAAATGGATTTTCTTTGTGCCAAAAGGAACAACTTTGAGATATGGATATGCAAAAGGACTTAATTCTTATTATTATAATGGTAATGAACTTGTGAATATAAATGGTTTTGTTGTAGATTCGCAATCTTATATGAATACAGCTCAGACTTCTGTTTTAAGAGGACAAGCTGCAAATTATTATATTCAAGAAATCATTTTTAATAATAGCGATACTGTTACAGCTCAAAAAATGATTTTATTGACACATCCAACAGATGGTTGTTTTGGAGCACTATTTAGAAATACAACATATGCAGAAGGAATGAATCCAAAAGGCATCTTATATTTTCAATATAGTGAAATACAAGATGAATGGATAAATTTAGTTGGTACAGTGGATAAAAGAGGAATGATGGCGACTTATGATAGTTCTCTTACAGGAGGATTATCAGAAGTGTATAGACCATCTTTATGTTATGTATCAGATTATATCAATGGATTATACTTTTCTTTTGCATATCCATCATATTCAAACCCAGCAATTAGTGGTAAAGCAGCGACTTCCTTCTATGAGTTTCAATTAATCTGGTAAGGAGTTTGTAATTAAAAGATTAATTAGTATTTTTATGCAGTAAATAACAATAAGATGAGAGAAAGAATTGATCCAAGAGAAGAACATCCATGTGGAGACTTATTTATAACTCCAAGTTCTTCAATATATGATAACCTGGTTTTTAGTCGCTTTTTCGAAGAAAACGATAAAGCTGTTATGGGTTGGGCTGAAAATGTATTAGCTAAATTGGAAGGAATCGGAATTTTACCAACTTTCATCAAAAAGAAAGATAATCCTGACTTTAGAGCTTTTTGGGGAACGATAACACATATGTTTGCATTAACAGTTCTCTATGCTCGAAAGTATAAGGAAATTGATTCAAACAAGATATTATTCGAACTCTTTATTCAAAACAGAGGTCTTGTGACTAATCTTGTAGATAGTCAGGATCAAATGGAATATCTCTTCTATAATTATTTACTGGAATATTCAAAAAGAGGACGATTAGATATTATAAGCAAAGAAGGAGAAATCTTAGGAGAACTCCTTCGCTTAATTAGATACAATTCATTAGATGAATTTATCTTTGCTTTATTGAAACCTGAAAGTACAGGATGGGCGATGGGTCATAGTTCTCCAACTTATGATCGAACGAATACTGTAATGAATGTAACAAAAGCATTCGAATATACAAAAGGAGTAGAGTCATTAGACAACTATCCATTATTTCCATCAGGAAACATTAGTTTGACACAAGATGAAAATGGTGACGATGGTGAGATCTTTAATGCAATGACTTTCTTTGGAAATCAAATGGTTGGTATTGATGGAAGAGAGGATTTAAGTAAACTTATTCTCATTGATCCTAATTTAAGCTATGAGATTTCATTACAAGTAAAAGTTTCAGGAACAACTAATGAAAATTTAAAGTTTGGTGTTGCAGGTTATGAAACAACAGATGGAGCTCCACTTGAAATGGGAGTTCTCGAAAATGGACAGATCACAGGAAATTCGATATGGTTTCATACTGCTGAATATTTGAATTTGCCAAACGAAGGAATGTATTATTACATAAAAGGACTTCTTTTATCAACAAATGAGAAATTCCTCAATGCACCAAGTTTAAATTTCGCAACTGGAAGAGCATTGTCAATTCTTCCTAATATGAAATACATAGCACCAATATTTATTCAGGATAGAACACCAGAATCGAATTCACCTTATGCTTATGTATATGACTTCAAAGTAAAACCATTGTATTTGCCATTTTCTCAGGGTTATCTTGGAGAAAGAGATATCATTGCAGCATATTATAAGAATAACTCTTATCAGGCGAAATTCTCTGTAGAAAACTTCTTAAAAACCTATCTTATTGGATATAAGAATGTTTTTGGTAGTGAATTGATTAGACCATATACTGGAGAAGAGACTTATAGAGTACTTTTTAAAGTGTTTTCAAGTAGAAATAAATATATACCAAACACTTCTATTGAGATAAATGGACAAATGTTAAAAACAGATGTAAATGGTGAAGCATCTATTATACTTCCAAGAGGGCAATGGTATTATAAAGCGACAGCAGAGAACTTTAATGAAGTTGAAGGAGTTTTGATTGTAACAAAAGATTCTGTTGAGTATATTCAACTTCCAGGTTTGGCCTATGAAAGAGTGGTCACATTCTATGTGAGAGACTCTGTAACAAAAGAATTGATGCAGAATGTAAAGATCACTTTTGGAGGTAAGATTCAGTATACAAGTTCAAGTGGTATTGCAACATTTGATGTGTTTCCAGGAATTTATCCATATGTTGTCGAGTATGAAGATTATTATACGATAAGAAGAAATGCTGAGATTATCGATAGTACCAATATTGAAATCGAGCTCGAAAAAATTCCATATTACAATGTTACATTTAGAGTTCGAAATGGTGTCGATCCAGTTTCAGGTGCATCAATATTAGTTACTGGTACAGATATTGATCCTCAAACAGGAGTAACGAATGCTCAAGGATTGGGAACAGGTTTTGTATTAGCAGCAGGTACATATCACTATAAAGTCGTTAAAGAAGGCTTTGTTACAAAGGAAGATGATTTTACAATTTATAATAATGCAATTATAGATGTGCAGTTTAATCCCGTTCCTAAATATGATGCAACATTTATTGTTCGAAGTAATGGCCTTCCAGTTGCGAAAGCAAATGTTACATTCAATGGAATGACTTTACAAACAGATGCCAATGGAACAGTTGTATTTTCAGAGATTGATGGAACATATAATTGGCAAGTTACAAAAACAGAATTCTATACACAACAAGGTCAGATAACAATCAATGGCCAACCAGTTATAAAGGAGATTGATCTTATTCAGATAGGATACACAATCGATTTTACAGTTGTTGATATAAACGATCAACCACTTGCAGACGCTCTTATTACTATTGGTACAGAATCAATTAATACAGATGAACAAGGAAAAGCTCAATTTGTAAGAATTTCAGGATCGTATAACTGGACAGTAAATAAAGATGGTTATTATCTGCAACAAGGAGTTGTAATTGTAAATAGTTTCAATAAAACAGTGAATGTTGTATTGAAGTTGATAACCTATAATATCGTATTTACAGTTCGAATTGATGGACAGCCAGTAGTTAATCAACCAGTAGTAGTTGGTTCAGGAAGTAATGAGGAAACTTTGAATACAGATGGTAGAGGTAATGTTACATTTACTAAGATTCCAGGTGCTTATCCTTGGTCAGTAACAAGAACAGGATACGATATTCAAACAGGAACAGCAGTTTTGACAAATCAGTCAATCGCAATTGTTGTTGATCTCGCCAAAACAAGAGGAACTCTTACAGTAACAGTTGTAGATAATGCAACAAGTGCTGCGATAAATAATGCTGCAGTTACAATCAATGGAGAAACAAAATATTCTAATATCAATGGTATTGCAGGGAATTGGAGCTTAATTCTTGGTACTTGGCCTTGGACAGCGTCACATACAGATTACAAACCTAATTCAGGAAATCTAAACATTGTACAAGGTCAAAACAACTACACTATAAGATTGACAGAAAAAGATGCAGTTCTTTATAATGTGACTTTTATTGCCAAAGAAGGACAAAGCACATTAGAGGGTGCTTCGATAACAATTGATGGAGAAACTACTGTGGCAACAGATGCCAATGGTAGAGTTGTAGTTCAACTTGCAGCAGGTACTTATCATTACATTGCAAAGTATGGAACATATTTCACAGATCTGGAATCTGACTTTACAGTGTATAATAACATGACTGTAAATTTGACTTTCATAAGAAAGACTACAACAGTTACGATTTTTTGTTATGAGAATTATGGAGGAACACAAAGAGCAATTCAAGGTGCGAGTGTAAACTTTAATAATACGAGTTCAGTTTCAGGTGCTGATGGAAATGCATTATTTTATAATGTTCCCATGTCAGATAATTCATTGATTTGTACTGCGAGTAAATTACCAGTTTATCCAAGTAATACTACATTCTTTACTGTTAATAAGGCGACACCAATATTTCCTATTGAATTAGGGGCTAAATATTATTCGATTATTTTTTGGGTAAGAGATGATTCAGGTAATTATCTTTCTGATGTAGCGATAAGATGTAATGGAACATTAAACTACACAAGTAGTTCAGGTTATTGTATTTTTAGTTCTTATCCAGCAGGTACAGCATTTTCATGGCAGGCGACAAAAGATGCATATCAAAGTCAAAGTGGTTCAGGAACTGTTTTAGAGATGGATACTGCAGTGAATGTTGTAATGCCAAGAAATAAATGTATGGTGACATACAATGTTCGAAACACAGCTGGTCAGCCAATTAGTGGTGTGACTGTAACTGATAGAATAAGTAGTGGTGTGACTGGAACATCAGGAACAGTTCAATGGTATGTACCTGCTGGTGATATATATGGATATAGTGCAACTTCACCATATTATTTCACTGTAAATGGTCAATATACAGTAGGACCAACAGAAACTTCAAAGACTGTTTATATTACAATGGAAGATGGAGCTGTAATAGAAATTCAAACTTCTACGAATGGCGAACCAGTATCATTACCAATTCAGAATACTTCTGTAACAGGATTGGGCAATTTAAGAGTAAATTGGGGAGATGGATCTCAAACAATTGGAACAATTTCTCATACATATGGAACAATGGGAACTTATACGATCACTTTTGATTTTAATGATCAAACTGTTCAAATGATCTGGGGCCAACCATATCCATTAGTTTCGTTCCAAACACAATTAAGAAGAGTGGTTAAATGGTTTACAACAAAGGTTTCCACTTCATTCACAGAAAGAGCGTTTGCAAATTGTTCGAAATTGACAGAAGTTGCATCATGGACAACAGGATTGATATCTGGTAGTACAGATTACTTCTTTTTCAATTGCTCTTCATTAAAGAGTGTTCCTTCGAATCAATTATCGTTTGGAACAAGTTATATCTCTACTTATGAAGGAAGTAATATTAGTGGAGCTATAAATCTTACAAATTATCTTGGTGGATATGGAGTAGATAATTATTATAGGACTTTTGCTGGTACAAGAATTACAAGTGTTACTGGACAACTTTCACCATCAGGACAAGGATGCACTGTTGGTAGTATGTTTCAAGATTGCTCTATTTTAACAAGCATACAATTTGATATAAACGCTATAAACATTATCAATTGCATTGGAATGTTTAGAAGGTGTACATCATTAAGTGCACCATGTCAGATTTCATTTATGAGTGGAAGCGATTGCGATGCAACATATTTTTGTGCAGGTACAGGAATAACATCATTACAGTCTAATTCATTCATTGGAAATGTAAATACAGCTGTATTTACACAAGCCTTTGCGAGTACAAACTTATCACAAGTAAGTTCGAATGCATTCAATGTAAATGCAACATTAAGTATTTCTTGGGTTCAAACATTTATGGATAATAAAGTACTTTTAAATATTGATAATATAAAGCTCAACGATGCCATCTTATGTCAAAGTACTTTTGAAGGAAGTGGTGTTGTGACAATTCCAAGTAATTACTTTGTGAGTGATAAATGTGCTTCTTATGTAGGATGTTTTAAGAACTGTACAAATCTAAGAACAATTGGTTCAACGATTATACCAGCGAGTAGCAATAGTATTCAATCTGTAGTTGAAATGTTCTCAGGATGCATAAACTTGACTAATATGGATAAGTATCCATTTGGATATTCAATTTCGAATGCTACAATAACAAGTGGCTTATTTAAAACTTGTTTGGCTTATAACAATTTGTTCTATAATTGTTCGAAATTGATAAACGCTCCATATTGTGAATTGTATAACAAATATGGAGTTTATCTGGATCTACCAATGCCATTTATGTTTGATCCAGCATTCCAATTAACTTTTGATGGTTTCCCACCCATGACATCTATCGCTCGTACGAATTGTTATTATAATTGTACAAGTTTAACTGAATACCAAATTCTTCATGATCAGTATCCAGATTGGTTTTAATTAAGAAAAAGATATATGACACAGATTAATGTAAATAGAAACACCTTCTTAGAGAAGGAAGAAGTAATGAATTTACAGAGCTTCTTACAGAATCATCCACTTGGACAGATTCTTGTTGCAACGAGTTATACTTATGGTATTGTAACAAACAATCCTAAAGTATTTAATCCTGACTTTGTGACAAAAGATGGTTTTGTAGATTTAAAGCCATTTGAAGTTCAACAAGGAACAACTGGAGGAACAGTTCAAATTCTTCCAGGAATGACAGTAAATGCTTTGGGACAAGTAGTGAACTTGACAAATATTTACGATAACTTCTCAATTCCTGCTGATAGCACCTATTATTGGTTGAAAGTAGGTTATGCAACAAAGAACTACGAAAATGGTTTGGTGAGCGTAAATCAAAAAGGAATCGTTACAGGAACTGTCGATTTTAGCGGTAAGGTAAGAGGTCAGGCCGGTAAAACCCCGGTTGCTGTGCGCTTTATTAAAGAAGACGGATCAATTCCTTTGAATAATGGAATCTATGAAATTGTGAATGTAATTGACAATCAAAATCTTGTACTTACCTCAGAGGCTGATTTTGTTGCAGAAACAAATCTTCAAGTTATTATCTTAGGCACAATTCCGTTGGGGAAAGTATTTACAGATGAACAACTGAAGGGGTTATACACATACAGCTATTACAATTTCAGTTTGGTGCAAGAGGTAACATTAGAACAACCTCCTGTAAAATCAGAGAACGAATTTTATATTGCGAGAGTGAGAAACAATGGAGGAGTTGTTTCTATTGACAATACAGTTAAATCCGAATATTGGTCATTGGCTAATTTTCCAAAATCAAATTAAGCTATGAAATTATATTATACAGTAAGCTCGGGTTATTTACAACCACAGGCTAATTTCATAAATTCATTAGGAGGTTATCCTTCGTCAACACCTGTTCCCAATGATGTTTTTGGAAACTTATTCGATGAAATAAGTATATCCGAGATTCGAGAAGCTAAAACACAATATAGAGCTGTAATTCTACACAATGACAGCCAAGAGATAGCTTCTAAGGTTGAACTTTGGTTTGAAGCATTGAGCGAGGATATTGTAAGTGAATTTCAAATAGGCGCAACAATGCTTACAGTAGATGGAGATACTCAATACATGGAAAGCATTGACACTTCTTATAGTAAGCCATTTTATACACAACTTTATTCAGCAACAGTTGATAATAAGGTTTCCGTAGGAGATATGGTTCCCAATCAAATGATAGGAATATGGATATCAAGAAAAATAAATAAAGAAAAAGCAGTAGAAGATTATAATAATGTAGCTGAAAGAGACCTAAGTACACAATCGCGTTATAAACCAATTGAAAAAATTAAAGAAGAGGGTGTAAATTTACAAATTTCGTGGCAATAGTGTTGGATAATTGAAAATTGTTTAGTATCTTTACGTAGTGAAAGGATGATAAAACGTCCTTTCATTTTTGAGAAAATAAATACCCTTTTGCTATGTTAGAAAATTTTATAGAAATATATGAATACTTAATTCAGCGAGTTAATAGTAATCCTATGTATGGAATGAAGAGAACTATGCAGAATTATAAACAAATATCTAATTTCTTAGAAAGATCTAATATACAAACTGTAGAGACATTATGGCAGTATTTATTGTTTCAAGTTGTTTTATGTGATAATCAAAGAAAGAATAAATACTTCTCAACGTTAAGTAATTTTGTTAGTAAAAACGCATTAGAACGATGGAAAAACAGGACTGATGAAATGATGTTTCTCGTTTCTAAATTCCAAAGAGAAAGAGGATTAAGGAATCCTTTGGTAAAGGATTCCCATGAGTTCTCGGAAGAATATAAAGATCTACAAAGGAATAAATTCTTTAATACAGCGAGAGGCTTTATTTTTTGTGGAGAATTTGATGGATTACTTTACGACAAGGTGAAGTGCTTTCGATGTCAATATAAACATGCATGTAAAAGTGCATTAACATATTAAGATATGTCCTATTTTAGAAAAGAAAAAGAAGAAGTAAGGCCTTGTGTTTGTTGCAAAACAAATCATAAGATTTACGATCGAAATAAATGGCTTTGTAAAGATTGTGCTTCTAATAAAAAGAAAGAGAAGTTCAATCGAGCCACATTGGAGAATGATGAAAATGATCTTCAAGTTGTAATGGAAAGGATATGGGAGAAGAGAACTCATTATTGTTTCCATTGTGGAACTTATTTAGGATCGACAATGAAGCCGATTTATTTTAGTCACATTCTTTCAAGAGGTGCTCATCCAAAGTTAAGGTGTGATGAGGATAATATTGTATTGGCTTGTAGAGAATGTCATTATATCTATGATTTTGGAGATAGATCGAGATTGAAATATCAAATTTCAAGAGATCATTTAGAAGAACTTTTAAAGAAAGAAAGAGATGAATTACGATAAGGAAGTTATTGAAATGTGTGCCGAAGTTTTTAAAAGTATTGGCTTTAAAAAGATGGCAAATACATTAGAAGGTTATATGGCATTACCTGATGACAATAACCTTCAAAAAGTGTGTGATGAAGGCATGAATTGGATAGATTTCTCCAAATTGGCAAAACAGAGATCTTTTTCATTTGGAAATGATTATACAATGAATAAATATCTCATAGCCACAGCATCATCGAGATACAATGATAACGGAGATCCTATTATTGCGATAAATGAATTATCCGATAGTGATAAAGCTTTTAAAGATAATCCTATTGTAAATCTATATATAGTATATGACAATGAGGAGGAGAGAGATAAAGATTATGAGAGAGTTCGTTTTGTAATGAAATAAAAAGAGTATGGAAGAAAAATATTTAGTGAAAGACGTTAATCTATCGGGATTAACAGAATGGATGAATGAGAATTTCACCAAGGCAGATGGTAGTCTATTTTCCCGAAGAGATATACAATCTTATGCAAATCGCAAGCACTTACCTATGTATTTAGGCGGTTATATGATTGAATGCCCACCGAGGAAACATTGTACAATAAAACTTTATAATGTTTTAACTGAAACCGCAGTAATTAAACGACCTCGAAAGGCCAATAAATCAACAAAAAAGTAGTTATTTTAGGTTTACAAATAAACAGAAAATATGAAAACAGCTTGTAATTTCGTTATAGTATATGACTTTGAAACTGGTGGTTTGCCCAGTAAAGAAAAATTGCCTTTTTTAAATATTCCTATTGTGGAGTTGGCAATGTCGGCAATAGATATGACAACATTGGAGATTGTTGATCGTGTAGATATGATCTTCCCCTATAATTATAAAGAGGGTTTAGAATATCAGCCACAGGCAACAGAAGTTCATCAAATAACAAAAACTATTCAAGATGCAAATGGAATTCCCTTGAAGCAGTGTTATAAAACATGCAAGGAGTGGTTTGCTAAATACAAGAATCCCCGTCAAATGTGTACACTTGCAGGTCATAATATCGTAGCATTTGATAATCCTTTCTTTAAGAATTTCTTTGAATTCATGGGAGATGATCTTGATAAATATGTAAGGTTTTATATTGATACAATGCAATGGGCTCATATTTCAGCCTTGGAGCAGATTGATTATAAGCTGGGTACATGCTGTCAATTAGCTGATATTGATCTTGTAGATGCACATAGAGCTCAAAATGACGTTGATGCAAATGCAGGTCTATTTATCTCTTATGTAAAGAAACTAAGGGGCGATGTAGTTGCTCAACAGCAATCTTCACAAACAGAAGAAGTAGTTCGTTATAGAGAAACCTTCCAATTAATGTAATATGTTATCTTTAAACGGAAAAGATATATTAACAAATAATCAAGTAGGACTCCTTTGCAATACACTCGATAATATAATAGATAGCTTACCTGGAAGAGCATTGGATCAACTTTTATCAGGCTATGATAACGATGTTGATCGCATGTTGGTTGAAATGCTTTATGCAGCTGAGCAGGCTCTGAATTTAGGAAAAACACTGGATTCAGAGAATCTGGATTATGTGGAAAATGTTAAGGCGACAATGGATACTCAATTGAAGAAATTGTCATTTAACTATTTCAAAACCACAATGTTACCTAAATATCGAATGGGTTGGAGAAATCTTGAATGGGGAAATATGATTCAACTTTTTCCTTGGAGTAGCTATCTATGTGCCCGTGGTTCGGGAAAGTGTTTTTCAAAGGATACGCTGGTTGTTATGTTCGATGGTTCTGTCAAGAAAATTCAGGACATTGAAGTGGGCGATTTTGTCATGGGAGTTGATTCAACACCCAGACATGTGCTTAAATTACATCGAGGTCAATCTCAAATGTATAAAGTAAACCAATCATATTCCAAAAGTTATGAGGTAAACGAGGGTCATCTCGTTTGTTGTAAAAAGAAAGAAAGAGTAACATGGAAGAAGGGCGATTATAGAAGAGAATGGAAATATTATGATATTCCAGTTGAAGAAATTTCTAAAACATCTGGGTATAGTCAAAATAAAATTATGGGTTATAGAGTTAAAGGGTGGGATCTTCCTGTCAAACCTTTACCCATTGATCCGTATATTTTAGGAAGTTGGTTGGGAGATGGAAATACAGATAGAACTGTCATTTCCAATATAGATGAAGTTGTGTTAGATTATTGGAAAGACTTCGCCAGTAAAAATAATCTTGAATTTAATAAAATAAATTCATCTAAATGTTCATGGAGTATTACTGTTAATCAAAAACCCGGAAAAAGAAATTGGTTTTTAGATACGCTGAGAGATCTTAATGTTATCGGTAATAAACATATTCCCGATATTTACATGAGAGGTTCGAGACTTCAAAGACTGGAACTTTTAGCAGGAATATTAGATAGTGACGGACATTCTAATGCGAATCATTTTCAGAAAAATAATAGTGGTAATTTGATTGCAAAGCGATCCTATGAATTAACCATGATAAATGAAAATCTGATTGGTCAAATTCAACAGCTGGCATGGTCTTTAGGTTTCAGATGCAAATCTATAAAAAAGAGATATCAAGATATAAAACTTTATAATGATGAAGGCGAACCATATATTTTAAAGAATTATCAAACTTTTAGAATTAGTATTTCAGGAGATGTTCATCAAATCCCGGTAAAAATAGAAAGGAAAAAGATAGATCCCCTTAAAATAATTCAAGATAATCAAGTTTCTTCTTTATCTATTGAAAAAACAGAGATAAAAGATTATTATGGATTTGCCTGTGATGGTGATCATAAGTTTTTACTCGCTGATGGCACAGTTGTTCATAATAGTTTTGAATTTTCATATGCATTTCCTCTTTGGAGATTGTACAGTTATGATTCTCCGACTTTTTGGATGCCTGATTCAATAGATAATGCCAATAGAAAGGAAACATGCTATATCACTTCTACGATGACTTTGGCAAAAGTACAAGTAGCAAAAGTAAGGGAAGAGATAGAGACAAATGATCTTATAAAGGAAAAGATTAATCCAAACGGTAAGGCTTCTATTGGAGAAACTCATATTACGTCTGAAACAGGCTCAATACTACATGTTCGAGGTAGAGATGGATTTATTCGTGGTCTTCACGTTGGAGCGTGTGTTTGTGATGATATGCCTGACGAATCCAGTTTGTATTCAAATGAACAAAGAGATAAGCTGAAAGAGTTAATTAAAGGTACTATCGAACCCATTGTTGAACCCTATGGATATTTTATAGTAGCAGGAACACCATTTGCAGCTGCACCAAACGAATTATATCAAGTACTCAAAGCAGATAAACGTTTTTATTGTTTTGAGTATCCTGTTATATTCCCAGATGGAAGACCTCTTGCACCAGATAGATATACATTCCAACAGATCTTAGAGAAAAAAGTTGAGCTTGGTACAATTGTATTTAATCGTGAGTATTTGGTTGTACCAATTAGTGACTCATCAACAATTTTCCCCTATGAATACTTAATGAGGAGCATTCTTGGAATGGAGAATGTAAGGTTTGCAAGTTCAATCGATGATTTTCCTATTAAACTTGTAAGAGTAAATATTGGTGTCGACTTTGCTATTTCAGGTAACATTGGAGCTGATTTTACAGTTTATACTGTTTGGGGTGTGGATGCAATGAATAATTTCTATCTTCTTTATTATTATAGGAAGAAAGGAATGTCTCACAATGAACAGGTTGATAAGATAGTTCAACTGGATCGTTTGTTTAGACCGAACAAGATTGTTTGTGAGTCAAATGGATTCCAGGGAATTTTGGCATCCATGGCAACAGAAAGAGGTTTGGTTAACATAGAAACATTCACCACCACAGAGGGAAATAAGAAAGATTTACATCAGGGATGGCCAAGTCTTTCAGCAATGTTTGAAAGAGGGCAAATTAAATGCCCTTATGCAGTTGGAGAGACAAAAGATGCTGTTACTGTAATGTTTTCCGAGTTTGCAAGTGTTACCTTTAAAAGTGATACAGGAAAGCTTGAAGCTGGTAGCGGTCATGATGATATTGTTTCATCATCATTTATGGCGATTAATTCTTTGAGAGAGGGCGAACAAGAAGTCAAATTCCAAATAAATACTATTTAAGATGGATAATAAACTTTCGGCCGATTTTATGGCTGAACTTTTTAAGCTTATATATTTAGATTCAAATATTATTCGAATAGCGTGCAACTATTTAACATATCAATTAATTCCAAAAGAATGGCCCGGATATAAGGTGCTTCTTCGAGAAGCTATCGAGATATTCTCAACCAAAGAAATTGTTCCTTCTTTGGGAGTTGTTGCTCAAAAGTATAAGGATAACGACTATGTACAAGAGGCTATTGAAGCTGTTAAAAATGCAGCAAAGGTAGATAAGGAATTGATAATCGACCAGTTAGAGTCTTATATTAAAGATACTGAATTTCAAATTTTAAGCAAGAAAGTTCATGATCTCTATGAAGATGGAAAGAAAGAAGAAGCTATTCGTACAAATGCAGAAGAAAGTAAAAGAATATTAGATATCTCTTTAAGACACGATGGAGGCGGATTTATTCAAGTCTTTCGTGGTTTTAAAGAAAGAATGAAGGATAAGCGAAGAAATAGTGTTGAAGAGGGAAATGATAAAATAACTTTTGGAATTGATCGTTTAGATGAAATCTCATACGGAGGAGCTTCTATTGAAGATACCTGTTTATGGATCATGCGTTCAGGAATTGGTAAATCAACAGCTCTTAGACATCATGGAATGGCAGCTGTATTAGAGGGATGGCCAGTTCTTCATATACAGCTGGAAGGTGGTGTAAGAGCTTGTGTAGATAAGTACGATCAATATTGGACGAATCAGAGCTATAATGATATAAGAAAAGGTTTCTTAAAGCCTGAAGATGAAGAAAAGGTGATGGAAACTTATAGAAATATGTCAAGCTTGGGAGAAGATATAAGCATCTATGGTTTTGAAAAGTTCGGAGAGGCATCTATGGTTGACGTGAGAAATCTTATATTAGATTATCATAAGGTTCACGGTTATTATCCAAAATTATTAATTCTCGATTCACTGGATCTTGTTTCAACAGGAATAAATAATCAAATAGATAATAATCCTAATTACAAGAAAGAAAAACTTCAAACGTGTTCACAGTTATTTAAGAACTTATGTGTTGAATTTAAGATGGTTGGAATTACTGCAGCCCAAGCCGGTAATGTTCCTATGGAGATATGGGATAATCCAGATAAAGTGATCGATCGAAGTTTTACAGAGGGAGATAGAACATTGGTAAAACCATATTCATTTGTGTTTACAGGCAATATTACATCAGAGGAAAAGAAATTAAATCAATGTCGTATATTTATAGATAAACTTCGTGATTATAAACAAGCCTCAGAGACTTTCCGAATTATAACAGATTATAACAGAGGTAGATTCTATAATAAGAAGAGAACATTAGAGGTTTATAAGGGTAATGATGATATGGTTTCTAACACGCCAGCACCTATGAAGAAGGAGAAACTTAAAAAAGCAGAAAGGATTTAGTCATGTTTAGAGTAGAAAGGCAAGAAATTATAGATGGGCTAAATTTAAAACCTTTTGGTTCAGCAGGATGGTTTCAAAATAAAGATGGTGTTTGTCCCTTTTGTAATAAAGGTGGAAAACATGGAATACACTTTAACGAAGCTGGTAATAATGCTGTTTTTCATTGTTTTAAATGTGGTACGAAGACTTCATTGAAGAATTATCTTGAAAAGATAAATCGTATGGATTTAGCGAAGATAAACTATGAAAAAACAGTAAAACAAACAAAGTTAACTCCATTGATTGAAGAAAAAGAAGAAAAGAAAGTTAATCTTGAGTTAGAAGAATGTAGACTCCCAAAGAAATTAGAATATCTCATTTATGAACCTTATTTGAACAAGAGAGGATTCAATAAAAGATATTATGAAGAATTTAAGCCGGCAATAACAAACTATTTCTTAGAAAGGAAATTGAATGATAAGATCATATTTCAATTTCTGATGGATGGGAAAACAGTAGCATGGTTGGCACGATCGAAAAAGAGTAAAGAATGGCACGAACAAAATCTAAAAGAATTCAAAGAAGGAAAAGCAAAGCTTGTACTTCGATATGAGAACTCTACAGATGGTTTTGCCAAAGTGATAGGGGGTTATGACAATATAACTAAGAATACGGATACATTGATATTGGTAGAGGGAATTTTTGATTATGTTTCGGTGGATAATAAGTTACATTTGTATGAAACAGAAGAAGTTAAATGTGCTTTTACCTTTGGTAATAACATAGGAACAGATCAAATTAAGCTGTTGAGGAAAAAGACTGGCTTAAAAAATATTATTTTGATGTATGATCCCGATAAACCAGGAATGATCAAATCAGCAGCATTAACCCTGCAGAAATACTTTTATGTGATGATTGCTTGTTTGAAGAATAAAGAAAAAGATCCAGGAGATGCAACACAGGAAGAGTTGTTGGAAGCACTGGATAATCTTATAGAACCTATTAATTTTTACACAAGCATTTTATCATAAGGGTTAGAATTAAAGTCCCTTATTGATTTAGTACGAGGATATTTGAACAATCTTTATTATTTTTACAAACAAAATTCGATTATCATGGAAGATCATAGTTCACGTACTTTATCAAGAGAAGAATTCCTGAAAGTATTACAATTAGAATATTTTAGCCATAAACTTAGAACTTTAATTTATAGTGACCCTGTCTTTATAAAGATGAGTGTAGATATAGCTGAAAAGAAGAAGAATAAGATAATAGGATTATCGAAAAGATATGGAACTTTAACCATGTTTGATAATCCGAAATTATTTGAATTTTATTTCCGCAATGAATTCGTTCAAGAATACGGTTTACCTCAATTTCAATATGCTCCTAAAACTGCAAGTGCAGTCTCATATTGGGATAAAGTATCTCTATTAAGAGAAGGCTCTACTGTTATTTGGAATAAGAAAGAATATGAGGTGGAGTTAAATTACCCTAATGATGAAGTGGTAAAACTTATTAAAGATAATGAACTTCGTGAGGTGCCGTATATAGATCTTAAAATCAAATTATTATATACCATATCATTAGATTCTTTGAGGTAAAAATTGTATCTTTATAGTGTTAAATAAAAAATCAAAGATATGATAATTACTAAAGAGTTTGAAGGCGAAATGGCGCATATTGTGCGCAATTGTTCAACAGAAAGATGTAAGAAATCGATTCATGGTCATTCTTACAAAGTTCTTGTAAGTCTCACCGCCTCTGTATTAGACAATGCAGGGATGATTTATGATTTTGGATTGATGAAAGGATCAATTAAGCAATTCATTGATTCTTTTGATCATTGTACTGTATTTTGGAACCAAGATGATAAAGACTATATAGAGTCAATTAAAAAGCATAGTGACAGATGGATAAGTCTCCCATTTAATCCTTCTGCTGAAATGCTTTCATTATTTTTGTTATCTGCAGTCGAGGGCATCTTAAAAAGCACGCAAACAAATAATGGTGAGTGTAATGATCTGAGAGTTATTTCGGTTCAATATTATGAAACAAGAACTGGAAGCGCAACAAGTTTTTCATCTGATTTGCAAAAAATGCCAAATATTTTTAGTGTAATGACGAATGGTGAAACAAGAGGTGGCGGGATTGAATTTTCAACAGGCGTGACGAAGGATTGGGATACTAATCTTTGGCAGTGGTTTTTAAGAGGAAAATCGATATGTACAAATCCAAAGGAAGAGTTATTTTTAAATCCTAAAGCAGATCAACAAGTATGAAAAAGATACATGAAGTAGATCTAAAATCTATAAAGCCTATTATCGAGATTTTTAATTCGATTGAAGGCGAAGGTATTACAGCTGGCAAGCCAACTATTTTTGTAAGACTTACAGGATGTAATTTACGCTGTTGCTTTGACAATAGTATTTGCGATACAGCGTATTCCAGTTTTTGTCCTGATAAGGGAAAATTTACGTATGAAGATCTTATCAAAGAAATTCAGAAAAACCGCCTTTCCAGATCTCTTTCAATTACAGGAGGAGAACCGTTTTTACATGCAGAGGTGGTCAATGATATGATCGATATAGCTTCTTATTATGGAATGAAGGTTCTTATTGAAACAAACGGAACAATTTCGCCAAAATATTCTTTGATAAAGAAAGTGGATCTGATGAGTATTTCTCCTAAATTAAGTTCATCTGAACCAACAGAGGAGAAGTGTGCCAAAATGGGAATACCTTTTACAGAGACAATGCAGAAGCACGCTGAAAAAAGGTTTAATCCAGAAGCTTTATGGGATCTTATTACATTTTCAAAAGATTTTCAATTAAAATACGTAGTTGGAAGTCATAAGGATTTCATTGAGATTGAAGAACAAATTCAAAAATTGATAAAGCTTGATTGCTTTAAGAAAAATAGGGCAATGTCTCCTCTTTTTTCAGAACCTGGAACATGTGCTTGGTATGACAAGGAATTCATAACTCCTGATAAGATCGTTTTAATGCCAGCCGGCGCAACAAACGGGGAATTAGATCAAAACAGAAGTATGGTAGCTTCATATTGCGCAGAAAGAGGCTTCATCTATTCAGATAGATTACAAATAGTTATTTGGGGAACCGAAAGAAATCGTTAAAATATGGAAAGATTTAAAGCAGGTCAAAATCAAATTTTGACCGAAGAAGAAAAAGAGATGGTGTTACAAAATGCCGAGTGTATGTATGGCGAGTTCTTAACAGCATTAGGCTATGATTGGAAGAATGATGACAATATGAAGAAAACGCCATATCGTGTAGCAAAAATGATGGTGCAAGAAATTACATCGGGTGCATATGAAGCACCGCCACGATTGGCAGTATTTCCAAGTTCAGGGTATACAGGATTAGTTACTCAATGTAATATTGAAGTAAAATCACTTTGTTCTCATCATTTCCTACCTTTTATTGGAGTTTGCCATGTAGCTTATGTTCCTGTAGAGAATGGAAATGTTGTAGGTCTCTCTAAACTTAATCGTATTGTGCATTGGTTTGCTAAAAGGCCTCAATTACAGGAACAACTTACGAAACAAATCCATGATTACTTGGAAGAAGTTTTAGGCGAAAATCTTGGCATTGCAGTTTACATTGAAGCAAAGCATATGTGTGTGAGTATGCGAGGAGCCGAAGATGATAGCACTATGCAGACGAACTACTGCTCAGGATGCTTCTTGGATAACAAGCTAAACTCGCGTGATGAATTCCTAAGAATGATCGCAAACGCGAAAAAATAATAACATTAAAAATATCAAATTATGAATTACAAAGAGTACGAAAGTAAAGCGATTACAACAAGAGTTTATGATCCCGCTGTTGCCATTCCTTACGTGGCATTAGGTTTGACAGGAGAAATGGGTGAACTTTATGAAAAGATTCAGAATGGAGCTTCTGTAGAAGAAACAAGCAAAGAAGCAGGTGATGTTCTTTGGTATCTTGCTGCTATTCGAGTAGAATTGAATTTGAAAGAAGTTACCGAATGGCCTGTTACCAATAATATAGAACCGGATCCATTTGTTCTGGTTGTAAACGCTGGAAAAATCGCCGAACAATGTAAAAAGTATCTTCGTGATGATTGGAAACCGGGCTGTTGTACTTTCCCTGAAAAGAGAAAAGAAGTCGTAGAAGAATCTTGGAATGAAATCCTCTATGCATTAACTTATTTAGCCGGAAGCAAGTTCTTCAATGAAAAAGGTATTGAAGTAATTGCCAAAGAAAATAACGAGAAGCTGGCAAGTCGTGCAAAGAGAAATGAAATTCATGGAAGTGGTGATAACCGATAATTGATATGAAGAAAATCCTATTAAATTCCGAACTTCCTATATCAATGTTAGACAGGAATAACGAAGTCAATGATCTTGACTTCGTCCTGTTCTATTTATGGGAAAAATATCCTGAGTACAAGGAGTTTTGGCTGAAGAATAAAAAAGAACATCCTGAAAGAATAGTTATCTTTGATAACTCAGCCTATGAATTTTACCATGGTGGAGATATTTTTTGGGAAGGGGGTTTTGTCGAAGCCATTAAAGAACTTGAACCTACTTATTACATTATTCCAGATGAATTAATGAATAAAGCCACCACTCTATATAATTTTAAAAAGTGGAAAGATATCGACGGATGTAAATCTAAGAAGATGATTGTTCCTCAGGGTAAGTCTTTTTTCGAATGGATATCTTGTTATAAAGAAATGTGCGCGATTGGAGATTTCGATATGATTGGAATACCTTTTCACAATGATTTCTTTTATGATTTAGGTTTAGGTATTGCCATGGGTGATCGAAGGTGTACAAACACCTATCGAAGCACTATTCTACACAGATGTTACGAGGAAGATGATAAAGACTATCTTTATGCATTGGGAAGATCAGCCTTATTAATGTATATGGCGGATAAAGATTTGGTCTTGAAAGACAAGAAATACCATCTACTGGGAACTCATCATTGGAATGAGATGAAGAGTGTCGGCTACACAGCTCAGATTGATAGCTCAATTTATAACTTTATTTATTCAGCCGATACATCCTATCCGGTGCAAAGAGGTATTGCTTTAAAAGATCTGGAAGTGTTAAGTCCGAAAGATAATATACCAGTAACATCTTTCATCAATAAAGAATTTGATCAAGAAACTCAAACAATGATTTTGCAAAATATTAAAAAATTTCATAGTTATGTCGAAGTTAAATAAAATTTGTTTTGTTGGCGCGCAAGGAACTGGTAAAACAACAGTTCTTAATGCTTTAAGAGAAGATCCCGATTTTAAAGGATTCACCTTCTATACAGAGATTGTACGTAAGCTGGCAGCAGAAAAAGGTTTAAAGATAAACGAAGAAGGTACTGCAGAAACTCAAAAGGTTCTTTTCGATACTTATAGTGAGATCTTGGATAAGATGCTCAATGAAAAAGCAGTAAGTGATCGTTGTATCATTGATGTTTCTGCTTATACAGCTTTTCTCAACGACCATCTCGAAGAACCTGATGCAGATTTATCTGAGGAAGATTTTCGTGAAAGAAAAGAACTTCTTAGAAGGAAATATGAACTGGGTACAGTAGCTTATTTTCCTATTGAATTCCCAGTAGTTGAAGATGGTGTAAGATCTCCGGATGAAACTTTCCGTATAAGTGTAGATCAAAGGATTAAGCAATATTTAACCAACTACAAGTTCAAGTTTATTACAGTAACAGGAACTGTAGAAGAGAGAGTGAAAACAATTAAAAAAGCAATGGGATTAATCGAATAATACTATGGAAGAAAAGAAAATAGCAGTGTTGAGTCTCTCGGGAGGTCTCGACAGCACATGTTTATTATTAAAACTATTGAGTGAAGGTTATACTGTTTATGCGTACAGCTTTGATTATGGGCAGAAGCATAAGGTAGAACTGGAAAAACTTGCCATTAATATCGAAGGTTTACAAAAAGGAGCAAAACTTCCTGTTTATCACAGGATTATCGATTTGAAGACTTGTTTTGATGAAAGTCAATCTTCTTTACATCAAGGGGGTGAAGAAATTCCCGAGGGGTATTATGCAGATGAAAACATGAAATCAACTGTTGTTGAGAATCGTAATGTGATCTTTGCTTCTATTATATATGGAAAAGCATTGTCGATCTCCAAAAGAGAAGATGCAGATGTAGATATTTTCCTCGGCATTCATGCAGGTGATCATTCTATATACCCTGATTGCAGACCTGAATCAAGAGAAGCTTGTGAAAAAGCATTCCAGATTTCGAATTGGGGAAGCGAAAGAGTTCACTACAAGGCTCCTTTCGTGGCTATCGATAAAGGTGAAGTCTTGCAACAAGGTATCAATGCTATGTATGAGATGAATTTCAAGCCTTCTATGGCATTGAATATTTTAGCACACACTCATACATGCTATAATCCCGATGCAGAGGGCCGTGCATGTGGAAAATGTGGAAGCTGCACAGAAAGACTGGAAGCATTCGCTGCAAAAGGAATGAAAGATCCCGCACCTTATCAAAATGATTAAAGTCGTTTATAATGGAGTTATTCGAAGAATTAATATCTTATCTTCAAGATAATTTTATCTCATATAAAACGATAGAAAACGGTCGTATCGTTGAAATAAATGGTCAAACATATGAACTGTTTGAACCATTTAGATGGGAAAAGGGTGAAAACGGAACTTTCTTTGATCAATGTTTTCACTGGGCTTGTGATAAGACAGAAGAAGATAACTACATTTTTCGATTCGGAAGCGTTTGGTATTTTCTAAAAAAGGGAAATGAGGATTCTGTAAAGCTTGAAAGAGTAAAATGGTTAGGTAAAGCTGATATTGACGAAGAATTGAAGCTTGATTCCTATTTAGGAGTTCATGGAGCTTTCGAATTGTTGAATGGGGTTAATAATTATGTAGATTGGTGCAAGAAGGCTAAATTCTTAGGAATCAAAGCTTTGGGTATTTGTGAAAAGAACACACTTGCAGGTGCTATGAAATTCCAAACTGCTTGTCAAAATGCAGGTATTCGGCCGATACAAGGAATGGAGATTGTCATTGCCAATGAGGAAAAAGATTTAAGATATACCGTTAAAGCTTTCGTTAAGAACAAACAGGGCTGGCAAAATTTATTAGAGATCAACAAGATCCTTAATGTCGATAAGAACCAAGTATTAAAAGAACAAGATCTTCCTAAATATAGAGAAGGATTGTTTATTATAGTTGATCCAAAAACGACAGATTATGATAGTTTGCCATTACAGATGAAAAGAGATGAAACTCTCTATTATCAGTTAGATACTGTTGTTTACGAAAAGGAAGATCGAGATAAGAAGTACCTCCAAAACTTAAAGAAGTTCTTTGATTCGAATCTTTTACCAATTGCAATGTGTGATGCTTATTATCTGGAAAAAGAATGGGGTCCTATAAGAAAGAAACTTAATTCGATTGCAAAGGTGGTTAATTACGAAAGTAATAATCAATACTTTAAAAACTATTTCGAATACTTCAATGAATTAGAAGTAATGTTTCCTGAAAATGACTTTGATATCTTTTACGAATATTGGCAGCTGGCAACAGATAATTTGAATTATATAGCATTGAATTGTAATTTCGAAATTGAAACGCAAGTTCGTCATATGCCTTCATATTATATGACAGATGAAGAGGCGTTGCAATATGAAGATAACAAGCAGATGTTTGAAGATTTAATTTATCAAGGTGTTGAAGATCATCCTGAACTTTTAGAAAAATACGGAGAAGATTTCGTTGCAGAACGATTGGATAATGAAATAACTATCATCGAAGAGGGTGGTGTAGAGGATTACTTCTTGACGCTTCGAGATATTATTAATTTCTGCAAGAGGGAAAAGATTCTTCTTGGATCAGGTCGTGGTAGTTCTGCAGGATCGTTAGTTGCATATCTTCTTGGACTTGTAAACATTAATCCTCTTGATTATGATCTTCTGTTCAGTCGTTTCCTCACAAGAGGACGTTTGATAAGACATGAAAAAATAGAAGAAATCATTATCAATCAAGAAGATAAAGATCCTATAAGAATAAAAAGTAATGATTTTGTTCGTATATTTAGAGGAGAAAAAGAGATGATCGTTAAAGGAAATGAACTTCAAGAAGGCGATAATTTAGTAGATTATGATAATAAAATCAATCAATAAGGAAATAATATCACGAACAGTACCGGGAAGTTTACCAGATGTTGATTCGGATTTTCCAGGAGAAGATAGACCTCGTGTGAAAGAATATATGGAAAAACGCTTTGGGGCGACTCAAGTTTGTTCTCTTGGAACTTACACGACTTTTCAATTGAAGGCTGCAATTACGGATTTAGCCCGTTATGCAAAGATTCCTATTCCTATTGTAAGAAGAATGACTGCCAAATTAGGCGATGAGGGCGAAAAAACAGTTGAAGATCTTTTTAAGACGATTTGTCAAGACGATGAACTTCGAGAATTTGCCAAAAGCAATGTGGAGTTATTTAACGATGCTTTTGTTATTCTTGGAAATCCAAAGGCTGCTTCAATACATGCATGTGGTACAGTGATTTTCCCCGATGAAAAGGCAACCTATCAATGGGCTCCTATGAGAGAACAAAAAGAATTAGTTGTTACAGAATGGGAAGGTAGTGAAATTGAAGAGGCGGGTTTTCTTAAAGAAGATATTCTTGGAATTGAACAGCTTGATAAACTGTCTGATATGCTGAAGCTTATTAAAAAGCATCATGGTATTGAGATCGATTTATATAAAGATGTTCCTTTAGATGATCCTGAGGTTTTTCGTTATGTGGAAAAAGGTTATTTAGGAGATGTTTTCCATTTCGGTGCAAAAGGATTATCAAGCTATTGTGTTCAGATGAGACCAAATAGCTTGGAAGAATTATCAGCCTGTGCAGCTTTATATCGTCCCGGTCCAATCGAGAATAACATTCATAATGAATATATTCTTAGAAAAGAAGGCGAAAAAGAAGTTACATATCCTATTGGAGCAGAAGAAGTATTAAAGCAAGATTTTGGTCTTATGGTTTATCAGGAAAGTATCATGAGACTTTGTCAGCGATTAGCAGGCTTTGACTTGGAGGAAACAGACTCTGTAAGAAAAGCTCTTGGTAAGAAGAAAATGGATAAGATTAAGGCTTACGGAGAAAAATTTATTAAGGGTTATGTAGAAAGATTCGGAGATCAGGGTGTAGACGAAAAATATGCAGAGGATCTTTGGAAACAAATGTCGGAATTTGCAAAATATGCTTTTAATAAAAGTCACTCCGTTGCTTATGCTCGAAATGGTTATAACTGCCTTTGGCTTAAAGTACACTATCCTTTGGAATTTTGGAGTGTAACTTTCTCACGCGCAGAACTAAAAGATTTTCCATTCTATATCAATGAAATCCAGTCGTCAGGTGGTATTAAAGTTCTTCCTGTAGATATTAATCTTTCCGAGATCAACATTGTAAGTGATCAACAAACGAATAACATGTATTGGGCTTTGAATTCAGTAATGCAAGTTGGAGAAAAAGCACAGGAATGGATTATGAATGAAAGAAAGACTAATGGTCCCTTTTTCTCATTGGATGAATTTATTGATCGCTGCGTAGAAAAGGGTTCGCCTGTAAATAAGTCTGTGATTGAGAATCTCATCTATGCCGGCGCTTTTGATAATTTGGAAAAGCTTGAAAAGCCAAGTGAAAGGTTAAGACTTCTTGAACAGTATCGGGAAAATCGAAAGGTTAAAGTTGTACTGGAAAAGGATCTTCTTACTAATGTTATTCAAGCTAAGAAGGATAAGAATGAATGGTGGTGGCAACTTCAACAAAAACGAATCTCTGGATTTGCATTCTTTGATTATGAAAGTCTTTTAAAACAATATTTGGAGCCAAAATTAGATCATTATGTTTGGTTTATGGAAGCTGCAGCATTGAGAAATTGGGAAGAAGGTTGTAATCAAGAAATTATGATGGGAGGTTATGTCTTAGAAGTTCAAGAAAGAAAGTCTAAGAAAGGTTACTTTGCTAATTTAGTATTGGAAAGCAACTATGAATTTATTAAAGTAATGGTTTTCCCTGAGTTGTATGAGGAGTTTAGAGATTATTTGAAAGAAAGCCAGGGCAATCTATTATTATTAAATGGTTACCCTCAATGGAATAAATTTCATAACTGCTATGTTCTACAAACAACAATCAGTACCAATTTGGTGACTTTAACTTAAGTAAAGTGGTTGAGATTTGAGAAATAAGCCGTATCTTTAGTTTATTAAAATTAGAATATGAAGACAGTTATTACCGCGGGTGAAAGAACAATAGTTCTTGTATCGGAAGATCTCGATATGGAATTTCTTTTGGAAGATATCACTAAGATTGATTATTCCAATCTTTATGGAGAGGCAGTTACAATAGCAGCTTTGTTAAATAGAGTTGGAATGATTCGTGCAGACGCCGAAGCAGATTTGAGTGAAGCGAAGCTTAGTTGCGATATTTATGAATCGGATCTTAGGAGAAGACTTCGAAGAGAAGCTGTAATGAATGGAGGTCGCGTTAAGGTAAATGATGAATCCATTAAGTTGACAGAGAACAGCCTGAACGAAGTAGTGATTCTCGATTTGGGTTACCAAATGAAAAAGAGAGAAGTAATTACGGCTCAAAAGAATTATTCCTATGTAGATAATTTGTTTTGGGCAGTTAATGCTAAGAATGGTAAACTTAATAATCTCTTGCCGAAAGTAACTCCACAGGAATTCGTTAATGAACTTGTTGCAGATAAAGTTGTCAATACTTTTTTGATTAAAAAATTATGAGAATAAAGTTAACTGAAAATTATTTTATAGAACAATGTATTCATGCTCCTTTTTCTTGGGATTTATTTAAAGTAAGTGAAGGAGTAAGAAATGGTGAGATAGTAACTGTCGAAAAACCTATTGCATTTGGGTTTTCTTTGGAACACCTGATTAAGAAAATCGGAGATTATGAACTCTCTGAGAGTAATGAAACTGTCGATTTTGAAGAGTATTTAAGAAGATATAAAGAGATAAGTGAATCAGTAAAAGAAAGTATTATTAAACAATTAAAAACATTAAATTATGGCATTCGATCGTAGTAAATTTAAGAAAGCAAAGATTGATGAAATCGATGATTCAGTAAAAGCAGCACAAGCTTCTATGAAGCTTCCGGGTTTTAATGGTGATTATGCAAGATTTTTCGCAATGAAAGATCCGGGTAAGTATTGGTTTAGAATTCTTCCTTCTATTACGGGTAAACCGTATGTTCCCTGTAAAACAGTGAAACTACCTATTGAATGTCCTGTTTACGATAAAGACGGAAATGATACGGGAAAGAAGGAGGTAAGAACAAAAGATGTCTTTACTTCGGATGTTCACAGTAAAGCAATGCAAGGTAAGAGTGCTACTTTGACCTATATAGAATATGTTTACAATCTTGCCAGTGAAATTCAAGATAAAGACGAAAGAAGCAAATTCTTATTTCCTATCAATGGTTATCGCACAGGACAAGGTAAATGGGTTTGGGGTGTTAGTCCAATGTTGAACTATGTTGCGTACGTAGCTCTCTATCCATTTTCTAATAACGATATTTATCGTTTGAACTTACAGCCGAAGTGGTGGGATCGTATGAAAGAAATTTCGATAGAGAAAAGTTCAGATGATGTTCTTTCTATCGATGTATTTAGCGATCCTGAAGAGGGTTATCCGCTGGTAATCAACTTTACAATGGAAAATGGTAAACGTAATTATACGTTAGACCCAGCTTCTCCTGCCAAAGGCCAATCTTGGGATGATTTCTTCGATAAAACTACTGTGCCTGATGGAGTATTGGATAATCTCTCTAAATTGCCAAGTCTTGACGATCTTTACATTGACATCTATTCACGCAAGGAATGGGATTTGGAAATGGAAGGTTTGCAACGATTAGACGAACAAACAGGTTACAATATCTTCTCTAATGAACAATTCTTAGATGAATTGGAAGCAATGGAGAAATTTGTACCTGATGCAAAGGCTTCTCCAGCCAAAGAAGAAAAGCCAGCTCCAAAACCAGCACAACGTACTCAACAAGCAGCACCATCAAGAAAGGAAGAAACCGCTGAAAAGCAATATCCTCCTATGATTAAGATGAAAAAGGAATTGGAAGCTTACATCGAAAGAGAGTACGAAGGTACTGAGGTTTTACCAACACTTCCTTTGGTTGAATTAAGAAAATGGTATGATCTCATGAAAGAGGATCAAATTCTACCGTTTGAAGACTATAAGACAACCGATGAAGAATTTGATCCAACCGAAGATCTCCCTCTTGAAGAAACAGGTGAAGAATCTCAGCAGGATTCACCTGTTAACTCTATAGTGAGTACAAGTCCTGCTGTAGAAAGTTCAAGAGAAAGATTGAAACGTCTGCGCGAAGAAGCTGCAAAACGTGGAAGAAGATAATTTTCACAGGGGAGAAATCACTTTCTCCCCATAATTTCTTTTCTTATGAATAAACTAAAACTTGCTTCAACAATAACGACCCTTGTAATAATTAGTAGCCTTATTCTCTGCTATAAGAACTATAAGTATCAAAAAAGAGTTGATTCTTTAACAAAAGATGTCGAGTTTTATATAGACTCTCTAAATCGATATGTCAAGTTATATCCTTCTACAGAATTTTCAAAGCTAAAAAAGGAAAATAAAGAACTCTATAACAAAATAAAAGAGAAAGAAAATCTCATTACAGCCATTGAGTTTGAATGGAAATATAAATATGAAGGACTTGAACAACGTGTAGATGACTTTCAAAAAGGAGATTCCCTTTATCGTTTTACTGAACAAACTGATACAGTTGGATATAAATTAGATATATGGGCAACTCATGTTGCAAAGTATAAACTCGATTTTAATCTTACCAATAGATTTATCTTGACCCATCAGCAAGTTGGAAGTGATAATAGAATGGAAATAAATTCTTATCTTCCAGGAAAAATTCAAGATGTAACAATATGGACAAAACCTAATAAAAAACCTCGATTTGGTTTTGGCGCTTCAATTGGAGCTGGTTATGGTTTATTCAATAAACAATTTGATATCTTTGTAGGTGTCACAGGAACATATTTAATTTGGAAGTAATGTACTTAAATCTTCGTTAAAATCGCCAAATGTTTAATTAAAATTTAAGTAATATGAAAAAGAATTATTATTCAGTTTCAAAGAATGTTATCGATCAACAAAGTGTAAATTTTATTGTAGTGGAAATGATTCAAAATGCTATTCATTTCAATAAAGAGAGCGAACTTCTTTATTTAGATGTAGATTGTTCTGGAATTAACGATCGATCTTTATCGAGTCTATTCAAACAGTATCAAAGAATTCTTTTTGAACAAGAAGCAATTTGTCAACCCATTATAAAAGTAGAAATAGATTTTGTCCCTCCTTTTATGGCATCAAATCATCTTGAAAAAGATAGTATGATGTTGAAGAAAATAATTACTGTTAAAAGGTGGTCAAAAATAATGAAAGATCTTGGTATTTCATTATTTGATATTAAAGATCGAAGATGTGGTCTTTCAGAAGTTTTAGAAATCACTTTTACAGAAGACGAATATAAAGAAAGATTTAAAGATATCGATCGTTACTATCTTAATAATATTCATTGTTTTTATTTGAAAAATAGAAATGAAGAGGAAGAGATTAAATTTCAAAATAGGTTGGAAATTATTAAAAAAGAACATGAAGACATTGCAAAAGAATTGAATTTACCTATGAATAGTAAATCAGTTTGTGCAGAATGGTGTAAGCGAGGTGGTCATGAAGGTTATGATGATGAATTATCAGTTGCTTTTTATTATCCAATTTATTGGGGTTTTGATCATTTGGTAGTTCCTGATAAAAACGATTATTCATATCATATTTTATACAAAAAGAAAGAAAATGAAACCAAAGATATTAGTTAGTACAGATTGGCACTTAAAGCCATCTAATCTTGAAGAGATATATAAACTTCAGAAACAAGAAATACTTGAAGCAAAGAAACTTGGTATCAAGAATCATATTTGGCTTGGAGATATTTTTGATTCTCGAATAAGCCAAAGAGAAGAGGTATTAAATACATTGACAAAAATCATAGAGCTTTATCAACATCATGGTCATTATATCTTTTGTATTCCTGGAAATCATGATAAAACAAGTTATGAAAGCGAAACATCATTTCTTGATGCATTTCAATACCATCCTAATTTTAAATTGATTACAAGGGTTGATTATTTTACTATTGAAAAGATCTTTTGTTTTTTCATTCCATTTTTTACCAATGAAATATGGTGTGATGAATATAAACAGATAGGTAGTGCGATTAAACTTTCAAACAGTATTTTATTCACTCATTTAGCATTCCAAGGAAGTAGAAACAATGATGGTACACTTGTAGAGAGTTCGATAACACCATCTATGTTTAAAGATTGGGGTAAAGTTTTTTCAGGTCATTATCATGATCATCAAGAATTGACAGATAATGTAATTCATCTTGGATCAATAACTCAAAATAATTTTGGTGAAGACGAAAACAAAGGGTTTTGGGTTATTTATGAAGATCTCTCCTATGATTTAATTCCTTCGGAAGGAAAGCAATATAAGAAGCTTGAAATAGATCTTAATGCGATGACTTTTAAGCAGGCCGACCAAGTCATTAAAACTTTTAAAAAGAATAATCCTGATAATTTCGTTCGTGTTGAATTTAAAGGGGGTCAAGATGAAGTAAAAGCTATCAATAAGAAAGTCTATCAGGATCTTGGTATTGATGTTAAAGTTAAAGTCGATGAGCTGGAAATTAAAGATCAAGAAACCGAAGAGGAGATTAAGGCTTTAACTTCATCGGATATCGCAGAAAAGTTTAGGGCTTTCTGTAAGGAGAATGAATACAATTACGATGAAGGAATTAAAATATTAAAAAAGGTATTGTAATATGGGATTATCAGACTTAGTTGGAAGAATTGAAAAGCGTTTCGGTAAAGAAGCGGTAGTTGGTAATACAGTAGAAGTAGAAACTGTTTCATCAGGATCTTTGGCTTTCGATGAAGCACTTGGAGGTGGTTGGGCATTAGGTCGTATTCATGAGTGTTATGGTGCGGAATCAAGTGGTAAAACCACTGCAGCATTACATCTGTGTGCTTCTGTACAGAAAAACCTTGGCAAAGCAGTTGGATATGTTGATGTCGAGCAAGCTTTAGACTTAGAATATGCTACTAAACTTGGCGTAGATTTAAGCGAAGATAAGTGGATACTTTCTCAGCCAAACAGTGCAGAAGAGGCAATGGAAATTGTAAGAGAGATGTTATCTGAAAAGGAAATCGGTGTAGTGATATTAGACAGTGTCGCAGGATTGGTTCCTACCGCCGTATTGCAAGGCGAGGCGGGAGATGCAAAAGTGGCATTGGTGGCAAGACTTATGTCTCAGCAATTGAACATTCTAAAAAATGTTTGTAAGAAGAACAATAATATGCTACTTTGTATCAATCAGATTCGTGATAAGGTAGGAGGCGGCTTTGGATTTGGCGGAGCTTCAACTACTACTACAGGAGGTAGAGCTTTGAAATTCTACTCTACACAACGTACAGAGTTTGCAAGAATTGGAACTGATAAGGATGGTGACATTGCTGTGGCTAACGAAACGAAGATTACTATAAGAAAGAATAAGATCGCACCTCCTTATAGAAGCTGCAAGGTTTATCTTCGTTTTGGAATTGGGTTTGATATTGTACAAGAAACAGTTGATCTTGCTATTAAGTATGATATCTGTTCCAAGAGAGGTTCTTTCTTCTATTATGGAGATTATCGTCTTGGTCAAGGAATGAATAATGTTCGAGAAGCATTGGAAGAAGATGTAGAGTTATTAAACGAGATTCGTGAATCAGTAAGTGAAAAGATATGTATCCCCAAAGATTAATTTTAGAAAATTTTGGACCTTTCGAACAGCTCTCTTATGATTTTGTACATGAACCAATTGCAGTCATAGGAGAGAACCGAACACAAGATGATCAAATATCAAACGGTTCGGGAAAGAGTTTTATGGAACAGGGTTTGTTTTATGGAATATATGGAACAAACCTTAGAGGAACGCTTGATAGAAAATTAGTTCAACTTGGAGCAGATAGTGCATTTATTCAAGTAAGGATTCATTGTCCGATAAGAAAGAAAACACTGGAAGTTACAAGAACAATTCCTATCAAAGGATCTGCAAAGCTGTCAATTAGTTTGATTGATGAAGATGAGAATGTTGAGCCTGTTAATTTTGCTACTGTTAATGATGGAAATAAATATGTAGCAAATTGGATTGAGATTTCTGCCGAAGATGCTAAATCCTATTATATTATCAGTAAAGGTAATTATAAGTCATTCTTTGCAGCTTCAAATACTGAAAAATTGGCGTTGATAAGTCGTTTTATTAACTTTTCACGTATCGATCAAACGAAAGATGTTATAGATAAAGAAGTTGGTGAAATAAACGCTTCAAAACTAAACATTGAAATGGAGCATGCAGCACTTGGAGGAAAGATAAACGTCTACAATGAACAGCTTCAAGAGTTAAAGGATCGAGATGTAGAAGAGGAAAGAAAACAGGCTATCAATGAGATCGAAGAAAAAATAGCTTCAAAGGCAAAAGATAATGAACTTTGGGTTAATAGTATTTTATCATATGAAGATAGAATCGCAAAGGCTCAAAAGACGATCGAAGAAAATGAAAAGTTAAAAGAACAGGTTGAAGAAGAACTAAAAGGAATCGATCTGGAGTCTTTTAAAACCATCTATCAGGAAATTCGAGAAGATATTGAGGAAAACGAAGCAAGTAAAAGGATTCTTGATAAGGATTTGAGATCTCGAAAAGATGAATTAAGAGCGTATAACGATAAGATCAGTAGAATTGAGAATTTACTTGCTGGTGTAATCGTGTGCCCTAAATGTCATCATGAATTCATTTTAAAATGCGATGAAAGTGTTGATGAGCTCAAAGTAAACAAAAAGAAAATCACCTCTTTGATAGAGGAAAATAATAAGCAATCGAAGAAAATAGAAGAATCTATAAGAGAGCTTGAAGAAATTCTTGATGAATACAAAGAGGTTCAAACAGAAACTTCTATAGAAGAAAGAGGTTTGCTTCAAAGACAAAGCACTATTCGTCAAAAGATGAGTACTCTCGAAAAAGAAAGAATCTCTGCTAAAAATTCGATTGAATATGCTAAGGCTGAGATTGATCTTTTGGAAAAGAAAATCATAGCAAATGAAAAATTCATGGAAGATCAGTTAAAGCTGAAACAAGCATATCTGACGAATCCTCTGGAAGAGGTTGATACAAGTGAGGTTGAAGAAAAGATTAAGAAAACTGAAGAGGAATTAAAAAAGAAGGAAAAGGAGATTATTAATAAAAATAATGATATCTTTAAGGTTCAATGTTGGACGACACGATTCAAAGAATTTAAGATGTACCTTGCTATGGAACAAATTAAGAATATCCAAATAAAGGCAAATGAAATCTTAAAATCGATGGGTAGTGATTTGAGAATAATGATCGAGGGCTTCAAATTAGACTCAAAAGGAAATGCAAAAGAAGAAATCACACCTTATGTATTCAGAGATGAGATGGAATCTTTCTATTTCTATTCAGGAGGAGAGCAAGCAAGAGTTGAGATTGCATTAATATTAGCTATTCAACAAATGATCAATGCAACAAAACAATATGGCGGTATGAACTTCCTACTTGTTGATGAAGTATTAGAAAGTTGCGATCCTCTTGGTGTGGAAAATATTATTTCCTCAATGAACTTCTTGAAACAATCAGTGATTATTATAACTCATGTTCCTAAGTTGAATGAAGAGATTCGTCAAATTAAAATCATAAAAGAAAATGGTGTAAGCCATTTGGAGGAATAATATGAAGTATTATATAGGAATTGATCCGGGTGCAAAAGGATTTGTTTCGGTAATCGATGAAACTGGAAAATTCGTAGAAGCATTTCCTTTATGTCCTGATATTAAAGTAGTGGATGAAACTGTTGTCTCATTACAGTTACAAAAACTTTGGCAATACGAAGATAATTGTCATGTAATCATAGAAGACGTTCATTCTATTCACGGTTCATCAGCAGCCTCAAATTTTTCGTTTGGGTGTATTTTCGGAATGATCAGAGGGATTATTGTAACGCTTGGAATGCCTTATACTAAGGTGGCACCAAAGACTTGGCAAAAGATTATGCATCAAGGTGTGAGTAAGATGGATGATAAAAAGAAAATGAGCTTTGTTGCAGTACACAGGATCTTTCCTACAGTAGAATTAAAAAGAACAAAACGATGTACAACTGAAGACGATAACTTTGCCGATTCCTTATTAATGGCAGAATATGGTCGAAGAAAAAACTTTTAATTATGTTATTCTGGAAATGCGAAAATGAAAAGTGCGAACAGTTCGAAAAAGAGATTCTTGAAGTAAAGCCGAGATTCAAATACACGGAAAAAGGTACGATTCCTACCGATATTCCTTATTGTAAGTGTTGTGGTAAACAAATGGGATATCGAGAGATCTTGCCTGAAAGTAATGGAGAAATCAATGTGGCATTTGCTTCTTTTAATTCAATGAGTAATGAAAGTAAATCATCTATGTTGAAACAGCGTTACAAGGACGGCTTAAAGAAAGACCATATTGATGAGAAAATTAAAGATGTAAGGGATAAAGCTGCGAAACAATTTTTTGGAGAATAATACCTCAAATCGTTGTATATCTCCTGGAAAAGCCTTATCTTTATCAAAAATAAGAAACATGGAAATAAGTCAAGAACTCTACGACAATTTATGGTCACTCGTTGCAACAACAAACAGACAAGTGTTGGTTATGCAATTTATGGGAGAAATGAGAGCTTATGTAGTCGAAAGCTTTTCTCCAAAAACTCGTGATGTCTTTTTCAACGAAGTTCGAGGAG